ATTCAGGATAGCATGTCTCCCCCATGTTTGTCAAAACCATAGCGGAACACTGTGAACAATTGTTTCTTGACAACAATAGCGCTGGCGTGCTATTCTGAGGTGATGCCTTCGGTTTCTCGCCGCAAAACCCTCCCAGCATCACTCCTTGACGCTATCCTTGACAACCCTGCAATGGTCTGCTAAGGTAGGAACATAAGAGAGAGACGGAACACAAGGAACGAAGCGAAAACGACTCACTTGACAACACCTCGATAGTCTGCTAAGGTAGGAACATAGAGAGGGAAACAGGAGGCGCAATGCGAAACGATAACGGGTTCAACATGGGGGGAAGCGCTGGCCCCGACAAACAAACCGGCCGCAGTAAGTCACTCCTGACTAGGTTACAACGGTGGCGAACCGAGAGAACTAGCAGGGTTGCACGGCATACTTGACAGAACCAAAAGCATCTGATAGAGTCTAAACATCCCCGGCAACGAACAGAACAAAGACACGGAGCACACCATCATGAGCACCACCACCCGCCGCACCGTCAAGATCTCCCCCGCCGCCACCCAGACCGTCGGCCGCAGCAAGTCCACCACCGTCACGGCGGGACTCGTCCAGGGCCATACGATCCGCAGCATCGCCGCTGCCTCCGGTCTTGACTACGAAACTCCCCGCGTCAAGATGGCCGTCTGGGGGCTCGTCAAGTACCTCCTCCTCACGGGCGCCATCGTGAACGTCGGGCGGCGCCATAACGTCGTCAAGGGAACCTCGCGCCGCGGGCGCCCCGAAGACGTCTATACCTTCGGGACCGTCAGCATCCTGACCCTCTTCGCCAACCTCGCCGAGCCGGAGGCTGTCAAGGCCACCACCGTCGCGAAGAAGGCCCGCAAGCGCACCGCGGCCTGATCGCCCTAGGGTTTGACAAACCAAACCACAACATGCTAAGATCCCCCCCGGCCGGTGCCTGCAAAGGTTCCCGGCCTTGGGGCGTTGTAGAACAGTCAAACAAACCTCGGCGTCTTGACAACTCTGCAATGGTTTGCTATTCTCAGACCATAAGAGAGGCAAGGGACACACATCATGGCGAAGCGAAACCTCGGCAAACTGGTCACCGTCTGGGAAGTTCTGCACAACATCAAGGGACCGGGCGCCTACGGTGACGGGATGCACACCGCCCGTTTCTACGATGAAAACCGGGCGAAGGCTTTCGCGGCCAACAAGCGATGCTATAGCGGCACCGCCGAGGCCGTCAAGTGCGAAGTGCCCCGACACATCGCCGATCGCTGGATCATCGAATGATCCCTTGACAGACCCGCAAGGGTCTGCTAAGGTCAGAACATAGAGAGGCAAGGGAAACACAATGGCCATACAGTTCAACGTCGCGGGAACCGCCCATACCAGCTTCGCTGATGCCGCGTTCCGCGCGCTGCACTACTACGATCCCCCGCGGATGATCATGGAATATGCGGAGGAACTCGACCAGGAAGGAAACCTCGAAGGCTTGACACTCGTTCATGCCTATGCATTCGATCCCTACAGCGCCGCGTGGCACATCGTGCCCCAAGACATCGACTGACCGCGCGCCTTGACAAGCTGATCAAAGCTAGCTATTCTCAAACCATAGAAGAGAGGGACACACCGCCATGATGTTCGAACCGACCCGCAACGACCGTTGCTCTGAGCTCCCCCGCACCATCGGTTGCACCGTCCCTCCCGGGAACGAACGCAACATGAACCCGGGCGGATTGCAGACCCGCCTTGACAGTGCCCAGAGCTCTGCCATGATGCACGCGTTGCGCAAGGCCGCGGCCGACGGCCTGATCATCAACTACGACGCCCTCGGCGCGACGATCCGGATGACGTGCTGGACCTAGTCTAGCACACCCCACCACCATCCGTCAAGTCACCAAAGAAACCGGGCCATGCAATGCTCTTGACAAAGCATGGCCGCGGTGCTACTCTAAGAACATAGAGAGGCAAAGGGAAACACAATGAGCACCACCAATGTCTGCATGCCCGCTGCACTGATCATGATCGCCCGCGATGTCACCGCGTCAAGCCACACCGCGGCGCAGCACCGTGCGCGACAGACGTGGTGCACCAACCCGGAAGCGCTCCACCATTCTTCCAGCTTTTATTACAGCAACTTCTGTCGACAGCGCGGCGGGTACGCGGCGGAACTTGACGGCTAGCCGCTCACGAGAAACAAACCCACCCCCCCTTCTTGACAGGGGGGGTGGGGAGGCCCGGGGAGGCCCCTCCAGCCAGGGTACGTGGGACTTGACAAGCGGGGCGGGGCCAAACACACGCGATTCACAAAAGGTTTCTTTCCTGTCAAAAAATTTCCCGGTAGAAACCGGTTCTTTATGAAATCACGACCATTGTGTTGTTGATTTAGCGTTTCACAAAAGGCTTCTTTCCAGTCAAAAAAATTTTCCTGGTGGAAATTGATTGTAGCGAGAATGATTGCTCAGAAAAAATTCCGGAATTTTTCTGGCTCAGTCAAGCGGTTTTGTTTTTCTATTTATTGGCTGAGCGTATATCGCAAAGGAATAAAGACGACATGACAATCTCAACAACAATCAATTCAGAAGTAGGCTTGGTTTCGACGATCAATGACGAGGACCAGGGGATTGTGAAGGTAACCGGCCTTCAGTTTCCAATAACAAATCTCACGACTGCAACAACGATCTCGGCAAAACAGGCTGGTGCTTTCACGATTGGAAATGGTTCGGCGGCGGTGACATATGTGATGCCATTGGCATCTAGCTGTCCTGGCTCGCTGTTCACCTTTCGCAACACAACTGCTTATGCAAATGCATTGACGTGCTCTCAGGAAGCAAACGGTACTCTGGCGTTCACAGATGGCGAGAACCGTGGATCAAAACTGGCAATACAAAACGCAGTTGGCAGTTCCATTGCGCTGATTTCCGATGGAAAGAGTTTTCTACTGATTGGTGCCAGCGGCTCTGGCGCCATTTCCGGCACCTGATCAATAATCTCCATCAAACATTCTTGGCGTGTCTTGACAGATTCCCAGTGATCTGCTAGGGTCTGTGACATGCACTACAAGTTCACATTTGAGCTCACAAACCCAGACTTTGGTGGTGCGGCGCGAAGCAATAACAATCATCCCACCAGAGAGCTGACTGGATATGCAAACACTGATCATGTGAAACACGCTCATTCAAACAGCACAGGAGCCGACCTCGCCGCCACATATAGAGAGTCTATGTGTTCAATGGTCAGAACAGCACTTGCTAGCATAAACCAAGGAATGGTTCCGAGTGGCTTCAAGGTCAGACTATTTGGATTCACTGCAAGCAAAGAAGATGCTGGGAAATCGACACAACAATTCATAAGCAACTCAAGTAACACGAATTCTCATCCCTACAGGATCATGCCTGAGACATTGTTGGGGAAAGAAAACAATGCATTGCCTGCAATCCTTCCAGCGACCGACAAATTGATCTATGAAAATCTGTGTGGTGTTCGTGGCGAGGCTTGGTTTGATATCTCTGTTCTCACACCGGCAGGCACCTGGAATGATTGTTACATCAACAAATCCAATCCGGTGAGGGTGACCTGGGAACCCGCATTTGAGTTCAGAAGGTTTTGACGACTATTCAGCAGTTTGATGTTTCATCAATGACTCGACTAGTTCTTTGGTTGGGTTTTGCCGCAAAGAATCCCGCAACAAGCTCTCAGTTGAATATTGTTTCCCGCCACCAATTCCTCTGAGATATTTCGCTGCGACCTCCACAGACTTCTCTCCCCAAACACCATCAGCTTCAAGCTTCCTCAATCCAGGAACAACTGTCTGTTTGTTCAACATATCCTGAACAATCATCGCGGCAACTCTCTTAGCAATCTCAGAGAACGCTCGAACACTCCTCTCAGGGTTTCCTTGAGTTACTGGACCCTTGTATCCAGCCAAGCAAAGCTCCCTGAACCAACCAATCTTCCCATTCCAGAACTCAATCCCGGTTTTGTAGTAACGATGATCGCCGCCAACACTCCCAGGTCTTGGAACAAACCTCCTCAACCATTCCTCAAAGAACTTCTCCACACTAGAGAATACTCTGTAATAAACCACAGGCTGATCCCCAGACCCAACATGCCCAACATCCCTGAACCACCTCGGAATATCTTCAGGTTTCCTACCTTTGTTCCGCCATTCCCTAACATGACCCTCGTTGATCTTCCAGCCACCAAGGTTGTTTCCAGGAATCAGATACTCCTCCGGTTTGTCACCGTCAAACCAACCACGCTCTGATATAACATTCGCAACAACCCAAACAGCCTGATCAAAACTCAACCCCTCACCAACCCCGCAATCAGTCCGACGCAAACTCCTGAATGATCCAACAACCCCAGACAACCTCCGCCCCTCTCTGGTCATCGATGACACAGGACTAGTATCATCAAACCACCCAAGACTATCATTCCGAGAAACCTCGCCAACACTCACCTCAACCAACCACCCAGGCAAACCAACAACACTCCTACTCATAATGCCACTCCTATTGTCAAACTAACAACACCTGTCATCAACCATCAAGAGAAAACAACAAACACATCACCAAGAAATGCTTTGAAACAAGACCATTTCGAGAACAGGTGCCAAAATCCCCGGGGAAAATCGAATCCCGCGTTCAAAACACTATGAAACAAGGGGTTTTAGAAAACAGACTTCGCAGGTTCAACGCAGTCTGTGAGTCAGGTTGCTTCTTCTAGAAACACATGGACAGCTTTGGTTCAGTTCTTGAAAAGAACTCAGAGAGCCGATTGTCTGAGTAGACCTTGAAGAAGAGACTAGGCAGAGAGTGTTTGATGTGTAAAAGGGATTGTTTGATTGGTTGTTGGGGCTTAGCCCTTTTCCCGTCATATTCTCTTTTGTAAGCCCGGTTGCCATGTCTACGTTTGATAAATATGTGGCTGGCTGGGAACTCTTTGGGATTGTTATTGTGTGATGAGAAAAAAGAACATGGGTCATGTCGATTTATTTTCTGTGCTGTTTTTTGAGGGTTCTAAGAAGAGGTGGTATGGTGTTGGGAATCGTCCGAACCCTGAGTATAGCAGATGGGCGTATGACATTGATGCTAGTGGTCCGGAGCCTCCTAGTCGGATTAGATCAGACGTGAGCTCACGTGATGGGTTTGATGTGGGTGTGTTTAGTGGTTTGGGTAGTCAGGCAGAACGTTTAGAATATCTCAGGGGTACTTCTATGTTCTTGGGTTCTGGGAGTAGTCGTGTTGTGTTTGCTGTATCGCCTAAGCGTGTGATTAAGTTGGCTGGCGGGAGTAGGCTTGACATGGGTGGTGTTGACAATCCATCATCGAGGATGACGGAGGCTGGGATATACCAGAACAGGAGGGAGTATGAATTATGGCAGAAGCATGGTGGGACTGATGGTGTTGGCAGGTTGTTGCCGCAAAGTTTTGACATAGCAGATGACGGGGCTTGGTTGTTGGCTGAGTTGGTCAGACCATTGAGGGATGGTGATGAGTTGCGGGAGATGATTGGATTGGATGGTGATGACTTCTTGAGGTTGATGCGTGTGTTGGGAGAGCATGGTCACATGAACTCTGAATATTTCAAGAACTTTGTTTTGGGGATTCGCGAGAAGGTTGATGATGTTTCGTTGGATGATCATGAACGTGAGGGTTCTAGGCGTGGGTTGGAGTTTGTGTTGTTGTTGCATCGATTGAAGGAGTTGGATCCGGGTTTGAGTTTGGCTGAGTTGGTTGATTCTTCTGCATGGGGCAAGGGGAGTGATGGGAGGTTGGTGTTGTTAGATCCTGGAGCTGATGAGACATTGATGAAGAGGTATTACGGTGGGTGATAAGCTGGCTATTAGATTGTCGGAGGTGTTGTTTGTTGATGAGACTGAAAGCTCTGGCATGTCGTTAAAAAAATATTGTACTGGCTTGTGTGGTGAGTTTGCGGTAGCATTATCTGAGGTGTTTGGCTATGAGCTAGCTTCGATCATGAAGATTGGTTATGATTCGGATTATGACGAAGAGACGTTAGATTTTTTGCATGCTTTTTGCTTACATCCTTCGAAGGAAGATCTTGGGATTGATGCGCTTGGAGTTCGTCCAATTTCCGAGATGAAACTGGAGGCTCTGGCTGGGGTTAAATTGATTTCAAGTTTTGGTAACAGCGGCGGCAGTGTTATGCTTCGTGTTGTTGGTATCACAATGAGAGAGTTGGACGAGCTATCGATGGAAGGTTTAGATTCGGAATCGTTAGTGGGCGCCAAGGAATTCATTATAAAACACAGGTCAAAATATGAAGCTGTTTGAAATATTGTTTGCTGAATCCAAGAGGGTTTGGTATAGGACACAGAACGAGCCTAACCCTGCGTTTGATCAATGGTATAGTGATTACTACTCTGTTGATGATCCGGAGAAGTTCTACAAGGACAATCCCAGACCTGGGCCTAAGTTGGAGCGTGATGTTCCTGCGAGGTTTGACATCAGGGTTTTGCGGCGAAAACTTCCAACCTATGAGTCGAAGCTCAGATACTTGAGGGATACATGTCTTCACATAGGAGAGGGCAGCTCACGTGTTGTGTTTGCTGTTTCACCGAAGCAGGTTATCAAACTAGCTGGTGGGGAGGGTTTGTCTAATGATGCTGAGTCGGTTAAGAGTCCTGATATGGAGATGAGTAACATGCGGAAGGCTGGTGAGTATCAGAACAAGCGCGAGTATGAACTTTATGAGAAGGGCATGAAGGGTGGTTATGGTGAATTGTTCCCTAGGGTATTTGAGATTGCTGATGACGACTCATGGCTTCTCTCTGAGCTTGTCAGACCATTGAGTGATGAATCAGAGCTCAGAGACATGATGGGATTTAAGAACAATCAGGCCATGTTTGACAGGGCGATGGCATTGTTCACAACAAAGGACGGCTGGAAGTCTAAGTGGGGCTCTGAGCTGCTTCTAAGTTTGGGTGATGAGAACGGCAAGTATGTCAGGTTGGTTGTGAAGCTGTTGCAAGACAATCCAAATGTTCTCGCGGGCGATCTAGAGCCTGTTGAACAGTGGGGCAAGGGGAGTGATGGCAGGTTGGTTTTGTTGGATGTTGGTGGAGACAATGAGATGATGAAGAGGTTTTATAATAGGTGATGACGCAACTACATTCAATTAAGTTTGCTAGCTTTGACATGGTTTCTGGTCCTATGTTTGCCGGGAAAACCACTAGATTAGTGGCTAGGGTTAGGGAGGCACTGAGAGGATCGATCTATCACTCTGTTGTTGTGTTGAAGCCATCATTGGATACCAGAGAGGGGATGGTGGTTCCTCCTGTTGTTCGAACGCATGATGGGGATGAGGTGAGGGATGACGGCGAAGCCTCTCATGTCAACTCAGCACCTTCCCAGCATCTTCACAATAATCCTCCAGCGGCTTCTCTTGGGATATCTGAGAGAGTGGTGGTATGTCCTGTTGATGACCCTGAGTGGATTATAGGGAGGCTTCCTGTGTGTGTTGAGGGGAAGAGAGTGTTTGTGGGTGTTGATGAGGTTCAATTCTTTTCACCTAGGTGGGTGAGTGTTGTGTTGGAGACGCTGTTGTTGATGCGTTCTGACGTTGACATGGTTGTTGTGGGATTGGACATGGACAGGGATGGGAATCGGTTTCCTGGGATGGGGAGTGTTGAGGAGTTTGCGGCGAAACATCAGAACTCAGTTGTGGTTGAGCATGAGAAGCTGGTTGGTGTGTGTGCTGTGTGTAATGAGAAAAATGCAACCAGGACGTTCTACAAAGGAGCCAGGGATGGTGGGCAAGTGTTGATTGGCGGATCTGATCTGTATGAGCCCAGGTGTTATCATCACTGGCTAGATGGTAGTTAATAAAGACATATGAATACTACCGCAAACCTTTCTGAGCTCTTGTTTGAAAGTTCTGATGATGATGACATGATCTATGAGAACTTTGTTCTGATGAATGATGATCTGAATGAAGAACAGGATGTGTGTCCAGGATGTGTTGCTGAGCAGATGGCGGGCTATACTGGTCCATTAGAGGAAGCGGAGTACCAAGGCAGGAAGGTTACTCTGAACAAACCTATGCAGGGTGATGTCAAGAAGTTCAAGGTGTTTGTGAAAGATCCTTCGACTGGGAATGTGAAGAAGGTTAACTTCGGTGACAAGACCATGAGGATCAAGAAGAACAACCCAGAGCGCAGGAGAAGCTTCAGAGCTAGACACAATTGTGACAATCCTGGACCTAAGACCAAGGCAAAATTCTGGTCTTGCCGAGCTTGGAATTGATTGTCTGTTAGACGCTGATCTTAGTAATGATCATGTTTAGATCACTGACGGTTATTGTGGCATTGTTTGAGCTGTTGTTAGCGGCGTGAAGCGCTATGAATGAGCCGCTGGTCAAGAAGACGACACCTTGAACGTGGACGCTCTCTAGTCTTCCGGCATTGCTTGTGTTTACTATAGTTTCAGAAGATGAGAGGGCTGTGCCATTCAGAGCGACACGAAAGGATATCTGTTGGTTTGACTGTGCTATGAATGACACAACGGAGGAAACGAGATAGTAACCTGATCTAGAGCCGTCGTAGGTTGCACGATTGTTTTGCAGCGAAAACTTTCTGATGTAAACTCCTGGGCTTGTTGACCCAGACACCTGATAAAATGAATATCTTGTTGTCAGGTCGGTTGCCGTTGCATTGTTGTACATGTAATACTGAGCAAGATCGGCACTGTTCTCAACGCCGACACAGTTCACGATTGAAGCTTTGTTCGATAGACTGTCCGTACCAGACAGAGCAGTTCCTAAACCTGAAAAATTGACAGTATCTAAGATGAATGACTCGTTGAGTGCAAATGTTCCAGCCTCATTCTCTACTTTGATTCCATAAGACCCTGTGAGTGTGACAAATCCGCAGTGGACCATGCTGAAGCTCTTGGTGAGTACAAGAGATGATGATAGTAGAATCGAACTGCTGTTGCTTGGTTTGAAGTTGCATGCTTCAAATGAGATATAATCCATCCCACCGTCGAACACGAGCCCAGCGCTGTTTGTCACGACTGAGTTGTGCATCGAAAAGTTGTTGTAGTTTGCGATGTTTCCAATATGTCGACAGTTTGTGAAACTTATCCCATCCCAGTTGATTGCTTGGTTTGAGTTGCCAGCGGCATTTAGATTCAGAGCCGTGTCGGCTTCTATGGTTATGTTGCGGATTGGAACTGACCACTGAGATGTTATGAGAGCAGCACCTGTCAAGCCGGTGCTCTTCAGCCTTGAGATCTCACTAGAGCCTCCTAGTAGTGTTGTGTTGCGACCTAGGACAAATCTAGATCCTGAGACGTCTATGTCTTTGGTGATGATGTACGTGTAATTGTCCAGGAGGGATATGACACCAGCAACCGGAGTTGGTAGATCAGAGGGGCTTGCAACGAAAATCATTGACTCGTCAATCCTCAAGCCTCCAGACAGAGCAAGCGAGCTGCTGATTGTGAATGGAATAGTGACGCTGAGATAGCTGTTGCCAACTGTGCTGACGACACCCTTTGAACCTATGATTGTAAAGACATCGCCGAATTCCATGTTCTTGCCTAATAACAACAGATAGCCTTGAGTGATTGTGAGTTATTATTAGATCTAGAGAAATTTAGATGGCACACAGCACAACGCCAACAGAAAAGAAGTATCCTAGTTCGTCGCTTGGCTATTTTTTAGGTTTTCGCCGCAAAACCTCAACACCTCCCAGTCTCTCATCAGTGCTAGCCATCAACGAAGCCTCCAAACAATCTTACATCAATCTTGGATACCCTCCTGCTGTTGGTCAGATGTTCAATGAGCTGTTTGGGAGCAATGCAGCTACTGTTGCAAGATGGTTCAAAGAGAATTCTCTTCTTGGGAAAGAGTCTATTGCTAGCAAAGATTGGTTTCACAAAGAACGCAATCTCAGCAAGATGGATGACTTGTCTCTGTATGTGACTCTATACGAAGCTCTACTGACAAGGAACGATGAGCACTACAACAAAGTCAGAGAAGACTTGGGTCTGTATGTTGATCCCAACGAACCTATTGACTATGACCGATTGATTCCAGGGATGAAGAAGGGAATCGAGAAGAGTTTTCTTGGCACAACGTTCTGTGGGATGAACATCATCAAGGATATCTTGAGTGGTAAGCTGCAAGATCTCAAGCCGTATGCTAGGAAAACTTTCAGTCAAGCCAACAGAGCCTATGAAGACAAACTCTTGTTTCACAGCACTGGAACTGTCGCTGGCGTGGGTCACATGTTGAAACGCTATCCGGATGGAACGGTCTGGGTTAATGCGGGATCTAAGTGTCGTCTGGTTGGTGATGACATGTCCAATTGTGGCTCGACTGGGTTGATGTCTCTAGATCCAAACTCTACAATGTATGTTCTGTATGACAAGAAGAAGATAGCCCATGCCATCTTCACTCTCAGTCCAGAAGACGGCAACAGAATCTCAGGCGTTCAAGGCAAAGGCAGCACAGAGTTGAAACCTGAATATAACAAATACGTTCTAGATGCTGTGAAAGAACTTGACGGCTGGTTAGACCTATACGGCTCTGGTACCTTGAACCACGAGTTGACACTGAGGTATAGACTTGGTGACAACTTGCTGACTCTAGACAAGGTGGGAACATCTGGTCACTACAGCACATATAAGATGACTGTCAGATTGCCAAGCGGAAAAGATGTGACTGTGTACACGAACGGTTATTCAGTGTTGCCGTTGAGCGATATTCAGAACCAGAAGTATGCTGGGTATCTTGTTGGGAGTGAGATGGAAAGTGATGACGCCAAGGCAATGAAGCTCATGACGCTGAGTGGAAACGGTGGCATGTACACCTCTGATCTTCCCAGAATCAGACAGTGGATGAACTCTGCTGGGATAGAAGAGCCTGCTAGCAAGAAATGATGTTCCTTATCATCTGAATGCATTCGCGCCACAAACGAATACTTAACAGCAAATAGAATTCAATATGAAACCCCCAAAGAAACGAATTGACAGAAGTATTGATGTGGATGCGATCAGTGATGATGACGTCCTGGATACCACCACGCCAAGACACGACAACCAAAGCCCGGAACAAAAATTCTTGCACAAGTTCGAAGCTGCAAAGGAGTTGCGGAGAAAATTCTCTGGCCTGAATAAATCCCCAGAAGAAATTGCAGCTCTTGTTGGCGTGGAACCATCACAAGAAAACCTTGACATGATTCATGACCTGATGAAGAGCAGATTCTGGAATCAAGTTTATGAAGACAGTGGCTACCGTTTCAGCAAGTCGATTGAAACAAAGATTCGCCAGATGGTTACTGAGGCCGTTGCAGAGGCCATGGAATTGGATGAGAGATGGCGTGAGGATGATGAGGCCGAGTGGCACAAGAGCATCACTGGTGGCCAGCAACAAAATCCTAGCAAACCTGCCGCGGCACCTAAGCCAACAGCTCCAGCGGCCACTGGCGCCCCAGAGAATTTGCAGAAGGCCAGACAGCTTGTTGCGCTAGCAACACAAATAGCAGCAAGAAAAAACCCTGTGATGGCGAAGCACATTCAAACACTTGCTTCCCAGTTCGAAGACCTCGTCAAAAGCCCAAATCCAGAAAACAATGCCAAAGCCATGAAGATGGTTGGACAGATCTCCAGCCTCGCCAAATCACTTCAATAAACAACGCATATAGTATTTACATCTGACATGTTGCCTACACTGCAAGAAATCTTAGATCTTGAAGAGGATGCAGTATCATTTACAGATCTGACTAAATCTCCGGTTGCAATGCATAACTTCAAGGATGAGCAGAACGACAGAAGCAAAGTTGTTGTTCTCTATAGGCCAGAAGTATTGGCTCAGTACATGGATGACTGGGAGACTACAGAAGGTTTGATTGTTGGGTTCATTAGAGTTCGGCCGTCCGATTTTGATACCAAAGTTTGGGAGGTGAAAGGGTCTGCCGCGGAAAAAGGATATGGCCCTGTGATGTACGATATTGCAATGTCTCTGATATCACCCTCATATCTCATGGCCGATAGATCTACTGTGAGCGATCAGGCGAGGAACGTTTGGAAATACATGTATGAACACAGAATGGTCGAGTACGACACAGTGGAATTGCCGCAAGAAAAACGCTGGTCTAGACCAGAGAAAGAAACACCGTGGCTAGACTTTGCTTATCGTCTCAGAAAAAAACTGACTGTCTATAGTTCTTTGTATGCTAAAGACTCGAAGTTCTTTGCTGGTATTGATGATCAATATACCAAGCGTCAGACGCTTGATACACTAGAAGAGCTGGCATGGACATATTTCAGAGACAGAACGGAACCACTTGGCATATGAAACTAAACGACATTCTATACACAGAATCAAAGCGCCAGATGGGCCAATACCCATTCAACATGGCAGAGTTCAAACAAATAACAGACATCAAACTGCAAAGGCACTACTTGAACAACCATGCAATGTTCATTGGCGCAGGCACTTCAAGAATTGCTTATGGCATTTCGCCTAAGTGGGTCATCAAGCTGGCTGGCGGGATAAGTTTCAAAACAGTGGTGTCTAACCTTGGAATGGTTGAAGCTGGTGTTGCGCAGAATGAGGCAGAGGTTGAAAACTATGCCAAAGCTAGTGATGATGCCAAGAAACTTTTGCCGCGAACTGTCGCTATATCATCCAACAACTACAACTGTATTCTAACAGAACTAGTGAGGCCGGTTTCTGGCTTTGAAGAGATGCGCCAGTTGGCATTTGGTGATCATCAGATTGTTGGTCTGGGTGGTGTTGTGCAGAAAATGGGTGGTTTGCTTCAGATCATAGCTGAAGCCCATGGGCGCGATGATGAGTACATGCAAGAACAGCTAGAGGCAATCCAAGCTATCTCCAATCCAGTTGTCGGTGAGTTCATCAACAGCGTCGTTTCTTGCGCAAATGAACTGAATCTAGGTTTGTTTGATCTACGAAGAGCAGTTCAGTGGGGCAAGAGCGCTGACGGTAGACTTGTACTGTTGGACTTTGGTGGGACTGAAGATGTGTTGGATGAATACTACTAGTCGTTCGCAATTGGCAACGGCTCAGAGTTCTGATCGACGACAATTCTGATCTGGCTTTCAAAGGCGGATAGTCCGAAGTCTGTTTTCTTTATCAGACCTATCACCACATCATTTTCTTTGAGGCGTGTTGTCTTGGTTGGTTTCCAGTTCCAAACAAAGCACGTGCGTTCTTTGCCTTGATCTCCCAGCAGTTTAACTCGCAGGTATGGCTTGTTGCCTTTCTTTGTGTAAGCCAGACTAGTCCCGGTGACAACTCCGTAGCATCGTGCTGATGTTTCTTTCTTGCCTTCTTGCACTTCTTCTTCACCTTCATCAGCCATTACTGGGAACAGAGTGTCGATGTCAACAAACCCGCTCTTCTGAAGGAAGTCTTTCTTGTCTTGCGGCAAGATCAAACTCATATCAACCGATCCGGCTAGCTCTTTTGAGAACTCAAGTTTCTCTGTGAGCGACCAATCTTGCACGTCTTGCACTGAAGCAATCAGTTCTTGCATTGCTGCGACAACATCATTGTTCTTCTTGCGTTTCCCGATTGCTTTCAGTTTGTCATAACTGTCAATCAAAACAGTATACAGTTGTTTGTAGTTCTTGAACTGTTTGTCGGGTCCAACAATACCCATAGAGTCTAGAGATTCAAGCTGGATCAACGTTGCCAGGGCTCTCTTGCTAAACTTGGTGTGCCTCCAGTTGTTTGTTGAACCAGGATGCAGGATCAGATCCTCGACTTTCTTGTATGGTCTATAGCGTTTGATTTCTTGAAGAACTGTCTTACCAACAAACTTCAGAGATGCAAAGCTTGGCACCAGGACATTCTTGAACTTGGTTCCTTCGAGGATGGTGTTAACGACAAAGGTATCATCCGAGTGATTGATATCTGGTTTACCTAGAACATAACCAAGCATCTTTGCTTCCTTGATTGCGATTGCCTTGGGGTCTTCCTTACCGGTCACTCTTCCTTTGTCTGTGGCGCAGTAGTCGATGTACGTAGTGATCCACTCATTTGGGAAATAATGTTGCAGCCATGCACACTGATATGCTACGATTGCATATGAGATACTGTGTGACAAGTTGAAGCTGTACGCAACATACTTCTCCATATAGTCGAAGATCTTTGCAGCATCAGCTGGGGAGAGCTTGGAGTGTTCGCCGCAATTCTTCACAAACTCCTCCTTGAGTTTCAAGCGGTCTTTCTTTGTCTTTTCAAGGTTGGACAGATCCCTCTTGGTGAATGCTTTGCGAACGTCATCGGTCTGATCTAGTGGAATCCCTGCTAGTACGTGGAAGATCTTCTGTACTTGCTCTTGATAGATCAGAACGTAGTCCGTGTCCGCGAGAATTGGCGCCAAGCTTGGATGCGGCAAACTCTCAATTGCATCATTGACATTCCTCCTGTTGTTCAACAGAAGTTTATCAACTCCAGCTTTCATAGGGCCAGGACGAAATGTTGCCGTGATAGCAGACAGGTCTTCTATCTTGTTTGGCTTAAGAGAGGCAGTGAATGCTTTGACATTGTCAGCAACCCACTGGAACACACCAACCTCCTTAGAGTCCCAGAAAATGTTCTTATAGACTTCTTGATCATCCAGGTTGTTGTTGTCTGGGTGAATGTTCTTGTAATACCAAGAGCTGATCTCAGCAAAGCTGATACGTTGTCGGCCGTACTGTTTTTGCAAAATCTTCTCAATGCACTTCTCATGCATTCTCAGAGTACCTAGACCGAGCACGTCATACTTCAACACACCAAATGCTTCTAGGTGGCGATAGTTTTGACCCTCTGGCCATGGTGTCTGAAACAGCTTACCAAATTTGATGATCGGCAGTTCTTCAGGATCTCCAGTATAAATCCCAACACCGCTAGCGTGTGTGCTCAGACCTCTGACTTGTCGATATAGCACCTTGAGGCTGGAATCCAACTGAGGATACTGTTCAATTAATTCTCTGAAGGTTGGAGAGCTCTTGACTGCTTCATCATATGTGAGCTCCCAGACGCCTGCATCGAAATTCTCATCTTTACGCGCTTCTGCCCTAGCCTCTCTGTCGATTGCATATGTCTTTTGATTGATCTCATCATATGGAAGAGCATACATCCTGGCTAGATCTTTGATCAAGCTTTTCAGCTTGAGTTGGTTGAAGTTTGTCACTGGCAACACGGCTTCATGACCAAAGTGATCACTGATCAATTCCAGTGCTTTCTCTCTGTCAGAATAGTCCAGATCGATATCCGCTGCGCCACGTTTGAACCTTGTTAGGAAACGCTCGAACAACAGCCCATATTTGATTGGGTCAACCTGCGTGATGTTAAGAACATACAGGACCAACGAACCAGCGGCCGAGCCGCGTCCCGGGCCAGTGGTCATGTGTTTTGTCACTACTTCCAAGATCTTGGCATATGTTAAGAAATATTTCTGAAGGCTGAGGTGTTTGATGACATTCAATTCTTCTTTGCAGCGATCAACATATTTCTGATCGTTGGCTTTCTTTCTGAACTTAAGTCCTTGCACAACGCGATGGGCAAGTTCTTTCATCACAACGTCATTTTCTGAGAGCTCTCGGCCAAACTTCTCTTCAATGGCTAGGAGTCTGGGAGCATCGACCAGTTTGTTGACTCTTGGGTATTTGATGCTGGTGTCGAAACTGATCTCACCAATCTGATCATGTGCGATCTCATGAGTTAGTTCAATGGCGTCTCTGATCTTCTCTATGTCTAAGTTGGTGTAGAGATCCGGATAGTTCTTGCGGCAATAAGTTTCGAAGCTGTCCCACATCTGGCCAGCATTCTTTGGATACAGCTGATAATGCTGTTGGTCCAAAGTTTCAGGGATTGATTTCATGTCTACTTCGCCTTTGGTCTTTGATGACCAAGCCATGGCTTTGTAGATTTCACGCTCTCTCCAGTGTTCCGGACAAGCATAGTGACTGTCACACGTTGCAACAAGTCTAGCACCAGTTCTGGCCGAGGCTTCAATCAGGTGTTTGTTCACTATTGTTTGATGCGGTAGAGAGTTGAATTGAAGCTCAAGATAATAGTTCTCTGGCCCTAGAGCGTCTTGAAACTCTCCAATGACCTTTGCAAGTTCGTTCTGAACTTGGTCATGGTTTGCTGTCAAGAACTCTTCTGGTTTCCACGAGTCTTTGTTTGTTGGATCTGGCATGTTGTCGTAGACAGTCTTTGCGAGACGGCCAGCAACACACGCAGAGAGGGCCACTATATTCCCATTAGAGTATTTCCGGAGCATGTCCATGTCCAGCCTGGGATATCGATAGAAACCGTCTCTATAACTCTCAGAGACGATCCTGAATATTGTTTTCAGACCGGCGCTGTTCTTTGGCAAGAGGACAATGTGATTTCTTTGCATGAGAGGATTCAGCCATTTGTTTGACTTGGATTCCTCTTCACTCTCAATTACTGTCTTGTCTTCATCGCTATCATCGGCCACAACTGTTGGTCGAACAGAATCAAGCGACTCCTGCGCAGCCTTGGTTGCATCATCATCGCCAGACCAATCCTCACCACCACTGATTTCTTGAGTTGGTTTCAGCTTGGCTCTGGCCGCTTCTTCCTTGGTGGCTTTGTCTTCGGCAAGAAGCTGTCTCCAGCGTGGCAAACTGTCGATGAAATATGCTTCGACACCGGGAATACCCTTGAATCTAGGTTTCTCGGATGATTTGCCGTTGATCTTGTCAACAGCTAGCTTGAAGAAGGATATCCCAGCCATTGAACCATGGTCTGTTAGAGCGATGGCATCAGAGCCATTCTTTACTGCAAACTCAACATGTTTGTCTGGGAAATCGATCGCATCACCGGGCGACCCGACGACGCTGTGCCCGTGAAGATTGACAAACTTAGTTGGTGGCCTGATATTATTTTTTGTCATTCGTTATTTCTTGTAGGAGCTTTTCTAGCTTTTCCTGTCGATTGCTCAGTGTTTTGAGCTGGGTGATTATTGTGTCTGTTCTTTCAATCAATACTTGAAGTGTCTTCAAGATTGCGACTGACTCTTTGCTGATCGCCATAGATTGTTCTCTTCACTTTCCGCTGCTTGGCTTTGAACATCGATCGGAGGTTTTCCTTTGCATGCCATGAGATCCTGCCATCATCCCACTTGACCCTGCACAATGCTCCGTTTATTGGGTCTGGGTCGTCTACGACACAGCCTTCGTACAGGTTTTCCCACCAGCCCATGCTGACATCTTCTCCAATGAAGAAGACAGGATACTTTGGCTTTTGTAGCACAGCAGTAGACATGTCAGATGTGTTTTGCGGCAAACTCCCACTGGCGATCATTGTAGTGCTTGCTTCAATTGCTGAAAGCAACTGTTCGCGCACAGCATCGTGCTCATGACGTTTGGCCTTTGTTCGTTCAGCCAATTCTGCATTGCTAGGACGTCCGCGTTTCTTTTTCGGAACTTCGTCGACCTTGCCCTTTTGCTTCTTATTCTTCTTCTTCATAGCTCCCATTACCATCTAGATGATTTTATACCGGCTTTTTCCCAGAACACAAAAGCTCCTTTGATTCCACTAAGAGCATAGACGCCATCTGGTAGTTCTCCAAAACGTTTAACGGCGGTTTTTGCTATTCCACGTTTTCGATATGCTTTGCGTGTGAAAGCCTGCATGTGCAGAAATCTGAGATACAAACAGCACACATATTTCCCAGACTGGGAATCTTTTGCCAACACCATCTGATGATCATTGGTTGTTTCTGTATGGACGCTGTCATGCTTCAGGTCAACAAACTCCTCACGCATGCAAAAATCAATGCTTGGCACATACAGTCTGTGCTTGAGTGCTAGCAGGACTCCTTGCATCAAGGAGCCATCGCGACCCGGCTGGTGGTTTGAATAAAGTTCATAAACTATTTGTTGCGCTGGCTCCTCGCTTGTTGGTGGTTCTGTCATGGTGTATCACTGTAGCATGACCCAGTACGACTAGTCAAGAATGCTCGTCATGACGGCACTACTTAGGACCAGAGATAACAGAAAAAATGCTTAACAACCCATTCAATCCAGGTGAATACCACGTACCATCTTATCAGTTGAGCGCGGTGCCGTGGGTGACTTCTTCACAGATTGCTCTAGGCGACATCACTGAGCTAGACTTTCTGAACGTTGCCCGATTCGTGTACATCAAAAACAATGCAGTCACCGGTTCTGGGACTCAGTTGGCTGTTGGTTTCACCAGAAATGGTTTCAATACCTACAACAGCAGATATTTCATCCTGCGCGACGGAGAGAGCTTCACTGCCGATCTCAGGGTCGACAGATTGTTTTTGTCTGGTGCTGCCGGTGTTTCAACAGGATTTACTGTTCTAGCTGGTCTGACTGATGTCGCATCGCCGCTCAACAATCCAGGTTTCTTCCTGGTGCCGACAGCGAGCGCTGGTTTCAATGGCGTTGGCTGAGTTTCTGCAACTTTGCAATCACGGATCTCATGACCTTCTCTTGAATGATTTCGACCTGTTCATCTGACAGGTTTGAAATGTTCCATGAGTTCATGTTTGTTTCGTCATTGCCATTGGCAACGTTTGCACTCGTTGACTTGGCGGCGTTGCTTGTCTTTGGCTCAACTGTTTTGTCTGCGAAAGGTTCAGTTTTGTCATCTTTGCCTTTCTTTGGGAAACTGTCAAAACGTTTCTGAACTGTTCCCAGTCCGTTTCCAGTTGGTTTTGGTTTGGCGACTGCTGGCGTGTTGTCTTTCTTGCTCATAAGTTCACTTAAGTAATAGTCAGGCTTCAGGTATGGTTTGTCCATGTTGTTGTTGTTCCTGTCATCACCATTACCAACCCAGTTTACAGGTTTGACTATGTTGCCTGCCTGCATCACTCTGAATTCGAAATCCTGGTCATTGATCTCGCCTGGAAGATAGGGTTGATCTGTTCCGGTTTCCATCTCAATCCAATTAACTGGTTTCACCAGCTGATCAAACACAGTGCTTGGTGGATTTTGTACTTTCCCGCGATAACTTGGCGAAGTCACGTTGAAATCATTTGGAGAAGCCATGATGTTTGCTTTGTCTAGGTTCAATCCTTCGGTGCTTGAATCATCTAGATCATCAACCATGTATTGCTCTCCTGGATCGATGTCATCTCTTCCGTTTGGAATCAGATGTTGAACTCCATAAGCATCAGTATCAAGTTTGTTCTCTGAGTCTTCTCCATGAGGTACATGATCCACTGGTTTGTCCAGTGTGTTCATTGCCGGTCCTCCCGGGAGGTCTTTGTAGAGAATATCGCCGCGGGCTCTTGTGTATTCTTTCAATGATCCCAGGTCGGAATCACGGCTTTGAATCATCAGTGGCTGATAACAAACAACCGAAGTGTCCGTGTCACGTATGATGGTTCCGAGTTTATCATTCATCATCTCATGAGTGGCTTTGACACAGATATCTTTATATCCACCAGCCAAATAGATTGTTGTTCCAGGATTATCGATCAGATAATATGGCAATTCCTGTTTTAGCGAAGCCATGAACCTTGGGTTGTCCCATTTAATCAAGTTTGAATTTCGACGGATCATCTTCATGAAATTTTGGAAGATGTGGTTGTGTGTTGGGTCACGTGACAGCCATTCCGGCTTAAACTCTGGCGAATAAAACAGGTGTGTGATCACGTAGTCGAACCGAAGCACTTCATCCTCAACTCTCTTGAGATATGTTTGCATGTTGGCGGTTGACATTTCAAACACAATGTCTGGGTGCACCAACAACAAAAGCTTCTTGCCGGGTTTCAGTGCATCCGATTCATCAAGTTGAGAAACCGGATCTTTCTCTTGCGCAAACAATGCAGGATAAAGAGAAGGTACAACAGGGTAATATTTCTCCTCTGCTGGATCTTGAAGCCCTGGTGTTATGACAGGATTTGCTAGCTGTTGCCTGCCGCCAAAACCTAACGGCCCACCCTGGAACGATGGCTCCCCACTATAATCCCCAGAATCCTCTCTGAGAATAAATGCAAGACCTACTCGTGAATTTTGTTTACGCATGCTACGTGGATTAACAAGGGCTGTAGCGTCGATGTTTGACTTACTGCAACACCACCTCAGCAGAGTTTGTGTGTGGTGTATTTGCCTTTCAGCATCTTGTTGAAAAACGATCCGTGTGAAGGCGCACTGACAAACTGTTCATAGATATCAGTTGTGACACCCTCAAGCTTGTACGAAGATCCATTTATAAAATTGATCACGAGTTCATTATGAAGTCTATCGTGATAGGCTCCCTTGATGGTTGTTGAAGGAGTTGACGGAATGAATGAAGTAAACCTCGCCTCGCCAGTAAACAGCGTCTCTGTTCCAATGTTCATAGAACCTAGCTTATACAAACAACCAACTCTTGTCAAGGAGCTGAAAAAACACATTGGCAAAATCTGTGTGATCGAACCACAAAACAGCATGCGAAAGAACTATGTTGCTTTCCACTGTCTAGAGCATGAAGAAGCAATGCATGAAATGCGCAGCCTAACCGAACGTGCAAAATTCACACAGAACATTGGATGTAAATTTGCACTCTTAGATGTCGTAGTGGACTCCAGGAACAACATCTTGCTGAAGTGCTTAAGTGCTGAGTCGGCCGAGAAAGGGCCTTTGCTCTACTGGGCGCCCTTCTACAACAGGAACATGAAAATCTCAGCCATTCCATATTGAGCACACTATATTAGGCTGACTAGAGATAATCAAACACAATGACACTCACCGAACAAGAAAAAAGAAAACTCAACAGAATGGCCGATGCTCTGCAAACATTCCTCGAAGCTCATGAGTTTGAGCTCGAAGGCGCCACGGCATCGTCTCTTGAAGACACAATCAGTTTTTTGTATGAACTAGCCACAAGCAGATCTGGTGGCGATGAAGAAGAAGATAGCTACGACAGATTCGCAACCGATGACGAGTGAGCTATTCAGACGACTTGTTTCTTTGATGATTTCTTGACAGGTTTAACTGTTTGGTCTTCTTCAGGCTCAGACGCCGGAGAAATAATCTCCAGCTCTTCAACTGGGAGTTCTTTTGGTTCATTCGCTACAAGAAGTGCAGTCATTTTTTCAACGAATGTATCGCTGATATCAAACGTTTTGTTGTTCAGGATGAACATTCCAAGATCGTTTACTGTTTTCAGATTGTTTGACTTTGCAAACTCTTCTAGGGTGATTCTCTTTCTGCTGAGGTAAGAGTCTAGGTCATACTTCATTTTCATTTTCTTTCTTATTCGACTTCAATAAATAGGCATAAGATCCTTTGAGGACTTCGGCAAAGCGCGCGTGGAACGCCGGGGATGTTAGGATGATCGTCTTGATCTGTTCTTCTGAGAGTTTCTTGACTTCTGATGGTTCTGTCACGGTAGCGCGCTGATTGTTCATGAATTCAGCTATGTCAAACAATCTACTGTTGACAATGTTCCTGGCAGTTGCATGGTTGACCTTTGAGAAACCTAGCTCTTTAACAATCCCAGAGATTGTTCTGAAATCGGCTGCGCCTTCGTCCTTCCGAGTTATGTACTTGCGTTTGTCACCTTTCTTTTTCACTGTTTTCACAGAACGTTTTTCCACAGGCTGGAACTGTCGCAAACCGCTGAAGGTTTGAGTTGCCTCTTCATCATCCTGCTGCGCTTTCTGTTCCATTGCTTGCAAAAGGTCCGCAAAGATCACTGCTTCCTCCTCTGAGAACCCATAACGCAGAGCAACAACAACAATATCTTTTCTGGAAAGGTGGGTCAGGGCATCGACATATTCGGCATAGTCGTCCGGGTTTTCGCCGCCAAAATCATAGTTTGTGAACGATGATGCATTTCCAATCTGCAAGAAAGGACTACCGGAGCCATCACAAACAGAACCGGAATAACTGTTGTCGATGTTGGTCACAAGCAGATCTTTATAAGATGTCACGCAATCATCCTTACCTGACCCATTAACGAACTCTTCATCAAGAGAAACATCAAAACGCTGAACCTGATAACGTTGCATCATGTTCTTGAATCCTTTGGCTTTTGCCTTCTCCGGATCAAGCTGATCAATCTCAAACTGCTCCGGGTTTTGATTGTATTTCTTGATTGCTGACATCAAGGGCATTGGGAGCTTGACGCTCTTGTCAGTCAGCACATACTTCACAATTGCTTGTCTCACCCAAAGGATAGCATAAGGCGAGAACTTTTTGTCGAGGTCTGGGTTGAACTTGCGAATCGCAGACATCAATCCAATCGAACCTTCTTGGACCATGTCATCGCGCTTTGACTGAAACACAGTGTGACCAAACCAACGATTGATTGTGAAGGTGACAATCCCAAGGTTGTCGTTGAAGAGTTTGTCGAACTTTTGTTTGGTTGGGTTGGCTTTATAGTCCTTGAACAAAGCCATCTGCGCCTCAAACTTTTTGTTCACTGAACTCTGTGAATGCTTCCTGCGTCGTGCGTAGTTTTGGTTCTTGCGATATACCGGCACACCAGCGACGTTGTTGATCTCAGCCATGATTGCCGCAAAATACCTGTTGCTCCATGACCTTGTTTTTCTGTTATTTTTCATGTGTTTCTTATTCTTGAATCGTGAGAAGAAGACATCTTACTCTAGCACTGCATAACTCAGAAGGCAATTAGTCTTAACTTTGTCGAAGTTACTATCCACCAGATGAACACCAATCTCCTTGGCTAGTTTATAACCTTCGTGCCACGCGACAGCTTCAACTTCAAACAAACTCACTTGGTATGTCTTTGTTTTTTGTGCGGCAGGATTACTGAAGAAAGCACGCTGGTTGGCATTCCCTATTGAATATTTGAAAGCTGATCGGTTTCTGTTGATCACGTGATGGCCAATCTCATGCATCACAACATAAGCCCAAGTTTCCGGACTGCTGGCCTTGTGGCTTGGACGCATCATCACGATCTTGTCATTCAAGAGATAGATGTCATCTTCATAGGTCGTACTGACCATCACGTCAGTTAAATCAAATTCTCTGACGGCGTGATCTCTGATCTTTTTCACTTGAAGTTCCCAGAACAATTGATCTGCTATCTTGTCAGTCCAACACTCTCTGAGTTTGTTTAGCGTGTTGTGAAACTGTTGTGCAATCGTCAAAGCAGAACACATGTAGTCCTCCCCGATCGGCTGGTACGGTTGAAAAGAAAACTTGTGTGCTCGTTTGTGCCATCTGTCTAGCTTGATACAATCCTCAACAAACTGCTCTCTGGTCAAACCCAACTGCTTTTCCGGATTGGTGTTTCCAAGCGGTGGATGTTTCTTTGATGTCTTCAATAGCTCTGTCATAGTCTATGTACATCCAAGACTAATCTTCCTATATCTTCATGTCAAGATGATAAAGGAAGACCTTTTAGAGTTTTTGCAGAAAAATCTTCAATTCCAGAATCCCTGTGGTCCATCTAAAACCGGTCTTTATCCTCACCAAATAGAATGGGTTGAGCAGTACCAAACAGAAAAAAACATGTTCTGGGGACTCTCAAGACAGATTGGTGCCACAAGCATCATGGCAGGTATCTGTGCTTGGGAAATGCTAAGACACGATAGGCGTTGCGTTGTTACTGATAATGCTAAAATTCTTCTACAAGTCTCAAAGATATTCGCAGACCTGAAAGCAGACACGTTTCTGAGAGGTGGCGGGATTGTTTTGCGGGAAAACAACTCTAGCATTGTAAGGCTGGTTCCTCCATGTAAGGGTTATGCAGCAGATTTACTGATCATATCTCCCGACGCCATAGAGTGGCAAGAAAGAATCATTGACACATACAGATGTATGCGGCCGATGGCTTACATGGCAAACAGCAAAACCATAGTCGCAAGCTTGCCAGGGACTTTTGCCATGAAGGAATTCTTTCATGATTGGAAACAAAATTCATTGCCTTATCTGTTGAATGACTGCTTCAAAACAGGAATGGTGGAACGCTATGGCCAAGACTGGTTCGAAAATATGCAAGCATTGATGACTCCTGAAGAGTTCGATAGAGAGTTCTTGTGCGATTTCACTAAGCCATAGTGTTATATTGTTACTAACATCATGATGACCCGCAAGCAACACGTAGAAGAAATTCTCAAGTGTGGCAAAGACCCAATCTATTTCATCAAACGTTACTGTTTCATCCAGCACCCAACCAAGGGTAGACTACCACTCAACCTCTATCCTTTCCAGGAAGAATGTATTGAGAGCTTTGTCAAATACAAGAAGAACATCGTCTTGAAGTCCAGGCAGCTAGGGCTGTCAACGATCACTTCGGCTTATTGTCTTTGGATGGCAGTATTCCAAAGGGACGTGAACATCTGCATCATGGCGACCAAACTGGAGGTTGGAAAGAACATGATCCAGAAGATCCGGGTGGCGTTCAAGATGCTCCCGGAGTGGATGCTCGAAGCTTTGAAAATCACAGACCCAGAGAGCGAGTCTGTCAAGTACATCAAATTCAGCAACGGTTCAAAGATCACGGCAATCCCAACAGCAGCAGACGCGGGTCGTTCTGAGGCTCTTTCACTCCTTGTGATCGACGAGGCGGCGCACATCGAGAACTTTGCGGAACTGTGGACTGGTTTGTTCAGCACTTTGTCTACTGGTGGTAAAGCAATCATCTTCAGTACACCCAAAGGTAAAGGCCACTTCTTTACTCTATGGCAAGGAGCTGAAACAAAAGAAACTGAGCCAAACAAGGTCGGTATTCAATACAGAGGCGAAGGCAAGAACGGTTTTCATGCAATCAAACTTCCATGGACCGTACATCCGGAACGCGGACAAGATTGGTATGAGGAACAGTGCGCTGGTCTGGATGAGAGAGGTATAGCTCAGGAGTTGCTCTGTAGCTTTGAGGGTAGCTCGATGAGCTTCTTCAATGATGAGTCTATTCAATATGTCCGGAATATCATGACGTCTCCTGCTCTGAACATCCCAGTGATGATTGGGAATAAAAGAACAGGAGATGCACATGTCTGGCGAACTCCGGTTCCTGGCCATGAATACGTCTTGTCTGCTGACGTTGCGAGAGGCGATGCCGAGGACTTCTCAACCTTCTATATCTTTGATACAACAACTTCTGAGGCCGTGGTTGAGTACCAGGGCAAAGTTCCACCTGACAGGTTCGCAGCAATTCTTGACGAATGGGGGAGAAAATACAACATGGCAAAAATCGCCAACGAGCTCAACAGTGTTGGATTGAGCACAAGCATTGCCTTGAAGAACATCAAGTATCCAAACCTGTATTATCCTCAAGAGGTCGAAGAAAAACTGATATCAATGACGGAAGAGGAGAAAGCTGAGATCTATCCAGGGTTGACGATGGGGCCAGACAACAGGGAAAGAATCTTACAATTCATGGAACAGAACATCCGAACAAAGAAAGTGAGGATTTTTTCCGAACGGTTCCTAGTAGAGATGGAGACTTTCATCTGGAACGGTAAACGCGGACAGGCTCAGAAAAAGAAACATGACGACTTGATCATGGCAGCAGCAATCGGCTTGCAGATGTTCAGTCCAAATGCCGACCTACCTTCAATGTTTGCTGCTAGCAGTGGCAACTCAAGCACATTGGCAAATGCTATGCTGGCTGGGATGGGAAGATCATCGACTCCAGGCGGAATCAAGAAGGTTGGATATGCACGTTTTGCGGCAAACACCACATCAAAACAATCACTAGAAAATGAGATGCTCTTGCGGAAAGAGTTTGGTTGGCTCTACAAACAGTGATACCCGTCAGTTGACTTCGACTGTTGCAAAAAGCTTATAGAAAGCCTGTTTGTTTGATCTGTGAGCAGACATTCCAACAAACTCTAGATCATCATGCAAAGTCCCTTTGATCAATTTCAAACTGATCGAGCCCGGGATCTTCTCATGTCTAGGGGCGCCGATGGATGATTTGTCGAGTCGCTTTGATCTGATCTCAACTTCTCTGAGATAAGCCGTCTTTAAATTCTCTAACGTTTTGTTGATGACTTCAACGAGCTCATCCTCGTAGTGTTTGCGCATCTCATTGTAGAACTTAGCAGACTGGACGTTCACTATTCTCTGTGCCATCACAGAGATTGTTTGGTCATCAGTCACTTTGAGTTTGACAAAGACGTTGTTCTGTCGCTCGGATGAGTTGAAGGTGGTGTCGACGATATTTGCTAAGACATCGTAGAGTTCTTTGTTTTCTATGAGGGCCATGATATTATGGCCTAACTAGGAATGGTCAGTTGACAACGACTGATGGGAAATTAAGCCATTTCAGCTTACGTACTGCCATATACTCTTCCCATTCTTGTTGATCCGGTTCACGGCCTGTTTTGATCCAGCGATCAAAACACATCTTGCAAGTGCCATGACTCGAAACAGTCTCGGCATCCTCTTTCGCATTCAGAGGGACTTTGCAGCGCTTGCAAATGAACGGGAGACTTTCAGCCATTGTATTGATATGCCATGGCCTGTCGAGCCTCGGCATTGATCTGATCCGCCACAGATTCTGCTGTGATGCTCGAACGTGCATTCAGATGATAATCACTCCAAGCTGTCTTCAGTGTGTTATACACTGTAGGGCTCACATATGGACTGATCGTTTGTAGGAGCGCCTTCACGGTATAGTTTGAACTAGAGGTTGGAGGCGTTTCCGGATCAATATCAAAACTGTACTGCACATCCAGGGTAGGAAGCACAGCAAAATACCGCCTTACCAACTGAGCGCAGAAGACATTCTCCTCGAAATAGTTCTTGGACTCTAGAGCCTTGGCTCGGCGGCGATCGGATGCTGATGAACGAAGTGCGAAACGTGTCATGTGAGTTCACTATCTTTCTTAATGGCCTGGGTTTTGTTGAAGTTGTTAAGAGGTGCTTGCCGCGAAGGCCATCTACCGCGGCGGGCACACTCTAGAGGCTAGCATGGCTCATGACGGTTGTCAAGTGGTCAGTATGACACAAAGGAGGGTTCGTTTGCTGTTCCTGATTGAATCATGATAAAATCATCAGCAGCCTCTTTGAGAGCGTTGACGTGTGATATCACGAGAATGTGTTTGAACTTTGTCTTGAGTGCGTTCAAGAGCTCTACGGCTCTTGAAACGTTTGTCTCATCAAGAACATCCCAGCCTTCATCGATCACAAGGAAGTCTGGCTTTGGTAGGCGTGAAAGGTTGATCAACGCAACACGCAGAGCCAAGCTGGCAATCATCTTCTCATAGCCGGAAGCCAGTTCAATGATCCTGGAAGAGTATTCGTCTTCAATCATCACGTCTAGTACGTTTGAGTCTCCAACTTCTGTCTGGAGATATACTCTGAACGGAATGACGCCGCCGAGGATGTTGTCCAGTTCGGCATTGATGTACGGCAGTGCAGACTGAATTACCATTGCTGGGATGGCGTTCTTAGAGAATGCAACACAGATAGCATCCAGTATTTTCTGTTCGGCTGTGAGTTTCTCTGCTTCTAGCTTGTCTGCTTCTATAGTCACAAGCTTGTTTGCGCAAGCTCCTGTTGCCTTCATGTTGTTCTGGAACTGAACACGTAGATCATTCAACTCTTGCTGCAACGATTTCAGCTCTTCTTGTTTTGATTCCAGTTCTTCGATCTTGGTCAAAAGCTCCTGGTACTCTTCTTTTAACTTCTCATTCTCTGTTTGTGCCATGGCAAAACTGGAGTTGATCGATTCATTCAGTTGTTCTTTGTAGCTCTTTTCAGAGAGAGCCGTGGCTAGCTTGGTCTGCAAATCTTCCACTGCTCTTCCAGCTAGCTGTCTGGACTTGATCAACTGATCAATGTCAGCTTGGCCAAGCACATAGATTTCTTGCCGCAGAAGTTTCATGTCCTGCACAATCGCTGTAAGCTCTTCATTTGTCTTGGTTAGCTGCACACGATCTTCATTGGCTCCTGCGATGTATTTGCAGGCGTCTAGATATTGATCACCGCATGGCACAACAGCCAGCCTGCGCACAGACTCTTCTTGTTTCTTGGCAAGAGCATTTCCGATTCGTTCGCTCGATACCAGATCTGCAAGCTTTCTGTTCAGACCATCAAGTTTGCTTTTCTTGATTTGAAGATCGGATTCCAGCTCCATTCCGGACAGCCGTACGATCTCTGCTTCAAGCTGTTTCTCGATTGATGCAATCTTGCTCTCATGTGTTCTAAGTTCAACAGTTGAGCGGTTTCGTTTCGATTCCAGATCAGCCAAAGCTTCGTCTGAGATTCGTTTCTTCTCTATCAGACTGTCGATCTTGCTGCTGTGGTTTGCTGTGAGCCAAGCCTTAGTATCTGTGATCTCCTCTTCGACAGCCTCGATGTCTTCTTTGAGTTTATCAGCTTCGTTTGAAAGCTTCTCTTGCTCTGAACATAGCTGAATCATTCTAGCCGCAAAATCAACACCCCTGAAGCGCTGGGTCTTTGCGTTCATCACGTTGAGGTCGTCGTTGGCTAGCTTGTAGATGTCTTCATAGATCCTAAGATCAAGAAATCGTGATATCATTTGTTTTCTTGCTGTAGGGCCTTCTTTGATGAATCGATTCATCTCGCCCTGCGAGGCCAATCCAGTCATGAGATAGTCCTGGGAGGAACCGATCAAGTTTCGGACAACCTTGTCGGTATCAGATCTAGTCTCTGCATTCTCAGAACTTATCTCAATCTCGGTGCCTGACAGGTCTACTTTGGCAAGATAGAGTTTTCCAGCAGCCTTCTCGTGGTCAATCCCTTTCCTGGATCTGGACTTCGTTACTTCTCGCCGCAAAACATAATCAGTACCAGCAACGTTGAACAAGATCTCTGCGCTCCCAGAGGCTTTGTTTCTGTTGATGATGTGTGCTGCCTTCACCGGCCCACGATCAGTGGTATTGAACAAGCCGAACATCATCGCACCAATGATGGAGCTTTTGCCACTGGCGTTGCCGCCGAAGATTCCGGTAATGCCGCGCATTCTGGAAAAGTTGATTGTGTTGTCTTCTCCAAACTTGTAGAGGTTGCTGAAGTTCATGTTCTTCAACGACCATACAACGTCGCGTTTCATCTCTGAACTGACAGCAACTTTGTTGTAATAGGCAGTGGCGAGATCAATCATTGCTTTTTCTGTTGAAGAACCAGATACAACATGGACAGCATCCTGGTTGTCAGCAACATATTTCTTAAGCGCTTTGACGACGACATCGATCATCGCCACGGTTCCGCCGTCAGCTTTGTGTGTGTTGAAAAGATCATCCGGCTCGATCTCGCCATCAGAATAAAGGCTTGTTGCAGTCTCGCGCTTTTTCTCAAACCGGAACACTACCTCAGTGGCCTTGTATTGTGTGCGCAACTGATTCGTCAGATCTGTCTTCTGAATGTCGAATATGGTGTTCCTGGACATGACTCGGATGCTTTTTCCAGCAAGATTCAGTCCATACTCTTTTGTGAGTGCTGCGACTGTTTCATTCGCAGAGCCATGCCATTGTACCGTAACAAAACTGCTACTGTTGTGTACGCGCCGGAACTCCACATCCCAGTCATTTCTCGATCTGACATCCCAAACAAGATACCCTTTGACAGTCGATTCGCCATAGTTTTGCTGGATCATGCTTCCAGGATATGCAACGTTTGGCTTCTGATTACCAAACTTGTCTTCTCTGAAAGAGAGAAATTGTTGCTGGTGAATATCACCAAACAAACCGAAATCAATTCCTGAGAAGTAATCCATGTGCTCTTCGGCACCTTTAGTCATAACCCAGTCACTGTCCGTCAAACAACCAACAACAGAACCGTGGTATAAGCATATCGAAACTTTGTCATCCGATTGCCCGGAAATAAAATCTCGTAGAGTTTCATTCCAGTTGCTCTTGTCAAATGGTGACAGGACGCAGACACGCAACATGTTGTCGGGCATCGTGTACATGCCTGTTTGCTTATAGATGTTGACTCGTGGGCTGTCTACTGCGTTAGCAATTGGAGTGATGGTGTCTTGTCTGTTTTCATTTGCAAGGTTGCCATCATGGTTTCCAAGAATCCCAATCAACGGAGCAATGCTACTAAGCTTGCGCAACACCCAAGTTATTTTTTCAATAACTTCAGGTGTGATTGCCACTGTCTTGGTGTGGAACCAGTCTCCCGTGCACACGATGTAATCCGGTTTAACTTCATTTGCAAGATCTTCAAACAGATTTTCAAAACACTCTGTGTATTCTTTGTGCCTTGCAATACCGCGAAAGTGAATGTCAGAGATGTGTGCTATCTTCATTGTTTAACTCAAGGATCTTCTTATTTTTTCTGCCAGCATCGAATCGAGCCCATTGAACTGTTTCAATTGTACATTCGCAGCAAACTGGCTGGCACTGTAGAACGCTCCGGGATCTTTCCAGCGGGCATCCCATGAAGCAGTATGAATTTCAGTTATTCCGCTGTCAAACAACATCTCTGCAATTCTGAAACGCTCTCTGTTTGCATCGTTGTCTAATGCAACGATTGCAGGCGTGTTGTGTTCTACCAACTTCTCGAAAAGCTTATAATCAAATCCAAGCTCTTTTCCAATCAACGGAACAACATTCGTTGACGGAATCTTGAACATATCAAACACACCTTCTACAAGCCACACAGGAGCGGACCAGTCTATGTTCATCTCGTTGAAGATGAACTGTTTCTTTGGTGTTTCAGGATTTTCATACGGAGGTTTGATACCCTTTCGCACTGTTCTTGCCACAAAATAATTCATCACGCCCGTAGCATCGTACGAAGGCACAACCAGACGCCCCGCCATCTTCCCAGTAAAACAATATCCAATCTTGTAACGCCAAACGTCCGTCTCAGTCAAGTGTCTTTGTCTGCAATAATTCAAAGCATCAGTCATGACACCCTCAGCACAACCTCGCTGCCAGTGCATGATCTCGCCCAGGAACATATACCCCTCCGGCAACTGGTGAGTCCCGGACTCAAAAACATTTGATTGATCATTCCAGGAGAATTTGTGGTGCCCGTTTTCGTCCAGGACGGCCAAAGACCCATCCGAACCCAAGAAAGCCGCTGTATATTCTCCTAGGAGGTCTGGGCGAAACCTTGCAAGCGTCTCACCGATGTTGCGTGACTTGTAGCCGCAAACCCAGCAGTGTGTGAGCCAGTTGTCTGTCCGGACTGTGAATTTCTTTTTTGTTCCTAGGAGTTTCTCTGCGCACCATGGGCAAACAAATGTTGGGTTGGTTGTGTTCTTGCTTTGTTTTTGGCCTAGAGCGCGCTCCAAGAAAAAAAGCCTGTTGCCGATGGTATCTGTTGTTAGCACTAGACAATCATAGAATGATCAGTGAAGCGAGTCAAGTTAAACAGCAATGCGCTTGCATCCTTTGCCTTGGACTATGTCAAACACGGCACAATTTGCTTCCGAGCAGGACTTTCTGAGCCTTTCCACGCTCCACTCGACCTTGGATCCAAGCTTTTCAAGGCGAACATCCAACAGAACAGGCGCTTTCGAACGGTTCTCATGATCGATGTTAGCAATGATCTTCACATATCCTTCATATCCGGCCGATAAAACATCATCGAGCAACTCTTCTGTTGCTTTGATAAGTTGATATGTGAGAGTGAAGGATAACTGGTCTACTTGTGGTGTTCTTTTATTCTTCTGTTGCATCATCATTCCTTCCACTCCTAGTTCCCTACCCTATCCGAGCAAGAGAAGAAGAAGAAGAGTATGGGGTATACTAGTAAGATACTAAGAGTATATTAGTACAGGGTCTGGGAGCGTAGAAATCACTACTAGAAAAGCTTCTCAGCTAGTGACTCTTAAGTTTTGTGAATAGACATAGGCAACCTTCTGGTAATTATCAAATCTAACAGGGATCAGATACACAGCATCCAAGCCGCCAGAAGATGCAGCATGTCCAACGGTTGCTTCTCTCAAAGTTGATCGATGCACTGGAACAGCAAGTCCTTCAATTGTTCCAACAGAGCCTCCAGTTGCTCCTCCAATCATTTTGCTGATACCACACCCTTTGTCATCAAGAACTGCAACGCCATTGCGATGTTCAATTTCATACACAGGTACCGTGATCTTTGGGTCGTAACCGTGAATGCCTTGTGAGATGTTCTTGCCTATGATTACTCTGTCGCCGTTAGCCATTATTGTTGTTTCCTTTTAGTTCTGTTCGTTTATCATTCATTCCCAGCATCAAACACGACACACTCAGTTGTGAGCAATAGCTGTGCAACTGAACTTGCATATTCGAGGGCTAGCCGCGTTACTTTGACTGGGTCAATCACTCCGGATTCAATCAGGTTGCAGAACACGCCTGTTCCTGCGTTGAAGCCATACCCAGCCATCTCAGCTATGTCATTGTTGAAATTTGTTTCTAGCTGTGCAAGGACAACGTCCGGACTGTTACCAGCATTACTCACAATTGTTTTCAATGGAGCTTGGCATGCTTCAATCACAACTCTCACACCAGAACAGAAATCATCTGATCTTGTTTTAGAGAGTTCTGGGAGCCTCTTTGACAATTTAAACGCGTTCAGGCATAGTGCAGTTCCACCCCCAGCATGAATTCCTTCTTGAACAGCAGCAAGTGTAGCATTCAGAGCATCTTCTACACGATCCTTTTTCTCAAAGAGTTCTACTTCAGTAGATCCTCCAACTTTGACCACAGCAACACCGCCAGACAATTTAGCAAGCCGCGTTTTGAGCTGTTCAAACTTATCATCACTCAGAGATCCAGGGTTTTTCCTAGCATGATCAATGGCACTCTCAAGCGTAGCAATCCTGGCTCTTACGGCCTCGTTTCTAACATCGGAAACAATGATTGTGTTGCTCTTGCTAACAGTTACTTTGTTGCAAGCTCCAAGTTCCGCGCTACCAACCGACGAGAGCGGTTTACTGAACCCGGAATCAATCAACGTGGCACCTGTGACCAAAGCGAGGTCAGAGAGGAGCTCGTGGCGATGTTCACCAAAAGCCGGTGCTTTAATAGCACAAACTTTGATGATCTTGTTTGTTTTGTTGACGATCAGAGCATGCAGCGCCTCACCCTCGATGTCATCAGCGACAATCAAGAGACTTTTGCTGGCGGTCTGAATAGCCTCCAGAACCCTCAAGATATCTTTCATCGTAGAGATCTTCTGGGTAGTCACAAGAATCAAACAGTTGTTTAGTTCGGCCGTGAGTTTCTCTTGGTTTGTGACAAAATAAGGCGAGACATAGCCGTTTGAAAGCTCCAAACCATCCGTCACTTCGAGTGTAGTCTTAGTGCTCTTTGCAGGTTCAATCGTGATCAGACCATTTGGACCTACCTTCTCTACAGCGTCAGCAATCAGCTCTCCAACAGATCGATCCCGGGATGAGATTTGGCCAACGTTAATGATTGATTCACGATCGCCAGCGATTTGAATCGCACCGCGAGTCAGGTCATCAATCACTGTCTTTGTTGCCCATTCAATGCCTTTCTGAAGATCCGAAGTCAATCGACCTGAAGCTTTCATCTTCAGACCAGATTGTAGTAAATTGTAAGCCAAGACAGTTGCAGTCGTTGTACCATCTCCGGCAGCTTCGTTTGTTTTCGCAGCAACTTCTTTGATAAGGTTTGCGCCAATACTTTCGAGCTTGTCTTTCAGGTTGATCGATCTAGCCACAGTGACGCCGTCTTTTGTGATCAGGGGTGCAGTGACACCGTTATCAATGATAACATTCTTTCCCTTTGGACCCATCGTTGACCCGACTGCATGATAGAGTTTCCGTGCCCCGGCCATCATTCCATCAGTTGCAACGGAACCAAACACAACTCCATCTAGATCTTCGGTGGTTTTCTTTGTAGTTTCAGTTTTCATGTACATCAAGTTCTATCTTTGTTCCATCGGGCATTGTAACGGTTGGTTTCTTTCTTATTGAAGGCATGGCACCAGATTGTTCTGTTGTGTCACTAGTGGCTAGCTGACGCATCTCCTCGCCAAAACTCATCATGGACAACTTCTCGGCTTTATCGGCCATTTCATCTACAAAAGCTGCTGCCTGTTTCAGCATGTGATCCTTTGCCACAGCCAACGTTGGAAACCACAGATCGTTCAATGATTCAAGTGAAGTTATCTTGGTTTCCACGACACCTTGATCATCAAACAGATCAAGTCTGACAGTGTAGGATTTCTTTGTGCCAGTGATTGATTTGTGTACTACCTCTTCAGTCACTTGGACCGGGTACAAAGCCCCAGTGTCGCCAGAGATACAAAATATCACTTGCCCTATTTCGAGCTGAGTTGTTGGGGTAGAGTTGTTCATCGTGCCGTTGTTGGGTGTTGCTTATCAGCCGCCAAGACCAGACTGTCTCAAGATTTTCTCATAGTCTTCTTTGAGGACCAGAATAGTCTCGCGGTTTCCAGTTTTCTTCTCGTATGGAATCAGATCGAGGTTTTCTAGAGCAATACGCATCTTCGTCTCGCTATCATATCCAGAGTATAGTGCGAAAAGTTCCATGACCTTGCCGAAAGCAGTTGGATGCAGTCGCATTGGTACAATGTCTCGCACTGGGAGACGACGATCACTTGCCTCTTTGATCAGACGGTCGTATTCAACGAGAACCATGTCTTTACGATCACCAGCATAGATTGCATATTGTTTGTCTTCTAGTCTGGCACGGAGTTTGAGTTCCGAGTTATGCCCGCCAAAGTTCTTGACGTCATTCAGGATACTGCCAACAACTGTTTGGTGTAGTTTCATTGCTTGATCTGTTCCTTTGCCTTGGCTGCAATGCGCTCATTCACGATTGTTTCTGCCAGTTTGCTGGCAGAGTTCAGCAGCTCGTCGCCTTTGCGTTTGGCTTCTTTCAAAGGCTCAAGACCAATCGCCGTGCGAATGTGATCAACAATTTCAATGAATGGTTTGGATTTCTTGCCGCCAAACTTTAATGCTAACGCTTCTTCTACTTCCTTGAAGTCGACATACATGTGAGGCCATGGACCTTCCATCATTGGCTGACCATTCTCAACTTCATTAGTCTCTCTGTACTCCATCAAGAACAACCCGGGTGGCATGTCTGTGTCTGCTGGGATGACAACATATGGAATTGGAGAAACCTTCTCGCCCTCGAAGTTAGGAGTTTCGTAGAAGATTTCTGGAAGCTGTTTCATCTTGCGGCGTTTCTTGCCGTTCACTACGTATTCTGTGGTCATATAGATCAGTCTACTTCCCCGCCAAGCACATGAACAAACAGATCGAAATAGTGTTTGCGTTCAACCTTCGAACGCAGCTCCACTTCTTTCATTGCAAGTTTCAGTGTCTTGGTGTCAAGTTTGTCTGAGAACTCATCGACCAGTTGTTTCTTTTGTTCGCGCAGTTCTACCTCTTCGTTCTCAAGGCGTCTGTAACGATCAATGAATTCTGACACGATCGGTTTCAGATCGTTCAGGTTCTCTGGCATGTTGTTTGGTTCTTCTGATGCGCCTTTGCGGCTGTGTTTCTTACGGCTAATCATCGTTGTTTTCAGGAGGAGTTATGTCCCGAACAAACAACGATGTATATTCAGTTCATCGCCGAAGACATGATCTGTTTGAAAGTTTCTGCGGCAGTGCCTGAGTTTGGATCTTTCTTGATCAAACCGCTGTAACGTTTCAGCATTGAATCAAGTATCTCTGTTTTTTTGCTAGCTAGTGAAGAGTTCCACTGTTCTAATTCGCCGGGTTGAAGTTGCAACTGCCTAGAATTTGCAGCTAGATCTGTTTTGATGGCCGGAAACATTGGAGCCAGGTATTTTGATGTGTTTGCGGCGACGAACTTTGTTTCAGAATCTTTAGATCCTTTTAGCACCTCTTCCATGAACTTCCTCATGTCTTTGTCGTAGGTTTTTCCAAGAATTGATCTGAGTTTGTCAAGCATTTGTTTTAGCCCTGCCGTGTCAACAGTTCTTCCGCCGCCATCACCAGCTGCTTCATAAATGTTGCGCCGGACGCCCGATTTGTGAAACTCATCATTTGTGAGGTGGAATAGGTTTCCAAACAGACCACGCTCTTTCCAGTTGCTCGAAGAGTAACTGAACGGCCTATAGAGATGGCTTCTTATGTAGTAATCCAAGTTACCAGGATCTCTCATGTCTTCTGGGAGATTGATGATGCGGTCTAAGAGAGATCCAACGAGTCCGCCAGTCATCACGTTCGTGACAGAGATCGCAGCGTCAATTGCTTGGCCAGCAGCCATCATGTTTCCAACGACACCGTATGGAGCAATGAAGAACCCAAGGCCAATCAGATCTGGCTTGATCAATTCCCAGCCGGTGTCAAACCCTGCCAGTTCTTTCTCGAACTGTTGGTTGATTGATTTAATGGCCTTGACCTCCCAGTACATAAACTTCTTTGTGACGTATGAGGTGGCTAGGTGAGAGTTGAAAGGCAACAGGATCGTAACTGTTCCAGCAAACAAAGACCCAACAGTCGACAGAGCTTGCACGCCAAGTTTTGCAGCATCGCGCTTCAGGATGTTCCAGATATCTCTGATAGCAGCAAAGCCCATGGCACCAAACAATCCGTTTCTCGCCCACATGCTTTTACCTGAGCCTGATGATGATGAACCACCACCACCACCAAGAGAAACACCATAGCCGCCTTCGAACCCGGGATTGTCATAGTAACCATCATCCTGTTCATTGACAAACAAGATCTCAGCCATGTTTGGCGAGCTGTTGCTGGTTGTTTTTGTGTCTTTTGCCATTGGTTTTCTTCTTTTTACTCTTCTTCTTCACTGGCTTGGATAGTGCCAACTGCTCTTGCTGCTTCTTCCTTTCTAATAAGGCTGCGCTAGCCTTAGCATTCCGCTCAAAGATTGCATGATACTGTTTCCTGATTGGGTCATCCGGATTGCAGAACTGTTTGGCCGGTATGAATGGTCTAACACCAGTAACAGAGGCCCAATATTCTATGACAGCTAGTTCAAAATCATTGTAGAACGATCGATCATCCGATCGACGCTGTGTAAACAAGCCTTTTGTTGTGATGTGTATGTTGAGATATTTTATCAGGGCAGTTTTGATCGTTAACCAGTTCTCTGTCGTGGCTCCTAATATCTCCAAAGTGTAATGCAAACGTTCCATGAACAGGTCGACTAGCTCAATGTCTCCAGATAGTTTTTGCCGCAAAATCTCTAAGAGTGATTCTCGGGCTTTGTGAAAACTGGCCAGGAGCTCTTCGTTTGTATAGTCATCGCACCCAACATCATTACTATGATCAATCATCACAATCTCATTATTGACGTATCTGCCTAAATAACAACAACAAGACAGCACATGAGCGACACACCACCAGCCTCTGCAATCTCGAACGCCTTGACGTTCTATAAACGTTTAAATCGACTCTTTCGCTCCGGTCCAGCAATCCGGCGTAAAGTTAAAGGGCAGGACTACAGGAATTTCTACGACACAGAAGTGATGAAAGGTGCCATGGGTTATTACGGCCCATCGGCATTTCGCCGCGAGTCATCTCCATTCTCATCGATGGGCGCCTATGGCATTCTGGATCGGCAGAGTCGCGCAGCGGAATTTGCTGAGATGGATGCTCGCTGTGCGGAGGTATCGACAGCATTGAACGTCTATGCTGATGAGTCGTGCGCTTCTGATGAGACAGGCCAGATGTTTCACGTTTACAGTCCGAACGCCGAGATACAAAAAGCGCTGGACGAGTTGTTCTATGATGTTGTCGACATAGAGTTCAACGGCAGGCGCATGATGAGAAACCTTGTGAAGAATGGTGATTACTTCTGTTACGTGGAAGTGGTTCCGAACTATGGAGTGATCAACGTAGAACCACTCCCAGTCAACGAGGTCGAACGTGAAGAAGGCTATGACAAAAACGATCCTTATGCAACAAGGTTCAGGCTATTAACTCGCGGCGGTAAATATCTTGAGAACTGGCAGATCCTTCACATGAGAATTCTGGGGAGCGACATGTTTCTTCCATATGGAATGTCTCTTCTAGAGTCTGCAAGAAGACCATGGCGCATGCTCACAATGATCGAAGACTCAATGCTTCTTTATCGTCTTGTCAGATCCCCAGAACGTAGAGTGTTCTATGTTGACGTTTCAGCAATTGCTCCAAACGATATCCCTTCATACATGGAAGGCGTCAAAGAAGCAATGCGCGGTAGCAGCGTGATCGAGCATGAACAAGGAAAACAAGATTTCAGATACAATCCATTCTCGGCACTCGACGACTATTTCATGCCAGTGCGCCAGAATAGCGGAACAAAGATCGAAGCACTGGCCGGAGCTACTAACAACACCGCAGTCGATGACGTTCAGTATATCTTGAACAAGCTGATCGCTGCTTTGATGGTGCCAAGAGCTTACTTGACTTACGACGAAGCAATTTCCTCGAAGAGCACACTGGCTCAAGAAGATATCAGGTTCTCAAGAACCATTGCAACTCTCCAGAAGATCATGGTGGCAGAGCTCAACAAACTCGCAATGATTCATTTGTTTGCGTTAGGCTTTTCTGGGGAAGATCTGATCGATTTTGAACTTGGGTTCTCAAACCCATCCACAGTTGCTGTTCAACAAAAACTGGCTCTTCTGACTGCAAGGATTGAGGTTGCTGGGAAAGCTTGGGAGTTGGGGAAAGAAACAGGCATGCTCAGCATTCCACATATCCAGAGAGAGATCCTTGGTTTCAGACCTGATCAGATCAATACAAACTGGATCGAAGCCAAGATCGATCAGACGCGAGTTGCAGAGCTGGCAGCTATAGCAGAGAATCCAAAGTTTGATAAATCCGAGGATAGCAACATTGATATTTTTGACAAATCAAACTATGAGGTTCCTGGATCTCCATTCAGGCCAAATCCGGGTGCCGTGGCAGGCGTCGAGAAAGCAAACGTTGAGATGCAGCAGATGCGCGATGCCGAGAAGGCGGCTATCCGTCAGGCTGAACGTGGGGCGATCAACACATCAAATGGCACTGGAGGCAAGCCTAGTGCTGCCGGTGCACCCATCAGAGCAAACTACACACCGGCACTCGATGCAGCAGCTAGAAGGATATCGCGGCGAAATTCATTTGGCGGTCCTGGGGCTTTGCACATGCCAGATTTTCAGTCAATGCTCAGTCCAATCACTCGCAGAGCCAGAGACAGTGTTTACGACGTTCCATCTAGCAAAACATTGCTTGAAGCCAGTGAATTGCTAACAGAGCAAGTCAGACCCATCCCTCACGCAATGAACAGGGGAATCAGATCTTCTCTCGTCAGACTGAAGGAGCACATGAACAAAACTCTCAAGGCCAACATTGCCGAAGGTGGCAACAGCCAGACAGCAATCAGACCTGAAGAGGATGAAGTGTTGTTGTTGGAGTCAACTTTGCAAGACGGGAATCCGGATGAAGAATCGGTTGGTAATGACGATTCGAATATCTTGATTCTAGAAAATAGTTAGCAACAAGAATAACCATGAAAAAATCGCTGGCAACAAAAAAGAAACTAGAAGAATTGTCTGCGAGGATCGTGAACAATGGTCTTGCAAGCAACGCACAACTGCTAATAAAAACACCGCAATATGTCAAGCAGTACGTCATGATGTCTGAAGCATCTGAGAAGTGTTTGGAACTTGGGCGGTTGCATGGTGAAAAAGTCGTGCGGCAATACATTTCCGAACTGAAAGAGCTCTTCAAGAGCACAGTCAACGTCAAACTCAAAAGAGCAGAATCAAAAACACTTGACGAGCAATGTTCGCACTTGTCGCTATCTGAAAGTGTTGAGATCAAGATGTCAGCAGAAGATACATTGTTTGCTCTGATGGAAGAGTGGTCGCGAGCCGATGTGACCGCTGATTCGCTGGCCTCACAGGTTTATCTTGCCGAGTCATTGGTTGAGATGTCTTGCGATCAAAGTGAAAAAACTGACGACGAAGCTGTGGATGAGACTGTGGCTGCGAGTTCGTTGGATGAAGTTTCGAATCAGTTTCCACTAAACATGCTGCTGGAGATCACCGTGAAACACTACAACGACGAGTATAAAAGTTTGCTTTCGGAACCACAGATGACGTTCATGACAAATTACGTCTCGCTTGACCCGGATCAGTTCGTGGTCAAAGTTTTGATCCCATTGGAAGAACACGCCAAGCGTTCAGTTGGCAAACTATCTGGCGACTCAACGTTTGGTGCTGACCAACTTGAAACTGTAACGACTTTGCTGGAAAGATTTCAAACAGATCGTAGTTTCGTTTCGAACGTTTCTCACCCACAACATTCTGCGGCAATCGATTTCTATCTGTCGTTGATAGATCTCACAGAAAAGATCAACACCAACAAAGGCAATCAAGAAAAATCATGACAGACACAAGAAAACTACTGTTGAGAGAGTTTAGCAGGTTCGAACTAGACAGCGACGAAGAAGTTGAACAAAGGGATGGAGCCCCTCACGACTTCAGCAAGCTCAGGGACGATCAGCCTCTGATTCTGACTGGAGTGATTCAGAGAGCAAACACATTGAATGCAAACGGCCGTGTGTATCCTTTTGAAGTTTTGAAGCAAGAGATAATCAATTATCAGAAGCTCATCAAAGAGAATCGTGCGTTTGGTGAACTAGACCATGCCGAAGAGCCAATCGTGAACATGAAGAACGTTTCACACATGATCAAGAAGGTGTGGATGGAAGGTGACAACGTCAAGGCCAAAGTGCATGTGTTTGATACTCCATCCGGCAAGATCATCAGAGAGATTGTCAAAGGTGGCGGCGTTCCTGGTATCTCTTCTAGGGCTCTAGGCTCATTGAAGAAACAAGGCGACGTCAACTATGTCCAAGACGACCTTCAGATCATCTGTTGGGATTTTGTCTCTGAGCCATCGACACCAGGAGCTTTCATGAAGCTGGCAGAGTCAAAGAAACTGTATGATCCAAATGAAGTGTTCACAAAGAATGATTTGATCTTCAGAGCTTTGAACAACAGCATTTCAATTGCAGAACAGTTCAAGGGAGTTAAGAACAAGAAATGACTACCAACGCACCACCGAAGCCAAAGGCTGCGACAACAACCAAGAATGAGCTCAAACTAATCATCAAGGGTATACTCCTGGAGATGATCTCAGACGGCACACTCCCAGCAGCTATGAAAACGTATGAGACACTAACAGAAGGCGCGAAGCCAGTTTATCAACAGCAACAACATATCAGGCCAGCTCAGAGTCATCCAGGATTTATTTCTGAGCAGCAGAGAGCCGCTATGAATGCCAACGCAGTTTTCGGCGACGACCCGGCCATGGCTGATATATTTGCAGACACTCTTGCCAATGCCCCTGGTGCAATGCTGGAAGAGCAGTCTAGACTAGATGCAATGTTGGCGCATCAGCAAAGACAAATGCCGCCAGTACCAGAGATGGGAGCCGCGTTTCCTAGGAACATGATGCCGCCGAGAGATGAGGCTGCTGTGTCAATGCTGAACGAACAACAAAACATTATTCCAAATGCACCCGCGGCCAACCGCTGGGCTGAACTGGCTTTCAGCAAGAGCTCTTCACCAAAACCAAACCAGCCCGGGTTCCTTCCAGGAAAACGCTGATTAAATAACTTCATCTTCGCCACCAACACACTTAGTTACACCTTGAACAACAGAAAACAAAGGTGTAGCTAAACATGTCATCAACAGTACAATACGAGATTTTCTCGAATCAACCCCAGTTCCAGGACCGGGCATACTCCAGCAACCGTGACGGTGGCATGGGCAGATCCAACACCGTTTCATTGAACCGGGCATATGGCGATAGCCCCATCATCAATGGTCAATACACAATTGAAGTAGCCCGCAGAGTTTTTGCGCAATATGACGGCGAGAACACTCAGTACGGATTTGGAATGTATCGCCGGAACTTCGTCCCAGCCAACGACAGCCGTCCGGAGTATGTTGATGTTCGTAACAAACTAACCACACGAATTGAACCTGGTGGTTGGCCAGCAACTCCATACTCTCCAAACGTCGTTTCTCCGGGTGAAGGCAATGGCAACGAAGCAGAATTGATCGCCGAGGTCGACACCGGAACAATTCCAGTCGGCGCGAGAACTTTTCAGCAGCTCAACCCAGCCCAGCCTGCATACGAGAACCAGAGTGCAGAAGGCATCGGGAACAGTGGCCCAGGAGCTGTCACTGGTCAGGTTCGTACGTTCAGGCTTGGCGTTGGTTCGGGTTATCCAAGAGACAACAGCAATCCTTGATCATTATTACCAACAGAGTAGATTAAATGCCAAAGAAAAGAATCACAGAAAGAGCAGTGCTAGACGCTGCTGAGATCAAGAAATTTGCGTTGCAACGTGCTCAGCAAGAGGTGATGGCCAAGCTCACTCCATCGATCATGAAGAAGCTCGATTCGGAGCTTCGACTCATGGCTGAGCAACAAGATCCATTTGCGGCAGATGCGACACCTCCGGCACCTCAACCCCCAGCCCCAGATGCTGGAGCAGCAGCCCCAGATGCTGGAGCAGCAGCCCCAGATGCTGGAGCAGCAGCGCCACCTCCAGCACCTCCGTCCCCATCACCAGATGCTGGAGCAACAGCGCCAGTGACCCCGGCACCGGCTCCAGGCGCAACGCTGACCGATCCTGCCGTCGCAGCGGCCAGCACACCAATTGGTGCACCGGCAGTGCAGCAAGTGCTGGGTAAGATTGAAACAAATCCAGAGAGTGGTGGCCAAGAGCTTGTCATTCCAATTGATAGTTTGTTTCAACAAGCTGATGCATCGACTGGGACAATTCCGCCAGTGCCACCTGCCGACACTCCAATTGATCCAAGCGCAGTCACTCCTCCCGCGGCAGCGCCAGGAACACCAGAACTGTCTGCGACCCCAGGAGATCCAGGCGCAACTGATTCGGCCGCTGCTCCACTTGCAGAGCGATCAAGCGTGATTCTGTCCGCCATTGACAAACTGCTTGAGAATATTGTTGCACCAAACGTTGTGCCTGAGAGCTCAGCCTCAGCAGAAGTTCCTTCCGTTGGTGAGTCGGTTCTAGATGTTAACAGCGCTGTTGCGACTGCAAACGAAAGCGGCAACAAAATGTATGAGAGTTTCAAAAAGATTCTCACAGCAGCCGAAGAAGTGAGCGCAACTGGCGCTGTTCTGAGCAAGAAAACAGTTGATTCGCTGCGCGAGTCGCTTGCTGGAATGAAGAAGGACAAATTGATCACTGAACGTTTGTGGCGCATGAATACGCACAAACTAGATCTGTTGGAAAACGGAATTAGAAAAGCTTCAAATAGTTACCGAAAAGAAGAAACACAAGAAAATATGGCTACTGCAACAAAACCAAACAAGAAACCACAATCTCTCAAGGATTTCGCACTCAAGCTTTTTGAAGGCGCTGAGGGCTTTGAGAAAGAAGTTGGCAAAGTCGATCCGGCTGGCGACTCAGAAGGTCTGAGCGACGAGCATGCAAAAAAGGCCAGCGGAAACCCAAGGAACGTGAAGGCAGAGCTTGAGAAAGCTCCTTTCAAACACTCAGCAAAAGAGGGTGATCAGGGCAAAGCTCTTCTCGAAGAAATCGAGAAAGAAATCAATGAGCTCATGGCTTCGATGTCGGACGATCATATGATGGAACAAGAAGAAGAGGTTGACGTTGCTGCTGTTTCAACAGATGATGACAGTGAAGAAATGCTTTTGGATGACGAGCCCAGCTCAGACATGTCAGTCGAGGATCCAAATGCAATGACTATCACAATTGATCTCCAGGGTGTTTCTGGGGATGCTGTTGAGAATGTGAACGTTCAGGTCGACGGTCAGCCTTTTGGCGGTGATGCTGCTGATGATGCTGATGATGTTGATGTTGATATGGCTGCTGGGCATGCCGGTGATGAAGATGAAATGATGGTCGTGCAGGAAGTTCGTCGGCTCGTGCGCGAGCAGATGGAAGCACTTGGTTTGAAGACCAAGAAGCCAGCCGCTAAGCCACGGCTAGCAGTGAACGAAGTTGCCGAGGTGACAAAACAACTTGACGAAACTCGCGTTCTGACTGCTCGTTCACTTTTCCTGAACAAAATCTTGGTGAGCGAAGCGTCGCTCACTGAAGCGCAGAAACGTAAGATCGTTGAATATCTCGATAAAGGTTCAACCGTTAACGAGGTGAAAGACATCTATGGGAAGATTGTGAAAGCGATCAACAAAAACAAGGCCAAAACGTCCAAGGCTGGTTCGCTAAACGAATCTGCTGCAAACCTTAATGGCAAAGAGATTCGTCAGGTTTCCGATCTGATGTCTGTTCCAATGTTCGATGCAGATCGTTGGAGCAAACTTGCAGGTATTGGCAAAAAGCACTGATAGTAGGAAAAAAGAAAAAGGATCATTAGTTAGAAACAACTAAAAGGTAAGCATAAGGAAAAACAATGTCTATCACACTCTCACAACTCGCTGAAGGTATCCAGCGCAATGCTAACGGTGGCGTCAGCGACCGTCTAGTGAACAAATGGAAAAAGGTTAAACTGCTTGAAGGGCTTTCGTCCAACGGGCAGCAACTCATGGCGCGACTCCTGGAAAACCAGGCAGTTGAAATGCTCAAAGACGGTGGCCGGATGCTCAACGAGTCGCTCTCACTCTCAACCGGTGGTGCGGCTCTTGTGTCGAGCGGTCAGGTTGCAGGTTTCACCAGCGTTGCATTCCCGATCGTGCGTCGGGTGTTTGCTGGTTTGATTGCTAACGAGATTGTCAGCGTTCAACCAATGTCTCTGCCTTCGGGTCTGTTGTTCTATCTTGACTACACCTACGGGTCGTACGTCGGTGGTGACGCAGGCACAGCAGCAAACAAGTTTGCTACCAGTTCTGATCCAGGCGCTGCGACATATGCTCGCGGGCAATCAATCTACACCAACCCCGTTGGTAAGGAAATCCGCACGTCGGGTTCGTTGGCCGCTGGTGGTCAGTACAACCTGATTGGTCATGGTTATACCAAGGTGAACGTGCAAGGTCAACTTGCAATTGGCCCAGTGATTGTTGGTGCATGGACCGGAGACACTACATGGCTCACTGGTTCGAGCGTCTCTGCTTCGGCAGGGTTCTCGGGCTATAACGCACGTCTTGTGGACTTCAACCCACTCCTGCAAAATGACGTGACCAATGGCGTGATTGACTACTGCTTCCTTGTTGTGAGTGCGTCACAAGTGACCACAGCAATCAACGGCGCAGACATGACAGACCTTGGCCAAGTTGCCGTGACCGGTCTTGGTGCTTCTGGCTCGGTGTTTACATCGGTTCCAGCAACCTACCAGCAAGGTGAAGCACTCCTGAACTTCCGTCAGTTCACCAAGCGTGGTAACTGGACCGATTCCGGGACCAGCTCAACATTCACTGTTGATCCATTCAATGGTTCGCACGTGCTGTTGGCAATGGCTCTTGCAAATGGTTCGTCTGGCCCAAGCCAAGCAAACCTCCCAGGTACCGGTATCGGGGCAGCAGCAACCCGCGTGACTGCTTCTGCCCCTGTTGCAGATACTCTCTCAGTGAACTCTGATGGTTCGACCCTGACCATCCCAAGCTTTGAAACCAACTTCGATGTTGATTCAAGCCCACGGATCCCAGACGTTGACATCAAGGTTGAGTCGGTTGCCGTGACAGCAACAACCCGCAAGCTGCGTGCTCGCTGGTCGCCTGAAATGGCACAAGATCTCACTGCGTACTTCTCAGTGGATATCGAAGCAGAGTTGACAAACCTTCTCTCTGAGATGATCACTCTGGACATTGACCGTGAGATCCTGAACGACCTCTTGACCCAAGCAAATGCTGCAAGCCTATACTGGAGCCGCGCTCCCGGTAAGTTTGTGAACATCTACACTGGTGTTGAAGTTGCTCGTACATCCACCTCGTACCCAGGCCCAGCCTTTACCGGTGACGTGCAGCAATGGTATCAGACACTTGTTGAGACAATCACCAACGTGGCAAACACCATCCACAAGAAGACTCTTCGTGGTGCAGGCAATTTCATCGTGTGTTCACCAGACGTGCAAACGATCCTGGAGCACACCGTGGCATACCGCGCAAACTACAAGATCGATTCCGATGGTCAAGTGCGTGACTCAATGAGCATCGGTCGCGAAGCCGCTGGTACGATCAATGGTCGCTACTCAGTGTTCATCGATCCTTACTTCCCAGCAAACAAGATCCTGATCGGTCTGAAGGGTTCGACCTTCCTGGAGTCTGGTTATATCTATGCTCCATACGTGCCTCTGATCCTCTCCCCAGTGGTGTACGCACCCGAGGATCTGACCCCACGTAAGGGTATCATGACACGCTACGGCAAGAAGATGGTTCGCTCCGACTTCTACGGAACCGTGACAGTTCTCGACACTGCTATTGTGTGAATTAATTGTCCTCTAGTCACTGAGGACAATACATGAACGAAGGAAGGGGAGAAGATGAAAATCTTCTCCCCTTCTGTTTTTCAAGGGATTTATAATGGAACTGTGGTGGTTTTGGATATGGCGCCGTTGCCACTATAAATTGTCCTCTGGGACATCTAAGATCGTTTAGTGACAGGATCAGGAACTACAATGCAAACAATTTATGGCACTCATGCCAACCAGAGCGGCATCTACAGGATCATCAACACAAAAAATGGACGGATCTACATTGGCAGTACGCGCAGATTCAAAGGCAGAGCTAGGAGTCATCGAGCAGACCTAGAAGCCAGCAGGCACAAAAACACATATCTTCAAAACGACTTCAACAAGTGTGGTTCTGAGTGTTTCATCTTCGAAGTGCTTGAGGTAACTGAGAGCAAAGCCGAGATGCTGTTGCGAGAGCAATATTGGATCGATCAACTGTACGACAACCAAAAGAACTGCTACAACTTTCGAAAAGACGCAGCCGATTCTAGGGCAGGGCGTCCGAATAAACAGAAGGATGATCCAACAACGAGCAAGCGTTGCGGTAAAAGATTGCCGGAAGACAATGTAAAACAAAAGGCAGCCGTTCAGCGATACTTTGCAGAGGAATATAGCAAAGAGGACCGCGAGCAGCGCAGAGAGGCTATCCAAAAACACCACGAAGAGCATGGCAAGTATCTTGGGCTGATCCTCACTCACATGGAGGCTGGTGAGCAAGTTGAGGTGAAGGGTTCATTGCGCACGTTCTGCAAGGAACGTGGCTTGAATTACAAAGCCTTTCACCTCCTTGTGAAAGGCAAGATCAAATCATCCAATGGCTGGTTTGTTGGAACAGAGAAACCAGTGTATGTCGAGCGCAAAGGTGAGAAGAGAAAGCCTCTGAGCAAAGAACACAGAGAGAAGATTGCTAAAGGCAGATTTGAAGGAATTGTTCTTGTGAATGATCGCGGCGAAACCCTGACACTCTCCAGAAACATCAAACAGCAAGCCCGTGAATTTGGTTTATACTATACAACACTCCTGAAAGTTATTCACAAAGAAACCAAGTCGGTTGGTGGCTGGCGTCTTGCATCACAGCCATCATCACCAACGGCTCAGACGTCTTCCTAGATTAATTTCTAGAGCCCGTTCTACGGTTTAATGTCTTCTTATCCATCATGGACTCAGAGCCTCCTAGAATTAATATCAGAAGCCTTCCTAAGCCTGTTTGTGTTCCTGCTTGTTTGACAGGTGTTCTGGTGTGTGGTAAGGTAACGGCGAGGTAAACATGGGTGGACTAGCAGGACATTTGCAGCATGTATACGAAGACATTGGTCTGACGTTTGATGAGTTGAAGTCTATTCTGACTGATGCTAGCACCGGACGTTTGGAATCGGTGACAGAAAAGTTGGATGGCCAGAACATCTTCTTTGGGTTTCGTCAAGGAACTCTCAGGTTCGCCAGGAATCTTGGAGATCTGCGCAGAGGAGGAATGACAAAAGAAGAGGTGGATAGGAAATGGTTGGACAAGCCATCTGTTCAGTCCGCCTTCAGTCAGGCTTATGATGTTCTGTCAAAGGCCATAGAGGTTGGTCTTGGTTCTGATGAGAAGGTGAGTGTGTTTGGTGATCATGGTGAGTATTGGTTCTCTGCTGAGATCCTTGCTGTGGTGAACCCAAATATCATTGTGTATGGACAGAACGTGATATCGCCACACAAGTTTGGCGCCAGGAAGTTTAACGAAGCAACAGGCCATCTTGAAGATTCACATGATGATGCCGTGTTTGATAAACTATTAGGCTTGGCACAGAAGATCGATGGTGAGATGGCTGAGACAGGATGGAAATTAAGTGCGCCGGTTGTATATCCTTTGGTCAAACTTGGTTCAAAAGAGCCGCTGAAGGAAGCTCTAGCATCAATTGATGCAATCATGCAAGATGCTGGGATGAATGACAGTGACACTGTTGGAAAGTATATCAAGGTCAAGCTTGGATACTATCTGAAACCATATGGTATTGACGGCTCGATCTCAGATGAACTTGGCAAAAGATTGACCGGTGATGATGACAGAACAGTCAAGATCAACTCACTCAGGAAGTATGCCGCTGACGAAGAGCAATACATTCGGATTGTTGCACTTGACAGGAACAAGAAGAAGATCTTCAAGACAATCACGCAGCCAATTGAGAACGTGATCACAAAGTTTGCTAGTGAGTTGCTTGAAGGATCAAAGAGTATGTTGGTGGTTGACCATAGCGGTGCTGCCGCAAAAGTTCGAACAGAGCTTCAAGCTGCTATTGAGAAGATCAAGTCTTCACCTGATGCATTGGCGGCTCTTGGCGATCAACTAAACAAGTTGCAAGCTGCTGACAGGATAACTTCGACCATTGAAGGCATTGTGTTCCGGAGGAATGGCAAGTCGTACAAGTTCACCGGTCAGTTTGCGCCGATCAATCAGTTGATTGGAGCTTTGAAGTATGGTGGCCGCGGCTATGATGATGAGGAAGGGTTTGTTTTGCGGCGAAAACCCAATGCGGACTCAACAGTCACAATCTTCCCGGGTGCGTTCAAGCCATATCACAGAGGCCATGACAGAGTTGTCAGGCTGGCTTCTATGCAAAGCGACAAAGTGCTTCTTTTGGTATCTGAAAGTGACAGAGAGAAGTCTGGTGAAGTGCCAATCCTAGGCGCTACCATGAGAGAGATCTGGAATCGATATATTCTCAGAACACTCCCAGCAAACGTCATGGTTGAGTTCACAGACAACCCGGTCACCATGGCATATCAGAAGCTGAATGCCTATGACAGATCCGGACAGAACGTTCAAGTGAATCTGTTGGCTGGGGATGAAGACATAGCAAGGTTCAGGCCAGATAGCGTTTCTTTGGATGCCCCTAGGCTAGCAGAACAGAAACTCATTGACATCGTATCGGTTCCTAGGTTCGGAAACGTTTCAGGCACTGACATGAGATCATTCATTGCGATAGGCGACACACAGAAGTTCACTGCGAACCTCCCAGATGATCTCAAGAATGTTGGCCGTGAAATATTTGAGATGATCAGGACTTCTGGTTTGCGGAGAGTGAAGGAGTTGCAAGCGAACAAACAGGCAATGGTCAAACCAAGAGGAATAAAACCAATCACTGAGATATTTAACTCCAATACTACCATGGCTATAACAAACAGGAAACCAACAACACCAAGCAACGTGAAGATGAACATGAAAGACCTTGCCAAGCTGATCAAACAATCACTCAAAGAATCTCTAGCAGAGGTGTCAACTGTGAAAGAAGATGTCGGTGCTGCAATGGCAGACGATGCGGCTGCTGCTGATGATGCCGAGGCTGCTGACCAAGAGATGGTGATGGAAGCCATTGCTGCTGCTTATAAAGCAGGTCTGAAGAAAGGCCGCGAACAAAATCAACGTCGATCTCTGCGTGAAGCCGCCGACGCGGTCACCGCCGACGCGGAGGACAAATTGAAGAAATTACTGCATCGCGCGCGCATGGGGGACGAAATGTTTGATGTTTTCCAATTCAAGCGCATCGTGGCGCCCCTCCTTCCTAAAGGAACTCCTGCGCTCCATGCACTGAACCGGGCGGCTGAGGGAGTGCTACAAAAGCATCAAGAAGATCCAAAACGTTTTCCTCGCGTGCTTGACCTTTCTGAGTATGGCACAGACGAGTTTGTCAAACTTGTAATTAAGGTTCGTGATGAGTATCTGCATGCTGAAGCGCAGGCTGAGCGCGATAAGATGTACCAAAACCGCCAAATGACTATGAAAAAATGATCTGCTATGCCATCTGTAGTTAGTGCTACTAACTGCCATGGCTCCTCCTCCATCGATTACCTTCAACACAACTTTGCGGCCAACACCATTTGGTTTCTATGATCGGTACTCGCTGTTTCAGAGCGATGCTGACAACATGGTCACATTTGTTCTCAGAATGCTTGGGGAAGACGTCTTAGGTGTTGAGCTCACTAAGCAGATGATCTGGGCTTGTTTTGAGAATGCTACTCGCGAGTTCAATGGCAAGATGATCGAGTACCAGAACAAGTCAAACTTGACTTCGATCCTAGGCATGCCAACTGGAAGTTTAGATGCCAATGGAAACAACAACATCAACATCTCCGACATGTATGTCCAGCAGAACCTTGAGTTCCTGAACATGCTTGCTGCACCTTATGCTAGCATCGTTGGTTTTGGTCAGTCTGAGCAGTCGTACATGGGCTATATCCATCTCACCACTGGGAGACAGGAATATGACCTCTATACTGACTTGGTAGACGTTAGCGGTTCAAGCATCTGGGCTCAGCAGCCAAGCGGCTCTGTTGGCGGCATGGAAGTTGTTGAAGTTTTTCATGGGCCACCAGCGCAGTACATGTTCAACAGCAACCTTGCATCGAACTTTGTTGCTTCTGGTTTGCCTGTTGAGAGCTGGATTCCAGACACTAGGTTCTATGTCCTTCCATTATTTGAAGACGTGCTGAGAGGATCGATGCTCAAGGAGGCTCAGAAGATCAGAAGGTCGCACTACACCTACAAGATCTCTGGCCGCAAAATCCGGATCTATCCAGTGCCAAACAACTTGCGTCTTGGCTATTACGACAGAGTTTGGTTGCGTGTGAGGTTTTCATCATCTCCATTTCCGACTCTAGCCAACTCATTGGTTAACTCTGGATCTTCATATCAAGTCTATGGGTCCGGATCGGGTGGAACGTTCCAGCAAGACAAGATCTATGGCGTGAATGGTCCATTCAATTCGCCGTTTGGGCCTTTGAACTACAACAGCCTGAACATGTGGAGCAGGAACTGGATTGCGCAATTCACCCTAGCTTTGAGCACGGAATTGCTTGGCAAGGTGAGAAGCAAGTTCAAGAACATTCCAATACCCGGTGCAGAACTCCAGTTGGACGGTGATGATCTTCGTTCTGCTGGGAGAGAGCAACAGGAGAAACTGCTCACGTCGTTGAAAGAGACTCTGGATGGTTTGACGTACGACAAACTAGCAGAACAAGATGCTGCCAAGGCAGAGTCAATGGTGAAACAGCTATCCTTCACGCCAATTCCCCCAAAATATGTCTTTTACGTCGGATGACGGGCTAATAATAGAAGGAACGAAGCATGGCTAGATTGTTCATAGGTCAGAAAGAGATGCAGTTCATCAACGACATCACGAAAGAGTTTATCAGCGATGCTGCTGGCCAGTTTATTCTCTATATCCCGGTGTCAACTCTGAACAGTGCTGTGCACCCTGTGTATGACGAAGCACCAGAGAAGATATTCGACAATCCGATCAAGATTCCTGCTTTGGTTGGTCAGCCTGAGTGGGTGTCTAAGAACACGGCATTTGGACCACAGCTTGAATGCAAACTGGAAGTTCTAATTCAGGTAAAGGATCTAGACGACAAGAAGATCACACCATCGGAGGGTGACATGTTCATGTTTGATGATACTGTGTATGAGATCCTGACCATGGTGAACACTAACAATATCTTTGGTATGGCTGAGTACGATCTGGCGTGGAAGCTGACTGCGAAGTCTGCAAGACTTAGCCAGCTTGATCCAAACACTATCAAGAACCTGCCAAAAACACCGTTGGTCCCTGGTGATACTCAGATGACATTTGAGCAAACACGTGGGCTAGCAGAAACATCGGATGGTGTGCCGACTGGGGATGTGAGAGAGATGCGACAACGGCTTGGTGGGAACATGGCAGACATTGCTTTGGGTACTGGGCCTAGGAAAGTAGCGCCTGACGAAAATGCTGCTAATCCAAACGAAAAGGTTACGACGTTTGTGAACAACCCTCCACCAGCGAAGGCAGGAATCTATGACTGATAGTTTCAATGGTGCAAACGACGACAACAAACTGCCGCTATCACCTCCTGGAAACGTCGTAAGACAAAATGTTCCTAGGCTTGGTGGCTATGTTGAGCAGATTCCAACAGGCTATGCTCTGGCCAATGATGATACCGGGCTAGATAACATAATTGGTTCTACCGGATCATTCTGGATTCCATCATGTGGAATTGAAGATGTCGACATTGCAGTCGTTGAGTTGTTCGATCAGACAATAGGGTTCAGAAATTTCTCATCTGCGCAAGGATCTCAAAGACAGTTCGCGCTACCAAAACCATTCGTCAAGTTTGCTGGTGGTGAGAGGTTCGCTGTCGCCAAGAAGCTGAAACCGTTCAGAGACAGGAACGGCGTTCTGATCCTCCCAGCCATTTCTGTCAGAAGGACCGGTTTGACTCAAGAGTCGCAAGCCACATTCCTCGGAGAGATGACAATCAAACGGCCTTATGCAGAGATCGACGACAACGCCCTCCAGGCTTTATTAAATCCACTTGGGCTGCAAAACCTTCCGACTACCCAACCAGACACTTACAGGGCAAATAAAAACAACCTAGCGAGCAATCCTGCGATACGCCAGGGCATGCTGCTGGCTAGTGGATTAAATCCGGGCGATCACATCTATGAGATCATCAAGATTCCATTTCCACAGTCGTTTGATGCGAAGTATGAGATCGTGTACTGGACGACAGAGGAGATGCACATGAACTACCTGATTGAAGCAACGCTGGCATCGCAGCTAGCACCCGGGAAGAGTTTCTATCTCAAGAGCTCTAAAGGTTATTGGTTCAATGCTGTGTTGGATTCCGAGATATCTTCGGGCAACAACTCTGATGACATGACAGACGAGGAAAGAATTGTCAGAAACGTTTTCACGATGACAGTCAGAGGTCTGCTTGTCGCTCCTACTGGCCCAGGCCAGAAGACTGCAATCAAACGGTATATCTCAAATCCTTCTGTGGTTTTTGAAACATCGATGGTTGGCGGCACTGAAGGAATCAAGTCAGAACGTGACTCATCTTTGTATGACATGACCAAAGAGGATCAGATGACTAAGTTCTCTCTTTCGCAAGATGTCGAAGAGACACCACTGAATGATCAATCCACAAAAACACTGAACCAACAATTCCTCTTCAAGAAGAATGGCAGATTTGTTAAGGAGATGAATCGAACACAGAAACATGGTGAAACCGTGTACACAGCGTCTGATTTACAAACGCTGAATGACTTCTTCATCGATGGCAGCAAAAACAAGAGAAGACGTCAGTAAACAGATCGTCTAACTAATTATCCGGCCTTAAGCTTGTTGGGCGGCATGCCGGATTCCCATACTCTGTTCCATACTTAGAGACTGAAAAGTAAATAAGGAACAGTGTAAAACATGGGTAATATGACATTCAAAGCTCCTGGGTATTTCGACCAGGAATTCGATCTAACTGAGCGCGAAGCTCTTGTCGGCGGTATCCCAGCTACCGTGATTGGTGCTGCAAAACGAGGTCCAGCTTTCGTGCCGGTGACTGTTGGCGGCATCGATGATTTCAAGAACGCGTTTGGCGATCTAGATCCTGCGCTGCCTAGCGGATATGCGGTCGAGAAATATTTTGCCGCAAAAGAAAACGAGCTAGCATCACTAAACTTTGTCAGGGTGCTCGGCTGCGGCGCCAACTCAAGTTCTTCTGACATTGAGATGACAAATCTTACCGGCATTGTGACAAACGCTGGGATGTCTGTGATCTACGATGGGACGCCGTTTGTTAGCGGCGCCCGCCCAGGCGTTGCGCAGTTCCTGGTAGGAAAACACACCGTTTCAACCGACGAAGCGTTTGGTTTCCCAGAATTCACTAACAACAACAGTGTCTCAACAGATCCAAACCTTCTACGAGCTGTTCTGTTTTCCACAACCGATGCACGTTTCATGGTTATGAGTGGATCAACCGCTGTTTCTTACGACCCAACCACCTTTGCGGCCGGAACTAACAACTATGAAGCGGCACGTGTTGGAACAGAAGGATTACTCGTTGATTGTTTCAAGATCATCATTTCCTCATCGGCAGGTGCCAGTTTTGCTAGTGATGATGGATATCCAGGGCTCCGAATTTTGACTGCTAGCTTGAACCCAAGCTCAGATTTTTATGTCGCAAAAGTCCTGAACACGAATCCTGATAGTTTTGCAGAGAAAAAGCATATGCTTTGGATGCACTTTCCTGTTGACGCTGAGGTCGCAGCGCTGAGCTCTAGCGCCACCGTTGCGACTGTCGCAGTTTTGTCCGGTTCGCAATACAACAACGACGCCAACCTCATGGATTGGTCAAGTATTTTTGGAACTTACGAAGCAAGGTATACTACGCCAAAAACACCATGGTTTATTTCACAGCCTTTTGGCAGTGTGGAATATGATCTTTTCAGAGTCTACTCACGAGACGATGGCGAGTATGCAAACAACAAAGTCAAGGTCAGTATCTCTGACCTTCGGGCTAGCACGGATCCTAACACCGAGCACGGAACGTTCACTCTTCTTGTGAGAGCATTCAACGATACAGATACCAACCCGCAGATTCTAGAAACGTTTGGCAATCTGTCGCTTGATCCTAGAAGCTCAAATTATGTCGCAAAGATGATCGGTGACATGGCCGTGTCTTTCAACTTCGACGCTGAGGACGCATCAGACAAGAATATTGTTCTGACTGGCAAGTACAAGAACCGATCGAAATATATTCGAATCGAATGTGCAGCAAAACTTGACGCCATGGAAGTTCCTGCAAAAGCACTTCCATTTGGTTTCAGAGGCTACAACGTGCTCTTGACAAACAGTGCATTGAACGACACAACTGGCAGTATTCCACTGAACAAAACCAGGATAACAGGCGTTTCTGCTTCAACAAACCCGGGCGGTGCAGCTCTTTCCGGGTCTATTGTGCCACCGATTCCATTCAGGTTCACGGTGACTAGAAACGATCTGGCAACAAGCGGTGCTCCAGGAGCTCCTGGTGTGCAAACTGTTGTCGATGGCAGACTGTTCTGGGGTGTGAAGTTTGAGAGAAACAACAACGTCCTGAACACAAATGCCGTGGTTGAACCAAACCAGATCGTTGAAAACTTTGCAAAGTTTTCAGGAATTGAAAAACTGGATGCTCTCGTGACAGGGTCTGCCGCAGATATTCTGAACAACAACAAGTTCTCGCTGGCCAAGGTTGCACTTGGAATCACATCCCTGTCGAACCTCACCGGCTCTGCCGCAGCACACATGAGAGATACGGCTTATCTGCGCAATGCTACATTGAATCCAAACACGTACGTTGCAACCAACTTTGGCAACAGAATAACTTTGGCATCAGTTCTAAACAGCGGTTCTGCCGTTCAGTTCAACAACTTTTCCGGCTTTGCTAAGTTTACTGCATTCATGGCTGGTGGCTGGGATGGTGTTAACATCTTTGACAAACAGGCCAGACGTTTCAGCGACCAATCCACATCCACTGAAGTCAACTTGACACAAGATGGTTTGGCAAGCGTTGCGTACAATTCACCGGGCGCAGCGGCAGGTACTAACTGGACTGGTGTCGGTGCAGATAACAGCGCTGTTGTTGCATATCGCACCGCAGTAGATGTTGCAACAAATCCCGCGGTCAGCAACTGCAATATCATCACTATTCCAGGGCAGCGTGATCCTTTGGTTACAAACTATGCAATGGAGAAAATCGCATCGTACGGCCTTGCAATCTATCCAGAAGATATTCCGCAATATGATTCTACTGGGACTGCAACTGGTAGAATCTTTGATGGTCAATCATCTGGTACGCCTTCTGTTGTGCAGACGTCAAACGCATTGATTTCTAGGGCGCTTGATACAAGTTATGCCGCGGCCTATTTTCCAAACTGCACAATTGAAGACAGCGTCACAGCACGTCGCCTATCGGTTCCAGGAAGCGTTGCCGCTTTTAGTGCGTTTTCCTATAATGACAGAAACAAGTTCCCATGGTTTGCCCCAGCCGGGTTTGATCGCGGTTCTCTTGCATTCGTCAAACAAACTGCTGTGAAGGTTAACCAGGCAGACCGCGACCGTCTGTATGATGCACACATCAACCCGATCACCAAGTTCCCCGGCACGAACTATGTGTTCTTCTCACAGAACACGCTGTTGCAAAATACCAACTCGGCTCTGTCGAGCATCAACGTTCGCAGGATGTTGATTGAGATCAAACGACAGATCATTGAAATTGCTAACCGGTTGATGTTTGAACAAAACAACGAAACAACAAGAAAACTGTTTATCGATCAGGCTACTCTGGTGTTGTCAGCAGTACAGAACAATCAGGGGATTGAGAAGTTCAGTGTGATCTGTGACACAAGGAACAACACACAGAACGATATCAGTTCGAACAGGATGAATGCAAGAATCGCAGTGATTCCAACGCGTGCCGTTGAATACATCCTCATGGACTTCGTCATCACGCCATCAGGCGTGTCATTCGAGTGACAATTACTTTTCCCCACTGATCCCTTTGGCCATGTCTACTTATCGTCAATTAAACGGTAAAAAGACATGGCAATATTTCAAAGCCCAGGCGTTAACGCCACAGAAACAGACCTAAGCGCTCCAGTGGTGCGTAATCCCGCAGGCACACCACCTGTTGTCATTGCTCCAACTGTGAAAGGACCAGCATTCGTACCAACACAGGTCACATCGGAACCTGACTTTGTTTCTACTTTCGGTAAAGACAATGTCAATACTCCGCTGGGATATCTGTCTGCACGTGAGTGGTTTGCAAACACAACTGTTCCACTCGTACATATTCGCGTTCTTGGTGTCGGTGACGGTTTGTCGTCTGATGGCAACGGTAGAACAACAAACGCAGGGTTCGTCGTTGGAGCTCAGCAGCCGGTTGAAGCTTCAGGTGGCGCTCTTGGCAACAACCCATATGCAAATGCAAACAGTGTAACTGGCAGCACCTATGTCCTAGGTTGTTTCATGAGTGAGTCTGCCGGATCGACTACCTTGTCTGAAGCTGGGCTTCAAACATCAACTGCATCGACACCAATTGTTCGTGGAGTTCTGATGGCGCCATCTGGTGTCATTTTGCGTCTTTCGTCTGCTGCACAGGTATGCGAGCCGCCCGATTCCACGTTTGTTCCAACTGAGTTGGTTTTCTCCGGATGTTTCACCGGTTCTATCAATCTCAATGCTGGCGCTCAGAGTTTTGTGATGCTTCTGAATGGTCACAAAGGCACTGACTCTGAATATCCAAATGTCATAACAGCTTCGTTTGATCCTTTGGCTGGAAATTATTTTGCGAACGTCTTCAACACCGATCCACTGAAGATGCAACAGGCAGGCCACTTGCTTTGGTCTAGGTTTGACGTACCAAGTGCATTCGCGGTACCAACCGGTTCTGGCGTGGTTGTTGCTGCTTCTGGATCAGCTTTCGGGGCAGGTCTTGAAAACATTGCATTCTTGACACCAAGCTCCGGCTCTAGAGGAATCCACACTTCGAGTGTCGATTCAACTGTGACGCCAAACTATGAGAACTTCCGTTATGCATTCAAGACTGCGTTCTCACCATGGGTGATCTCCCAGAACTTTGGTGGGGACTATGTAAACCTGTTCAGGTTTCATGCACTCACAGATGGTTCTAGCGGCAATGAGCTGTTCAAGATCTCTATCATGAACATCCAGCCTGCTACGGAAACACAGCCATTTGGTTCTTTCGACGTGCTTGTTCGTAGCTTCTCTGACACTGATCAGAGCATGAAGATCTTGGAGCCGTTCACGAACTGTAACCTGAATCCGGACAGTCCAAACTATATTGCAAGAAAGATTGGCACTGCTTATCAACAGTTCAACTTCGAAGCACCGGAAGCAGAACAAAAGATCTTGTCTTTTGGAGACTATGCAAACGTTTCGCGATATGTTCGCGTTGAAATATCTGATGATGTTGCCAGTGGCGATGTCTCGAACACTGCAATCCCATTTGGTTTCAGAGGGCCACAGCATCTTGTGACTGCCGGTTCAAGCAGCCTTTACAATGTTCGTCAAGGAGATCTCCTTCGCCCAGCATTCCCATATTTCAACACTGCGACAACCGGCGAGTTCCCACTCTACAAGTGCGTTCAGCCTCCTGTGCCGATGCGTGCAAACATCAAAAAATCAACAGCATCATCTGGCGTCGACACAAACATATTCTGGGGTGTTCAGTTCCAAAAGCAAGTTTCTCCGACCGAGCCAAACAGCAGCGCTCAGTTGAACCCAAGCATTGCTAGCTTTGCTAGGTTCTACCCAAGTGACCCAGATTCGACCAATGTTCAGTTCGCCGTGTTTGATAGCGTTGGCCAAGCTGTGACAACTGCATCTTGGATTCTAGACAGTGACCGTTTCAACTACAACATGTTCTCGCTTGAGAAAGTGAAAGTTGTTACGGGAAGCAATGGTTTGCCATCGACAAGCACAGCAAACCTCCTCAACTGGGCCTATGTTCGTTCCGGATCTATCCCAGCGGTCGAAGCAACAAAAACAAGAGCGCTGACCGTAGATGACTTGAACGGAAATGCTTCTGTTCAAGCGTTGGCAAAATTCAGTTTCTTTGTTGAGAGAGGCTGGGATGGCGTGAACATGTTCAACCGCGACCAAGCCTTTTTGACAAATGCTGCTGTGAGCCAAGAGATCACGCAAACAACGCGCGGTCTGACCAGCGGGCCAACCGTCCAGAGCTATATGAAAGCTTTGAATCTTGTTTCTGATGTCAACGACCTGGATGTGCAACTCATGACAATACCAGGGGTTCGGGTTCCATATGTCACCGACTCTGCCATCAACGTTGCTGAGAATGATCGTTTTGATTGTTTCTACATCATGGATACTGAGCAATATGACACTCTTGGTAACAACCTGACAGGTTCATACACAAATATCAGCGTCAACCAAACAGCACAGAATTTCGTGACTCGCGGAGTTAACAGCAGCTTTGCTGCCACGTATTTCCCAGATGTAAACATCAGAGTCAGCAATGGCACTGTGTACGAGAAGATGCCCGCATCTGTAGCAGCACTTGGTGCATATGCTAAGAACGATTTTGTTGGTCAGCCATTCAATGCTCCTGCTGGTTATAACAGAGGCACACTCGCCAACGTTTCCAGTTTCGCAACAAGTTTGAACCAAGCCAACGCAGACACGCTCTACGTCGCAAGGATCAACCCAATGCTTTCGAAACCGGGCGTTGGTTCTGTGATCTGGGGTCAAAAAACACTTCTGAACTCTGAGAGCCTACTCAACAGAGTCAATGTGCGCAGACTGATGATTGCTATCCGCAGAGACATTCGCAAAGTTGCCTCAAGGTTTATCTTTGAACCAGCCCGCGAAGCAACACTGACGGCGTTCAATCAAGCAGTGCAGCCAATCCTCCAGCGCTATCAGGCTGCTGGCGGTGTCGAGAAATACAAGATCAGCATTGATACTTCTACCACAACACAGGCAGACCTGGACAACAAAACCCTCAAAGGCAAGATCTTTGTGGTTCCAACAACTGCTATCGAGTTCGTGTCGTTGGATTTCGTTGTGAGCAACAGAGACAACTTTGTTCAATGAACTGATTAGTTAAACGAGAAATACAAGGAAGAAACAGTAAACAAATGGCTCAAACACTATCAGTCCCAGAGATGCTCCCGGCAAAAGTAATGCCACATCTCAAGAACCGGTTCGTGCTGGCGATCGAAGGCATCGATGCCTATATGATCAAAACAGCAGCACGACCAGAGATCACCATAGAGGAGATCAAACTTAACTGGATCAACAGTAGCAGATATATCGCTGGCAAAGCAGATTTCTCGGAGATGAGCGTCACACTGATCGACTACATCTCTCCTTCCACGGCACAACAAGTCATGGAATGGGCTCGCCTGTGCTATGAGCCGGTGTCTGGTCGTGCTGGCTACCCAGACTTCTACAAACGCGACATCCAGCTCAAGATCCTTGATCCAGTTGGAACCGTTGTGCAGCTCTGGGACTACAAAGGTGCTTGGTGTAAATCAATCAACTTTGGTGAACTCAGCATGGAAGAAGGCAACGCCGTTCAAGAAATCACACTCGGAATCCGCTACGACATGTGCGTGATGCAGTATTAAAGGCGCTATTCGACTTAGCTGTGCTACAACTGTTCCTCTGATAATCATCTCAAAAACAACTTCCTCATTCGCTACTACAACTACTTGACAAAGACCTGGGCATATGCTAGGTCTTGTCTTGTTGCCATCCTCTCTTGTTGTTAAGCTAGATCACATGGCAGCAACACAATCATCATTAAACAAAAACATCCGGAAAGGTCACCAGAGGTGGTTTGGCATGTCGAGCAGTACAGTATCAGACACTCACTTAGAGGCGCTTGTTATTCCATTAGCGGCTGATGAGGATATCCTGGCAGAGCTGCGAGCAACCAATGTTCGCAGGCTCCTAGATAAAGTCCTAGACGCCTTTGCGTGCAGACACAGATGGGATCTGGTCCTTCCTCATCCGGAGAAGTGGAACCGGTGGGATTTTGTAAACTACAGGACTCTGATGCCAGATATTTCTGTATTTCGCAGAAGGATTGCCAATCAGTTGCAATGTGACAAGTGTGGTGAGTGTATGGATGTGTCTAGCTGGGAGGAGGATGCGGCCAGATATTTTTTTATGGGTAGAAGGTACCTTTGGGTTAGTCGTGTTTATTTTGAATTGATGGCGGCGAACAGCGACATTCACTAGATGGTTTTGTATTTAAGGCCATAGTAGTATAAACCATGGCTAAGAACAAACAAAAAGCAAATATCAAGAAACAACAAGTGTCGAAGCTCGCATCATTTGTGAATGAGCGTCGCTCTGCAACCGTCAGAGAGATTCATGCTGTTATAACCGAGCTGAACACCAAATCTAAAGTTTTGTCTGAGAGCAAGAACCAAGTTGGTGCGGCTCTCTATGCCACATCGCGATTGGAAAAGTTGAACAAACTTGTGGAGCGTCATGCTGTGCTTCACTTCATCGCTGAAGCTTCTCTAGCAGACAACGAATCGATTGCAAAGTTTGAAGCAATCAAAAAAGCAATCGGTGTTCTTCTAGCTGCCAACTCGGCCAATGGTGGAAATGAGCTTAAACGCTGGTTGATGAACGAGCTTCAGATTGGCGTCGTTGCAAGTGCGCTGGATAAACTGAATATGTCATTCGACCATCCAGCCAAGCAGTTTGTTCCAAAGGGTGATCCACTTGCTTCTAGGCGAGCACCAACGGCCACTGCGGCTGGCCGTGGAATGGGCGGGAAAACAACTGCATTTTTTGAACAGGTTGCGCACATCGAAGACCCTGACAAGCTCCTGAACATTGTAGCTGAGCGACTTGGCGAAGCCATGAAGTTTTTCGAAGCATATGGTAAGCTCTTTGGTGATGAAGCGACAGTTCAGAAACTTAAGACAACTACTGCTGGCCCTGCAAAGACTGGCATGTTTGCAAAGATTGGCAATGCTCTGACTGGTAAAACGACACGTGGTGCAATTGTCAAGAATGCATTCAAAGGAATCAATAACTTTGATGCCGAGAAGTTTGGTCTAGAGCTGACCGACGATGTGATCGCAAACAACGTTCGCGCCGAAGCTCAGATCTTCAACATCCTTGGAGACATTCCTGAGTTTTTTGCCGCAAGCAAATCAAAGCTGAAAAACACAATTGGACAAAGCTTGGGCGGTTTCCTCTCTGGTTATGGACAACACTCCGGTGTGTTCAGCAACCCAGCCATGGCACGTTGACAGATCCACCCACATCATGCTAGGCTGGCTGTATGAATACGGTGCAGCCATCCATTCCAATATTCTATTCTCAAAATCAATCAGTTCCGTTAACGGTTGAAGTTTCGGCGACTAGTCCTTCGGCGCACAAACCCGCCATGGTGGTTGAAGAAGCTTTGCGGCGATACCCTGACAAACTAAGAATAGTTGATTTCCAGCCTCTGACGAGAGAAGACATCAAACAAGCACATGATTCGGATTACGTTGATGGAGTGCTGAATTCATTAGTCGAGAATGGTTTTGGGAACAAACTCCCAGAAGTTGCTGCTGCATTGCCATGGACCAATGGTAGTCTGTTTGCTGCTGCAAATCATGCACTATACAACCAGACAATGGCCATGTCTCCAACGAGTGGTTTCCATCACGCTTGCTATGACAAAGCAATGGGTTTCTGCACTTTCAACGGCCTGATGATTGCAGTGTTCAAACTCTGGGCAGAGCAGATCACACGCGATGTGAAAACGTTCGGAATCATTGATTTTGATGCGCACTACGGAAACGGCACGCAGGACATCATTGAAAAGTTTGACGTCAGCAGGCACTGGTTGGTGCATGAAACCTTTGGAAAGTATGCCAAGAAACAGATCGACTACGAGCCATGGCTAGATCAACTACCTGATTATCTGGCCACAAAGTTCAAGGGGTGTAGTCTATTGTTCTATCAAGCTGGCGCCGATCCACACATCGATGACCCATATGGTGGGTTCCTTACCACAGAACAGATGCTGAGACGAGATCAGATCGTGTTTCAAATGGCCAAATACTTCAAAGTTCCAATTGTCTGGAACTTGGCCGGTGGATATCAGACACCGGCCAACAAGGTGATTGATCTGCACATGAACACCTTCGAAGCTGCCTTTGCCTCTCAGTTCTAGTTAGCAGATAATACAATGAGTAAATTCAAATCATTAAAACAGCTAGTCAAAGAAGCCAGGGATGCTGAAGCGGCAACTCTCAGCGGCGGCTCCGCTAAAGATCTTGGAGCATATTTCAAGAAAGTCACTACGTTCCTCAATGACACTTCTGAGAAAGCCTCGAAGTTGATCGAAGAAGGTGAAGAAGCAACCCGTGAGCCATTGTTTGGTTCCGGCTCAGAGGAAGAACGCAAACGTGTGATGCTCTACACAGTTGAGTTTTTGAAGAAAGTTCGAACGTTCTTAGCTCAGAGTAGCTCTCAACTTCGAAAGATCATCTGAAACAATGACTCTTGGAATTTTCATGAACGCTCTGAGTTTGCTACTGGCGTTTGGTGTGCTAGGTGCTACACTGAACATAAAGAACGAAAACAAACAGAAATAACTGTTTGGTGTATTATTACGTAATGGATTGATATGTCAGCACCAGAACTACAAACATACGTCAAGAGAAACGCCATCCGATCACAGGCTGGGATTGTAAGCAGCTTTGTAGATTTGAAATTGCACGTGCATCAGATGGTGCCTGCCGCAAAATTCATCACAGAGAACGTTGGTCGTTCTGTAGATATTGTTTCATTTGACGTCTCAGCCCTTCAGTCTGAGCAACGTGCATTGCTTAGTCGTGTTATGAAAAGCTCAGGCTGGGCGCCCGTTCTTGTCAGCGCTGTAAAATAACTCAACTTCAGCCTCTTATTGTTATTCATCAGTAACATGAATAGCAACGAACCACCATCAGTGTTCCTACCAGGAATGCGTCAACCACAACAACACAGCCATCACACAACCAAGCAGCGGACGCAATCCCCAGCATACGACAGATCAATTGATCCTGGCGATCTACAGGCAATGCTGATGAAACGCATCATGCAACAGCAAAATGGTGCTAGCACCGATGCCGTTGCTCCACGGCTAGCATCCTCAAACAACTCAGCTACGCTTTATCCGGGGTATTCAGTCTACCGCTGCGTGGATGAAGATCATAAATTGATGAGGGAGGTTGGAAGAACAGATCAACTTGGCCACCTTGACCAGTTCATCGTTGCAGAGAACATTGTTCAAGGTTTGATCCTTGACAGCAACCTGTCAGTCATAGACTTGGGCAAGGAAGGTTCCGGAGCTCGAAAGATCAATCTTGTACCAATCAAGACGCCACCAATGAGCAACATGGGTACTTTGTTTGTTGAAGAGGCGGCTGTTAATCGATCCAATGGCCGTTCTTTGTTCGGACAGCCGAGAAGAGTTGGAAATTTATTGATCGACTAGAGCGAATATAGGACGGCTTTGTGAGGGTCAGCGTACGGGCTGTGTGATCTCGTCAATCCGTTTGATGTGAATGTCGGTGCGGTTTGTCTCGAACTTAACCACTTTGTTTGGAATATCAAGCGATTGAAGGTTGATCACGAGCGCTGGTTGGCCCTCGTCAACTTTCTTGTAATCAATCACGCTGTAGTCTCCGTTGAGTTCGTTGGTCATAGGCACAGCGGCAAATCGCAACAGGAGTGGTTTGCCAGCTTTGCTGTTTTCAAGTATCGGGAGCAAGCAGTCATAAACCTTCTTTGGTTGATTGGCCGTTGCATGCACCCGAGCATTGGTCAACTGAGTTCGTTGCTGGATGAAGCTCGATTTCTCAGTACCTGCGCCGTCTGCCGCAGTTGGCGGTATAGTCGCAGTTGGGCTGACAGCATCCAGGTTATTGACACCAGACATTGATCGTGGCTTAGGTACTTTTGGTGCAACACTCGTTGTGGGTGCGGCGATGATTTTCTTGATCCTAGTGTCGTCGGTCTTTTTTGCCGCAACAGCTTTTATCTCAGTTTCTGCTTCATAGATCAAACGGCCTTCGATGCTGAACTTTTGAACCATTGGCCATGCGCTGGTTCCGAAACATCGATCGGCAATCACAACACGGTGTTTTGGGTCTTCGATTGGCACATCAGGCATCAGATTGCCAGCCATGTCAACTGCTATAACATTCAGTGTTCCGCCACGACCGCGACCTGATTTGATCTCGGTTACCCGGTATTCACCAGAAAGTACAGCAGCCTCACTCCCAGGTTTGAACTCGACTTGAAATTTCTGTCCTGGCGCTAGTAGTTGTACGTATTGTTTGTCTTCTGCTCCCATTGTTTCCTATTCTTCTTGTCCTTGGTAAATTGTTCTGTAGGAGCGCGTACCATGTCCGAGAAACCAGATCGGTGTTCCAGATAGGCTGGTCTTGAACCAGACCCCATTGGCGCACTGAACAGTTTTGCTGATCGACACAGTCGTTCCAGCAAAGATTGTTTGTTGCAGACCAGTGTGAGTAACATCTTCCTGCATCACGTGGTTGAATGACGTGATGTGCTCAGGAAATGCTCCAGTTTTACCGGTATTCTCTCGTTTGTTAACGTAGCGAAATCCACGTTCAGGCATGTGTACATGCTCCTTTCACACAGAGCACCTTAGCACATGCACCTCCTACCTGTCAAGTCGCGAGATGATAACCTGCATTCCGTGCATTGTTATTGTACGTTATGTCAACGGATCTAGAACCACAGGCAACCTTGATGTCATTTCTAATGGAAATGGATGAATTATCAGAAGAAGGGCAAAGACAGTCTCTGATTGGCAGGATGACTGATCGTTTCAAAGCTGCTTTTGATTCTAGAAAGAGAACAATGCCACATCCTAGCACGGTTGCAACCACGGTGCCAGATGATGGTAGAACAAGCATACCATCGCCGACACCAAATGATCCTTTCTTCAAGAAAATCATGAACGGTGCACTGGCAATTGTACTTGAAAGACCGGAGATCATAGCAAAGATCTGGGGGATTGATGGAAAAGAAAACCAGTATGCATTTTTTCGTTCGGTGTATGATCCACAGAGCAGGCAATCTGTGATGCGAAGGCTCCTGAACGGATTCAAAAGTTTGTTTTGCGGCGAAAACACGCTCGGACAACAAGAATGGATCAAGGTTCTTAACGTTGCCAACCAACTAAGCACAGACAAAGTCATCCCATCCACGCTGTTCAACAAGATGATCAAGCTCTACCAGTACCAAGTCCAAGGAAAGAAGACGCCAGAGAATGTGGCTGCGATCAAAGACGTATGTCTGAACGAAGAGAATGATTCTGCTATTGGTCTTGGTAAACTGCTCTGGTAGTTACTAGTAGAATTACCAACGGCAAACCATGACAAAGAAAAAAGATAACGACCATCCGGAGCTATATACTTCAGATGCACACGATGGAATCATTCGTCGAGCTCTGAGAGAAGCACTGAACAATGCCGGAGTCAAGATCCCAGAAAAACAAGCTGTGATCTCTGCGGCAAAATCAATGCTGAACGAAGCTGTCGCTCTGATGCCTAGAGTGTTTCAACAGCGTTCTGATTTCACTAGTCCAACCACGAAAGAGTTGCACGAGAAGCTCTACAACATCTACATTGCGTCTTTCAACAAGGTGAGTGCCAAGCTAGATTCTGTGCAAAGGACGTCGGACAACACACTGAATCCAAACGTTTCTGATTTCAGAGCTCTTAAACTTGAAGAAGTGCACAACATGAACGGCGTGAAGCTGCATGAACTTTATTTCACTAACTCAGGTGATCTGAACTCAACTGTCAGAGCAGACAGCATACCATTCATGAGACTATCTCGCGACTGGGGTACGTTCGATGCATGGCAATTAGACTTCATGGCATGTGCGATGAATGCAATGGAAGGTTGGGCAATTTGTTTCTATGATCCATACAAGGACAGATATTTCAATGCCATAGTTGAAAAACACGACCAGCATATTCCTTTGATGGCCATTCCTGTTATTGTGCTAGATACCTGGCATCACGCATGGTTTTATGATTTTCCTGGTGAGAAATCCACGTACGTTGCCAACTCAATGCGCGAGTTCAACTGGAGTGTGGTTGAGATGAGAATGATTGCTGCGGAAGTTAGCAAGATGCAGCAACTATATGCTATCGAGCCAGCCTACAATTCAACATCATCTGGTAATAGTCCTGTGATGGTTGTTGGCCAGAACCCAATCACCTCGATCATGGAAGGAAAGATCTCAGAATGATGCATCGATCAACAAAAAAATTCTTCGACAAACTCTCCAGATATCTGAACGAGCAAGAGAGTGGCGGTGAAGGCGCATCCAACTACCAACAACCGCAGCCTAGGCTGACTGGAATTCCGGACGCTACAGATACTTTGCGTGAAAAAAATGCTAGCGTTGATCAGAAGATTGACAGCTATCTTTTCAGTTTTGAACGCGATGCAACTGCTCAGGGACTAGCAAAGAAGAGTGCTGCTGCAACTGCGACTATTGCAAAGGATGAAAGGCCAGACCTGACAACGATGCAACAAGTATTTGAAGCCAGCAAACAACGCCCAAAGAAAAACAAGTCAGCATCAACCATGGCGGCATTTCTTTTTGAACAGCAGCCAGATCCGGCAGCAGACCCAGCCGCGGGCGCTGACGCTGGTGGTGCCGGTGGTGGCAGCGACCCACTTGGTGGTGCCGGTGGTGGCGGCGGTGATCCTTTTGCAGATCTCGGCGGCGATGATAGCTCATCTTCAGATGGTGATAGTGGAGATGTATCTGGCGGCGAAACTGTGCCGGTTCCAAAGATAAATGTTAGAAAATTTGCTGAGGGCGTGGCAAGGCTTGCAATCAACTATGACACTTTGCTGGATCCACAGAGTGTGGTCTTGAACAGAGCTATGTACTATATTTCAAAGAACTACTCTCCGCGCCTTGCAAAAGAGTTGGTGTCTATCCTAGAACAAGACTTCAAACTCTCAGCGAAGACAAATGTCAAAGGACGTGAGAACGCATATGCAATGCCATTCAGCGGTGGTGCTGGTCCGGAATCTGGCGGCGTTCCTGCGGGTGGAACCGGTGCCTTGGGGGGCGGAGACATCTAACGGCTTGCACATGATGTCATCAGAAGACACAACATCAGTTTGTTAGTCTAATGAATCGCCGCCAATCAAAACTCCCAGAAGAAGTAATCCAACAAATAGCACTGTACACCTCATCTTCCTACCGTGAGACGGTAGAGCGAGGGTATACGTGCTTTTCTGCCGCTGTTCCACGAGACACTATCATTGCCACACAAAGAGTCCTTGTTGACAACGCCATATCACTACAGGAGCTGATGTCACACGTCTTCCGGATGATCGCAGAAAAAAATCCTGTGTTTGCTCCTATCCTGGAGTATGCCGTTCAGAATCCGGTGCGCCGCGGCGATGAGTATGTGATCATGAATGAAAATTCTCTGTATTCATTGATTGAAGCTGCGCGTAGACAAGAAGAAGCTGAGAACGAATGTGATGACAATGCGCACATAGACCATGAAATGGATACAAGCATCAATGCTGCGAACTTAAACTTCAAAACATTCAAACAAGACAAGTTTTTACAAAGACGTGTCACTGACACTATCATCGATCTGAAAGAAAAGGCCGCGCGGAAAAGGATCACTAGCAAGGGTTGAGGTTGGAGGATAAGAATGAACAGCAAAAAAAATGAAGAAGTCGCTAAGAGTTTGGTATCGTTGGTGGTGGCACAGATGAGAAAAGGCGCACCAAGAACTGGCAATGTGCGATTGAAAACTAAAAACACGGATGTCAGCAAACGTCATTCAAATAAAACCACAACAGATGAGAAGCTTGATTTGATGAAGGCGCCAAGTAACGAAGAGGTGTCTGAACAGCTTAGAAAGTTTGAAAACATGGTCATAATTCAGCGCCTGGACAAGCTGGTTGACATGCAGAGAATGCAGTGGGAAATCCTGAACCGACTGACAGTGTTGCTGGAAACAATGACGACAGTAGTGGCAGATAGTCATGAACCGGCCGACGTTGGAGAAGGTGAATATTCTAGCACTGACGCTTTGGAAGAAATGATCAGTGCGCAGGAGCTGGCAGACGCAACCAATGTTGACACTCCGGAGGAACAAGAGTATGAAAAAGCAGAATTGTTCGCGCGAAAACTTGGGAAGGTTAAGAACGAGGTAAATTGAGATGATACAGACAATTAAAGCCAAGTTTGCGTGGCTGTTTGAAAAAATCAAGAAATATTGGTATTTGCTGGCGTTTGCCGCAGTTACTGCATATACCTTGGCATTTGCAAAAAACAAGGAGTCGCTCATCGAGAACATGATGAAGGAACGCGACGCCATGCTCGCGTCGCACAACACAAGGATTGAAGAGATTCAGTCTGGGATCGAGGCAGAGCGGAAGCGTCGCGAAGAGATTGAACGATCCTATAATGACTTGGTTAAGACAATTGAAGAACGCAAAGAAGAACGAACACAAGAGATTCTTGACGCGAACAAGTCTGAAATTAGATCGCTGATCGAGCGCAACAGAAACAATCCGGATGCCATGGCTGAAGCCGTGAACAAACTCTTTGGAATCGCAATCGTTCAACAGCCGGTAGTCCAACCGACTGACCCGACTGAAACTGAAACCATCCCAGCCAATCCATATTGACAACCAGATCCAACAGTGTTATGGTCTTAGACCATGAGCATCTCAACCAAATTGCTTTTGATTGGATTGATGTTGACATCGTGTGCAACAACAGCCACTAACACCAATAGCAGTTCCGTCACGCATAACGCAGCACAAACTGCTAGAACATCACTTGTTTCACAACAAACTTTAGAGAGGTACACAGCACCAGCGCTACCAAGAGTTGCTGCACCGGATCGAGCTCCTCACTCTGGCGGCGAGGGTTTTGTGGCGCCACGTGGCCAAACTTTGCAAATACCTTACGATGTGCTCTGTCTTAACGCCGAAGCTCAAGCTGCTGTCGAAGCCAACGTGACTTACCGCGATGAGATAGCTCAGAATAATTGCAATGCCGCAGTGCGCACTCTTGGCGCTCAAGCAGCGAGAGATCTTTCTTTGGTTGATGCGGCCAGTGCAACTCGTGAATCGGTCCTGGTCGCCCAAGTCAGATCAGCAGCAGATGCTGTTGCAGCTTCGAATCAGACAATAAATCAACTAAGAGGGCAACTGACCAGCAACTCCAGGTTTGGTGTGCTTATAAACTTTCTTGTTGGGCTTGGTGGTTTGACGATTGGTGCTGGCTTGGCCGCTGTCATTGCTGAGTTGATGAACTAAAGAAACGTAGTTATTTGTTACGAAAGGTTGTAACAAACATGATTCCATTTCTCAAAGACAGCAGCGGGAAGCCAAGTGTGTCATTCACTATGATGCTTTTGGCTTTTATCGCCACTTTCATCTGGTATGTAGCAAACATTTTCGCCACTCCACACATCAGAGCATTTGACGCAGGCGCGTCGATGTCGTTTCTCTCTCCGCTGATGGCATTGTATTTCTCTAGGAAGTGGGCCGATGAAAAGAAGGCACCAGTCACCCCCGCAGAAACATTGCCAACAATCGGACAAGTAACCGGTAAAGAATGAAAGTAAACAACTGCCAAGATCTCGTCAAAAGATCTTGGCATGGGAATCATTCATAAAGAACGAAACATCCAGGTTCCTGGATTAGATATCAAGAGTTGGCTTGATGATTCAAAAATCAAACAAGTCACTGACAAAGATCGTAGATCGACTTGGATACGCGCATTCATACTTCACACAGTGCACGGAAAGCTTGGCACAGTAAAACCCGGAAAAGCTCCACCCGGGCCACTGGCTGAGCGATACGCAAACTATCAAACAAACACAGACAGAGACGTTTCCTGGGATTATACAGAGGATCTGGACGGATCTTTCATTGTTCAGAATGACCCTACCAAGTTCTATACATGGCAGGCTGGCGCGGCAAACCGGTTCACACTTGGAATGGAGATGGTTCAAGAAGAAAATGGCGATCTCTATTCCGATCAGATCGACAAAGCAGTGCAGTTCATTGATGCGATCACTGCCCTGAATGGAATCCAGCGAGTTATTCCATGGAACACTGGCGAGGATAAGCCAATCACTAAAAAGATTGATCGTTTGGAGACTTGCAATGACTTTGTTGGGGTTCTGGCACACTTCCATCAGACAACCAACAGAGGTCCGGGCGACCCTGGACCACACATCTTCTATGCTTTGAAGGCGGCTGGCTATAAACTCTTTGACCCAAGAAGGAACGAAGACAAAGACTTCTGGAAAGCCATTCAAAGAAGTGCCGGTATGAGCGTTACGGATGCTGACGGTGTTCCAGGACCAAAGACAAGGCGCTTGCTGCGTGACACCGGTCGTAAACACGGAATGATCGTCCAACGACCGGTAGATTCGCTCATCGAAATCCCAGAGGAGTTCTACCAATGAGAATATGGACTAGCATTGAGTATGACTATCCAATGATCAAAGAAGGCATATATCGCGAGGTCAAGAAGACGCTGGTACATTTCGAAGATGGGAATGGAAATATCCAGACAAAGATTGACAAGCTAGAAGCTTGTCGCCTGATGGCTGCAAACAACGAGAGATCGAGTGTTCACGGAGTTGTTGAAGCAAAGATTGGCGACAAATTGGTACGACTGATCGCTATTGGCTGAATTCAGTGATTAGTTTGCTGGCAGTTTGTGGTTTGACACCAACCAGTGATTTTTTCGGAATGTGCTCATCGGCAGCGCTAACACCATCGGCGATTGCAACCATTGCTTCGCGACTCTCAAATTCCAAAGACATGATGTAGATCAGGAATAGTTTGTCTCTTTGAGACATACCATAATCATTCAGTGTTTTGAGCAGTGCACGAAGCTCTTGCTTTCTTTCTTTGGTCAGTGTGAGCTCGACATATTTTGGTTTGATGTATTCCACTCCACTTTCCGGAGTGTCTGTGAGATAACTGTCAAATTTTTCTAGGCTGGTTGTTTCATTGGTGTTCATAGACAATTTAGTCTATCGATACCGTCCGGACATTGTATATTGTCTTACCAAAAATATTGAGCACCTTGCCGACGGATGCACCGTTTTCCTGGTCGGTTTCATGTGTTAGGACGATTGGACAGACTCCCCAGCAAATATCATTTTCCAACACATGTCTGATCTCTTGCCATGTTGCTATGTCTAAACTGTCCGCATAGATGCCTAGCTTTTTGATCAGCTCTGCTGGTAGTTGATCTTTGATTTCTTCCAGAGCTTCTATCGCGGCTGAATGCTCGTAGCGTTTTGACTCAAGTTTTCCAATTCCAACGACACGACTTATTGCGCCACAGAAATTGCATTTGACCATGGATGGAACGATGTCCATGTTTTCATCCAACTGGCTGAATACGACGAACTGATGGAACTTTGGAGTTGGGTGGTCTAGGAACTGCGGCAAGACACAGTGACATTCACAAAGATGTTTTGCGTAAGAATTCTTGGCGCGGATAGTTTTTGTGACAACATCTTCTACGGTTGATGAGTCTGTCTGTTTGGTTGGCATAGTAATAAATGTTAGATCACCACATCATTCTAGACAACACTATGATGGCAAAAACAATCAGGGATGCTGCGAAAGTGTTTGAAGCAAAGTATGAAAGTTGAATTTCCGAAAATCTGCTGTTCAGGCTGCGGGTTGTGCCTCTTGTTTTCCTGCGGTTGTCTTCTTGCGAGAAGTCAAGGTAGGGTTTTCTGCTTCTAACACCTTCAGAACTTCCTCGGCTGTTACGCCATGCAGAGAGTCGAGCCTGTTTGTCATCTCGGAAACAAAGCTAGAACGCATTGCTGAGAGCACGTCGTTCAGAACTGCCGGGTCAATTGGAAGATTCTTTTTTCTGGCATAGAGATTGGCTTTGTCGAATGCGCTTTCTGAGCTGTCTTTAACAGCTTTGAAGATGGTTCTCTCTACGGTGTTGCGCAAGTTGGATAGTTTTTCTGTACTCATTTTGCCTATGATGATGTTGGCTGGATCAAACCGATGTACAAAAGAATTATTATCATGGCCATGACAAGAACTAAACGAAAATTCCCAAGAGTCACAGACCTGTTTGCCAAGCGTTCAGGGTTTCGGCCACTCGAATCTCAACAAGACATCGTTGCATTGGCAGAATCGATGCAAAAACTTGAAGCTTCAATCCCATCAAGCGCCACAGAAACACATCGAATCATGCGTATGGTATCAGAAAGGATGCTAACAGAATGTAGCTCTGGTACTGATAGCAAGTCAATAGCTAATTCAATCTCTAGTGCCGTGTTGACTTACAGCATTGTGCGCGATATCTACGCCGGGACTCACAAAGCACTGAATGAGGCCCGAGGACGCAACGTTTCAAACAAGAGAGACATGATGTATGAAAACATCATCGGAAGTGTGAGAGCACCAGTCATTTTGTCGGAAGCTAGCGACATGAAAACAGTCTTTGGCACAATCTTCAAAGAGATAGGAGAGATGCAGCTAGAGGATTTCGACAGAGTCGCGACAACACTTCCAGATTTTGATATCTTCCTGCCTCGCGCGGTGCTAGATCAAGTAGCAAAGAAAAAACTTGAACAATCCGCTAGACGCAACAGCTTCTGACATCAATCTTTCTCAACCACCACAGCACATTTGACGTCAAGATACTGAACTGCCACAGAGTATGCTAGCCACAACACGGCATATGGTGTCAATCCAGGAACGGGGCTTGAATTGACAGATAGTTCTTCAGACAGCTTCTTCCCAACCATTGACAGCACTGGGTCATTTGATTTATTTACTGTCCACGTCAGCCATTTCCGGAGCTGCTTTGTGTTGTTGAGTTCGCCGTACTGCAAAACGGATTTCGCAAACCTGATCTGATTATCAAACTCCGGGATGGAACTGCTAGCCTGACTGTCCGGTACTTTGATCACGACCCGGTCGCTCAGCAGGTTTGTTATTCTTTTGTTCAGGAGCTCCGAACTGGCATCCCTTACTTTGTCTTCGGTGCCTGATAAAGCCAGCGATGTCAGTTTTTCTTGCAAACCACGGATCTGTGTCGACACAGCGCTATGCGCCTTGTGATTGATTATCTCCAGCGTTGCAATGGCCGGGATGATTCGCACTTTTTCCACAGAGGAGAGCGCTGCATATTCCAGGAACGCAAGCATGCCATGTCCTCCATGCGCATTGATAGGAGTTGACAGACAGCACACAGCCACGTCATTGGCCATGTTGACACTTTCCAGACTGTCGCGCGGCAGCAAAGCCAAGAATATGTCACAGTTTCCTGCCAAGTTGTTCGCCGCAACAGTTGCAACTATCTCTTCTTCAAAGTAAGAGGATAGAATCAGTGTTGGTTGCTTCGTTTCGGTTGCTCCGATCAGAATCTTGTCAATCTCGGCCACGGTGTTCAAAACACCATCAACAATCAGAACCCGCACATCGGTGCGCTCCCATGTGTCAAACTGGCCCATCGACAAAGATCCGAGAAACGCATGCAAGATATCCACTCTGAAACGATGGCCGCTAGAACGTTCTATAATCGATTCTGCGGCACCGTTGATATCATGGTACTTCTCGATGGAAACTGTGCCCAAAAGCCCTGCAAGGTTTAATGCACGGCACACTGTGGGTGTTAAAGTTTTGCTGGCGGCATTGAAACGTCCATTCTTTCCTATGCACACTGGAGTCTTGACGTAACGTTCTACGAGCCCTAGACGCAAACTGTTGTAGGTTTCGTTGATCTCCGATCTAGATGTTTGATGTTTGATCACTTGGTCGGCACATGTCAATGTTTGCAGTAGAACTCTGGCGAACAAAGCACCCGCACCATGACATTGTCTTTCGATGTTCTCAGCATTGATCAAAAGTTCCGAAACCAACAGTCTTTCAAACCCATCGGCATCCGAACATGCTTTGGCTCTTGCTGACATCGATTGGAAACTGTCATTTGCCACGGCGAGATGATTGCCTCGATCAGAAATCAAACTGTATTTGTTCGTTGCAGAAATTCTGTTGAGGATCTGCTCGGAAGTTTTTTTCAACAGAATTCTGGTATGCGTCTCGTCAGTGATGATTGTGTGTTTTCTTTGCTTTTTTCTTGTTTTGGCTTCCATGGAGTTGTTTCAAACTAGTTCAATCTTGTATAGCAAGCAGCACGATTCTACAATCTGGAGCAAATGCGGATACTTAGTTTCTGTTGAAACATCGTTTAACAGAGCACAACATTGAACCACGAAAGGAGTTTGCGAAGAGCCAATGCCACCACCAACCAACCAGAACAGCAACGATGACAGGATCCTTCTTGAAATGTTGGCAAAAAAACTTAGTGACCTCGCGCCTTTGCACGGAGACATGATCAAGCTGTTGACTACGGTCGACAACATGAAAAACACTGAATCTGAGCTCAAGAAGTTCAAGGAAAAGATCATGGATCCAGAGAAAGGTTTGTTCTTCAAGATCCAAGGACTTGAACACGACATAAAAACCGTTGAAAAAGACCTCCAAGCGATCAATGATAGTCTGGATGGGTTGCCGACCAGTCATGACCTCGCAAATTCTGATGCAAACATTGCGAAGATCCGCGAAGACCACGACTCTCTGAAAAAACAACTGGAAGAGATCGGTGGCCGAAACCTTCATGAGCTCAACGCGATTGTTAAACTAAAATCTAACATGAGCAAGGTATACTGGGCCTTGATAGCTTCTGCGATTCTTAGTATTGGAAAACTTCTTATGGACGTGTTCAAAGCGTCACACTGATTCAATATAGTAAACTGTGTGCTAACATGGCAACTGACCAAAAACTAGAAAGAACCAACGAATGGAAGAAGGCTGGTACCAAACGAACCAATGCAGAAAAGTTCAATCGGCCACCTACCGTGAAAGAGATATCAGCACAGAAATGGCGAGCAAGGGATGCCAGCTCTGTCAAAGACAATACCGTATCACCCGAAGGTACAAATGTCGATGTCACTGTGTTATCTTTACATCTTCTAGAAACTTGGAACGAGTATTGCGCTGTGATGGAACAACTGAATGGCGAAGTTTACAAAACCTTGTTCAAAAACAGTGTCGAAGCCGGAAAACGCATGCGCCAAGCTCTGAAGAAACAAAAGAAACTTATCGCGATCATGATCAAGTCTAGTTTGCTGTTTGAGCAACATTTAGTCCGCAAACGAAAACTCGATAAGAAGAAACAGTTGAAAAAACTGGAGTCTCAGGCTGCGTCGAAAACTTTGCCCAAGTTTGTCTTGATTGAACAAGATGACACTACTAGCGCAAAACAGCATGATGAAGGCAGCGGCTTGACTGATGCGGCGTGAAAGAAGATAGTTGTTTCACCAGCCAAACAATGAATGAATGACAAAAACATGACAACAACAAAGACGACAAGTAAAAAAACAGCAGATAGTGGGAAGAAGAAGCGCGTAGTGAAGGTGGCTGCTGAATCAGTTGCCGAGGTTGATGGTGGTGAGGTGCTGGTGGCCGCGGCTAAAGTGATCAAGACATATATTCTTGACACAAACGTTTTGCTATCGGATGGTAACGTTCTTGCGGCCTTTGATGAACACAACATAGTGATTCCGTACATCGTCCTAGAAGAGATGGATCGACACAAAGACCGCCCTGACGAGGTCGGACGCAATGCGCGTGAGTTCGTTAGAAAACTTAAATCAATTTCTACTGACGTCACCGACATGCGGCATTGGTTTACGCGCGGCCCCGGACTTGGAATGATGAAAATCATCTCGATTGGCGATATTGCTGGCTGGGACGCCAACAAGCGTAATCTTCCAGTTGAACTCCAGTCACACAACACTGGTGATAACACCATCCTTGAGTTCTGCATGGCTTATGATGCAAATGAATCTTGCATTCTTGTCTCGCGCGACACAGTTTTGCGTATCAAATGTAAGACGGTTGGCATAACGTGCGAGGATTACAGAAAACTAAATGTTGTTGCAAATGCAGCCGCACTTTATTCTGGCCTGATGGAATGTGATGAGCTCGATGTGCAGGAACTGTACAGCATGAACGGGCAGGAAGCTGAGGCCGTGTTGCCAGAAAATGTTCTGAGCAGCCTGAAGCCAAACGAGTTTCTATCTGTGCGCAATGGCCAGAGCTCGTATCTCGCAAGATTTGTCGGCCCGAAACGCCCACTAAAACCGGTTTCTGGAGATGGCGGAAGTTCATCCAAGATCAAGCCGCGGAACAGAGAACAGCGTCTTGCTTTTGACCTGTTGCATGATGAAGGCGTCAAGTTGGTCACGCTGACAGGCCGCGCGGGTGGAGGAAAATCTTTGTGCGTGCTCGATGCTGGTTTAGAACAAGTCCTAAACAAAAAACGTTATGCGTCATTGGTTGTGTGCCGTCCCGTTATGCCTGTCGGTAAAGACATTGGATTTCTTCCTGGTGGACTGAGCGAGAAGATGGAACCATGGATGGCTCCAATCAAAGACAACCTGCGCTTCATTCTGAACATAAACGCCGGAATGGCCGGAGGGGAAGAAAAGTCGAGCCATGGCAAGAAATCACGCAAATCTTCGGGTGGCTCATTTGAAGAAACCATGCGCATATCTGACAAAGGCCATCTAGAAAGCATTCTCCAGTCGTATTTCGACGAAGGAATCATCGAGATTCAGCCGTTGACGTATATTCGCGGACGATCGATCTCAAACGCGTTCATCATTGTCGATGAAGCGCAGAACACCTCTCTCCACGAGATCAAAACAATCCTGACTCGCGCAGGCGAGGGCACCAAGATCGTTCTAACCGGAGACATTGAACAGATCGACAGGAATGACGTTGACAGCGTGAGCAATGGCCTGACTGCTGTAGTGGAGAAATTCAAAGACAACCCAATTGCCGGTCACGTCTCCTTGGTCAAAGGTGAACGTTCGCAACTTGCAACAATCGCAGCCGAAATCCTAGGCTGATTCAAAACTCCTATACTTATCCCAGTTATGGCTGGGATACTACCTTACGGCAGAAACACGACAAAGAAAACATACCAGTCGCGCGGCCAGCCTAGGTCGTGGTATGAACAACAAACTGAATGGTTTGATCGTGCAAGAACCTATCAGATCAACAACACACATCCTTTAGTTCAGAATCCATTCACGTTTGATCCGGATGATATCGTCTATGGCGAGTACGATGAAGATCGTGTTGAGTTCAACAATGAAACTCAGGCGAGTGTCACGTTCAACATTGTTTTCACCTCTAGGCCGATCATAACGTTGACGCTAGCGCCAGAATACACGACAGACCCATCTGCCAATATTAATTTTTTTGTCAGCAGCCTGTCGGCCACGACAGCAATGATCCAAACATCCGCACCATTCTCTGGAGCGCTGATATATCGCGCGATCTACGCACCAATCTATCCTTCATTTGTGCGGCGAACTGTTTTGAGCAGCTCAACGATTTACTATGCTGCTGCTGGTTATGAAAACGTAGGCAACAGCTCGGACGCCTATCTCCAATATGCTGATCTGGCCGCGACGCCAACAGCATTTTATTGGAGCACTGTCGATGTTAGTTCTAGTGGCACTGCAAATGTGATTGCAATCTCATCGGCGTCCATCATACAGACGAGCGCTCAGCTCAGCCTATCTGCTCCTTTATTTAACGAGCTGCATTATTTAGCAGTGGTACAACAATGAGTTTTGACTTTCGTGCAGATCAGTTGAGGGTTGGAAGAATCATATCTTCAGGCTCGTTGCCTTTGCTTATTTACCCCTCCAGTTCGGCTGGCGACTTGGCCGGTAGTCTTACTAGTTTTTCGACTGCCAGCATTGGGACCGATGTTTTCATCTATATTTCCGGTTCCAATTCAAAACGAGCAGTTTTCGGAGGCGATGTAAGAGTTTCTGGCTCGATCACTGGATCAATTCGCACGGTTGATGGAACAAATCAGTTCCTTGTTGGTTCTGGACTCACTGTGAATTACAACAGTACTGGCCAGTTTGAGTTAACGGGCGCCACAACGGCGCCCGGTGGCAACGACTCAAACATTCAATTGAACAATAACAACATTTTCAGCGGAAGCTCTGATTTCACATATGTCAGTGGAACCGTTGGTATGAAAACACTTAGCGGATCAAACTCAGACATTGATCAACTCACTGAACTTGGCAGTGGCCCTGGGCTGCTGGTGAATTCGAACACTATTGTAACACAAAGCTTTGTGTGGGCTAGCGGGCTGGATCCTAGTGGCATTGGTGGCTTTGTCGCATCCGACAAAGGGACATTCAGCATGTTCTCCGGATCGCTAGCAGAGGGTGGTCCAAGCTTTTCCTTGGACCCAGGCGAAACTCCACTGACTGTCAACATGAGCCTTCGTGGCGCTGTTGATGTGTATAGCGGCGGAATTGATGTACATTCACCACTTGCCAGTCGTCCCGTGCTGATCAGGCTTATCTCTGGCTCAATCAACGACCCGGCTGGGTTTGAGATTGTGCCGTCATCAACACCGAACCAAGTCAATGGTTTTCTTTACGGATCTTTGTTTGTTTCCGGGTTGACTGCATCGATACAGTATGCCAGCGGGTCAACACCTTTCATGACCGGGCGTGGAATCACAACAAATTATAACAGTTCGGGTCAATGGGAATTCTCTAGCTCCTTCAGACAGATATCAGTCGCAGGGTACAGCAGAACCAATCTGACTAGTCCAACTGTGATTGGGTATGCATATATCAATCCTGCCGATCATCCTACTGGCGCCTCCATCAGCATTGAGGCTGTTGGGATGAACATGGGTGGAGTGTCTGGTGGTTTGTCACTGTACAACCAGAATGATAGCGCCACAGCGGCAACGCTGTCGTGGAGCGGAACTAACACTTTAACAATAGGAAGCTATCAGGTTGCTAGTTTCTCAATGCCTGCCAGTGCTAGATCTTATGAATTGCATCTCAGCCAAAGCGGCGGTGTCAGCGGCGGCACTACTTACACTTCAGTAGGTTTCGTAAACTTCCTGATTTCATAAGTCAAAACATCATGGCCACCAACACAAACGTCACATCCCCAACGAACGGCACTGCCGCTATATTTTCATTATTGACTGAGCTATGCACTGCTGGATGGCTTGTTAAACGATGGTCTGACGCAACGACACTCAGCAACGACAACGTCAACCTATCAACAAACCCATATGGCTCTGCCGGTTCTGGTGCAGGAAACCTTGGCAATACTTCGGCATGGTTTCGAGTTGCCGCGCCGGGGGCTTTCTCGCGCGAGTGGCTCTTTCAGCGCGGGGCAAGCGATGTGACGTGGACAATCTCGCGGTCAAAAGCTGGTTTTACTGGTGGAAGCCCCACCGCGACAACTGCTAGTACGGCCACTGATGCGACGGCATTGTTCAGTGCGGCTAGCGCGTTCAGTGCAACACCCGGGCGTTGGTTTATCACGGTTGATACCGTGAACTATGGCTGGACAGCTTTCGCTTTGCCTGTTGGTGGTGGCAACGTGTTAACATTCTTGGCAGACGAGCCACTTTTGACGGGCAGCACTGCATCAGAAGACACCGACCCGTACCTGTGGATTGGTTATTACAACGTCACGGGACTCGCTGCGACCGGGGCGTTCTCGATCACTACGGGGTCGGCGATGCTCGGGTACAAGCGGTACACAACCGCCGCGTCCAATCAGCGAATCGCCTACGGCATGGTGTATGATGGGAGCAGCCAGCTAGCGCCCGCCGGGAACACTACCGGCGGACAGCTGGGACAAACTCCCGTCGGTGGCCGCGAGGTGCCGTGGCAGATCCCCGTCGCGCGCAACGCCGCCGCCAGCACGTCGTCGGGGTGGGTTGGGATAGCGGGCCGTCATCGATGGTGCACCGTGGGCGGCAGACAGAATGGAGACAAGTTGGTCGATGGTTCTGATAACTGGATCTATGCTGCCGGGGTGTGGGTCGTCTGGGATTCATCGACACCGACTCTGAGCTGAAAGAAGATAATGGCTGTTTTTAACGGACTTCTAATTACGCAAGGGCCTACTGTGTTTGCCGGGAGATGTGGCAGCAATCGCGGCGGCTTGGTAGCAGAACCCTCGCCATCAATCACGACATATCAATACAGGGTTTTAGCTACAGGAGTAGAAGGCGAAACAACGAATCCATTGGCTGTTCCAGTCGGAGCTGTAGTGACTGGTATTATATACACCTAAACACAAACCGAGACGGACATTGACAAACACCGTCCGTATAAGCTATCATACACCAAGCGTATAATAACTCATGCTGTTCAACCTAGAAAATCCGGAGTTCAGAAAATCACTAGAATTGCTTGAGCTCTTGACCAAACATGGGTTTGGTTTTGTCAATCTCCATGGAGTCAACCCGCGAACTGGCAAGTGCACATGCAGGAATGTTGCGTGCGATATACCCGGCAAACATCCATATGCTGGTGGTTGGCAAAAGAAACTGTCGTTTGGTCAAGACAACGTCATGTCTCTGTTGAAACTTTCAGTTGAAAAACTTGAAGAGAATGTGGCGTTTGGCACAAACACCCATCACATCAGGTCAAACATTGGGCTGGCATGTGGCTTTGAAAGCAAACTAAATCCTGGCAAATACCTCGTCATCATCGATATCGATCACAATGACGACATGATTCAGAAGCTCGATTCGTGTACAGAACAAACAGTGAATTATTTCACAGGTTCTGGCGGGAAACACTACCTTTACCTTAGCGACAAACCATTGAAGAATTCGGTTTCAACTCTTGCAAGAGGTGTTGATGTCCGCGGCCTTGGAGGGTATGCGATCATTCCACCATCCAGGAATGCAAAAGGGAATTATGGCCGCTTTGGCTCTAGCATGATTATCAGGGAGCTTCCTGAGTTCGTACGTGCAGAGTTAGACTCCATGTTGTTACCGGCCAATAGAAAAAAATCTAGCAAACCTGCTGATACCTCAGCAGATGGTAATGTGCCTGCACCTAAGACGTCCAAGAAAAACACACCGGAAGAGATCGAGAAACGGTTAGCCAGCAAAGACGGCGTGCGTAAGTTGATCGATGAAAAAACCACGGTCATTCCTTGTGGAATGAGAAACCAGACGCTCTACACATACCTTTGCCAGCAGAGAGCCAGAGGAGCGCTCAAAGGCAATTTATACGAGTTGGCCAGAGAAATGATTGCAATGCGTTTTGAGGCGCCAGAAACTTTCTCTGAGCATGAACTCAAAACGCTGATCTCATCTGTTATGAAATTCAAACCATCCATGAAAACATATGACGAGATGCTCCGTGTGTTCTTTGAATGGTGCCTCAAGAACAACCACATCCCAGAACAATACGGCAACAGGATCTTTGATTTCCAGAAAGACAATGAGAAACTGGACAAGGAATTCTTCTCAACAGTTCTTCCAGAAGCCATCTTCGAGAATCTCAGAGTCAATGGCAGAGGTTTTGTTGCGAAAGAGCTAATAGAGCTACGACAGGCATATTACACCAACCTAGGATTTAATGAATTTCAATATGCAAGGTTGAATATCATGCAGATTGGAATGATACTCCACCAGAACTACAGCCACATCAAGATGATTGATAAACGTCGAGCCGGTGTTAGGAGACATGAGTGGCTTGTGGTGGAAGACAAATACCAAGAGTATCTTGATAGAAAAGCCAAGACACACCACAGCTTAAGCAACGTTGCTACCTCTCCGTTCTCCACTCCTCCTCTCTCTTCCCCTGACTATCAGAAGGAAGATAGAATACAAGAAGAGCATACACTAGAAAGCTTTACTAGTAAGGACTTAAGTGAAGGTATTAAGTGTAGGAATACTAGGGGGCATGGGGGATCTGATGGCATTTGTCCGGACAATGATCCGGCCACAGCGCCAGCCCTTCAGGGCAGTTTGGCGATCGATCAGCATGCGCGGGAACCAATTCCACCCAGCAGTCATGGTTCCCGGATCGACTTGACAAGATCTTCGGTCGGTGTTAGGGTTCAGTCTGTCACCAACGACTACCTACCCGGCACAAATGAAAGGCAGAGTAAAAATCATGTCAACCTCCACTGCTTCGAAGAATCGCGGCCAATCTCTCACTCGGCAGAACAGCTCGATGGCTCTACAGGCCCTTCACCAAGCTGTTGCGGCTCTTGGTGGTTTTGCGCAGTCGAGCATGGACGGGCGGCATTGTTCCCGTTGCGGCAGGCCATTGACGGATCCTGCTTCGCGGCAACTCGGAGTCGGTCCTGTTTGCAATGCGCTGACCACGAAGCTCGCGGCAAGCGCAAAGATCTCGGCAAACTATCCCATGGCAATCATCACAGCATTTCGCATTCCGCTCATGAGTTCCGGAGTTCCCGGGAAGCAGACCGCGGAGTTGATCGAAGCAACTGCGAAGGCCGTTTCGGATCTTGTGATCGAGAATGCAGGTTATGCTGCTGCGGTGGATGGGTACGACAAGACGGGCATCGAGGGCTATGCGGTTGGATCGGACAACCGGTTGATCATCCAGGCCGTAGATACCATCCTATCTTTTCGTCATCTTGATCGCGAGTTCAAGATCGCACTGATCCGGCTGGTCAAGGAACTTGGCTATGTTGGTGTTGCTGGTGTGATGTCCGGGAATGGTTCAACTGGACCTTCTGCGCTGAAGTTCAGCATGCACTCCGGAATTCTAGAACTTACCGGTTCTAGGAACAAGCCAGGGATTGCAGCGATCAAAGAAGTCTGTCCGAAGGTCAAGGTTGCAACATATCCTCAGTTCATGTGTCGTGTCACTGGGCATGATGGGCTGAAGATGATTGATGTGGCATTGGAGTATTGGCCGATGCTTGAGGAAACCAACGTCTCCGAGCTCACTGTTCAGATCAAGGAATGGATCGCGGCGAATCCTCTCTACGTTCCTGTTGCGAAGCCCGTTGCTCCAAACAACTCTGCTCATAGCATCCCAGCCTCTGGTCAGAGCGGTGCACCGTACGTTGTTCTTCGTGAGATTGATGGAGAGAAGGTTGGAGTCACGATCAAGAACTTCAACTGGAAGAATCCTTCATGCCCAGGGATCATTTACAAGATCAAGGCAGAGATCGGCCCCAAGCAGCGGACATATGACTCGGTGAATCTGGAGTGGGTCGTGAAGATGCAGAAGAATGATGCAATCAACACCTTCAGTGCATATGCAGCGCAGTTTGGACTTGAGATCTCAGTTGCAACCTGAGATTTGAGTTGCAACTTTACTTCAGCTTTGACTTGACCCAGTTGTCAACCATTGCTCTATAGAACCTCTTGACCTTGGCAGACATGTCAGGGTCATTCTGCACAGAAGCAGAAACAGCGGCAAGAACCCCATAGCTGTCTGGATTCGTCAAAGGATTCATCTGTGGGGTTTGCCGCATTCTATTATCAAGGTCAGCTTGAAGACCTGGATCGCTGGGCTTCTTCCCAGAGTTTGCAGCATTAATCGCAAACCTAGCCCTGTTGGTGGCTCTAGACCTGATCCATGGGTTCGCTGCCTTCATGAAAGCTTTCCCAGCATTAATCGCACCCGAACCCTCACAGAGCTCTTGAATGTATTGATCCAAGATGGTGTCAACGGCTGTGTGCTCTTCTAGAACGTTGCTAGGATTATTTCTAGTGGCTTGTTTTGAGGACATGGTGCTCTTCGATGACTTAACTATCCAAGAGCTCAGAATCGATTATAGGGAGGTTCTATGATTGGTAATGAATTCAGATCTGGGTAGAGGCTTTCGGGTCGATCAGTACAGCGTCAAACGCAAGGTGATCTCGGCGCTTCACGGCATTTTTTATGTTTGTTGGATTGATCTTTTGCAAAATCATTTCAACATCATCTTCGGTGATTGTATCAGGGATCTCTAGAGATCTGTTTTGCGCATCTTCTAGAGCACTTGCGACATCGTCAGCGTTTTCAAGTCTAACAATCATACGCCCTCTTGGCTGTCCTTGTTTGTTGCAAATTCTTCAGCAAGAGCTTCGGCTTGTTCGAGGAGCGCCTGGAGATAACCGTTGAAGCCTTCCACGTAATCTTTGTGTAAAGTCACTTCCCCAGTTGATGCATCAGCCTCTACCTGCATGCCTCTGATCTGATCGACCACTGAGGTGCCAGTGAGCATTGCCAGTTGAACTAGTTTGGCAATCTGTCCAATCAGTTCATCGGAGAGACGGAGAGGTGCTGCGGCGGGAAACTGTGAGAGTGAGCTTGGCTCGCTGTTGGTTGCTTGATAATCTTGGATGGACATAGTCTTTGTGTGACTATGTTTGTTGGGGATTAGCGTTTTTGTATAGGTTGCGGCAAATACCCAACAGAAGCAGCGTAGGCATTCAGCGCTTCACTGAACTTTGCTAGATCTTCTGCTGAGAACCAGACATCTGAGTTGACTGGGCCTTGAGGTGGTGGGATCAGTGTTAGTTCTGGTCGATGCATCTTACCATCAAACAGAGAGTAGTGGACAATCCTTCCCATGATGGTCCAGCCACCAAGAGTTCCTAGGACTTTCTGATCGGTTACGTTCATGATGTTTGTGTCTTCTTTCTTCGTTGCTCGCACAGTGCTTTGATTGCATATCCTGCGATGTCTTTCCAGGCGTCTTCTGTTCTCTCATCTGTCTTGTTCTCATCTGGGTTGGTGCAGAGAACGGTCAGGCGACAGATCTTGTCAAGAATCCTCTGAATGGTCAAGCCGTCATCGAATGCTTCCACTGGGAGTCCGTTTGGAAACAGGATCTTGAGGATCTCCTTTGTCTTCTCAAAGGCAGAGCCATAGGCTGCATCCTTGATCACCAGGAGCTCACCAATCTCAGTTGCAACACCAACAAAATCTGTTGGTAAAGCTGGATCTTTTTCTTCTGACAAAGCTGATTCAGTCGGTTTTTCTTGCGGCAGAACTTTGCTGAATGAATTGAGATATTTATCCATCTCATCAACAGACTCTCTCCAAGCGGTGGTGACGTCAAAAGGATCAATCCCGGACATGCCGCGGTCGCGTTTGGATGTTGGGTTGATTGCTGTTTCAACCACGAGAGGATTGAGGCTTGCAGAGATCGCTTCAATTATTTTCTCATCAGCAACTGTTGGTATCGGGCTCTCATGTGCCATGATTTCTTCGTTCGATGGACTTGGTGTGTAGAAACTATCTTTGTAGAACGCGAGGTTTTCCGCCATATCAAGTCGTTGAAACGCCCGCAACTCTTCAGGCGAAGCTGTCTTGACATATTTGAGATATGTAACATTGTCGCCATGCAAAGACGCGTCAAGTGTCATCACGCCAGGATTCTTGTATATGTCTGTAGGAGTTGGAAACAGTGTGTAATTTACTTCCGTTGCATCCCAAGGTGCTATAGCAGGTGGATATCCAGCATGGATTCCGGCATAGTAAACTCCATCCAACAAATCCAAGTGATCAGAAAATAGATCGACTAACAAGGTTTTCCCACCAATGAAGAAAACATCTTGTTTTTTTGCTGTGGCATGTCGCAAAGCTAGCTCAACTGCTTCGTCTATATTCTTTACAAAGAACAAATCATTGCCACACTCGACTTCAGCATTCCTTGTGAGTCTTGCCGTGTCAGAAGTTACAACCACATTTGTTCTGTCCCGAAAGCCTTTGTTACCAGTAGAGTTGAAAGTGTTTCGGCCCATGACAACCACATTACCTTTTGTCAAGTGTTTGAAAACACGCATATCTTCTTTGTGTGGCATTACCCATGGCAAAGTGTGAACTACCTCGCCATCCTTGCGATATGACAGCCCAAATTTATCTTGCTGCGAAGCAAACAGTGCATATAATTTTGGTTTGTATTTTGTTTCACTCATAGTGTGAACTCCATCTTGGCATCGAAGGTGATCTTTGTCTTTGGAACGCCGATGAAATCAATCAGTCCATACTCCAGTGCTTGTTCTGGGGTGAGAAACAGGTCTGCGTGATCATTGTCGTGCACGAGCTTCTTGAAGAAGCCTTCTTCCTTCCCAGATCTTTCATCTAGGAAACCCCAGATCTTGTTGTTCAGTCTCTTGAGTTCTGCTGCTGAGACGTTCACATCGGATGTTTTACCCAAGTCTCCACCGCTAGCATCATGCAGCATGATCGTGCTGTTCTTCGAAGCATATCTGTGACCTTTGGTGCCGCAAGCAAGGAGGATCGCACCACATGACATCGCTTTGCCCATGGCAACAGTTGCAACAGGGATCTTTGAGTCATTGATGACGTCGATCATCTTGAGGAGCGAATAGATTTCGCCGCCATAACTGTCAACAACCACTGGAAGGATGCTCTGTCCCGTGTTGATGGCATTGATGAAACCCTGGAGAAAAGATTTTGCGGCATCCTCATCGAATGAGTTCACGACAAGAATCTTTGGTGTCGATGCTGAGACTGTGATCTCTTCATCGTCAAAAGATGGTTTTGATAAGAGTGTTGAGTTGGTATGAATTTCAAGCATGTTCCTGAGCATCATACTTACACAGGAGAAAACACATGTCAACAAAGATCACCAACAAACAACCACCAGAGAGAGTTGATGAAATCCTAGGCACCATGGCAGCTGCCGGTGGCGCGCTGCTTGCTGGCCTCGGCAAACTATTCTGGGGCAACACCAAGAACACTCCGGAGCAACTGGCCGAACTCAGGGCCATGATCTCTACAATCAGAAAATATCTTACCCAGGTCCGCGCAGCCTATGCCAAAAACCCGATGTTTGGTGATATCTCGAAAAAACTTGATGTCTTCAATAAACAAACAGAAGTAGCGTTTGCATCGAACAATCCAAAACAGGTGCAGCGCGCGGTGTTGCAAGCTGGGTCGGTGGCTGCATATGTGACCAAGTTTGCATTGATACAGGAGGATTTGGAGGCGCTTATGGACTCGCACCTGGAGGAGATGAACTCCGAGGACACAAGTCAGCAAGAGAAAGTCTTCAAGATGATGCAGAACATCATCTTCAGGGAATTGAGCGCTGTCAACATGAACAAGCTTGGCGGGTTTTTCAAGCGACTGACGCAGCTTGGGTTTAACTTCATTCCGGCGCCGCCAGGACTGACACCAAAAGATCTGGCAAATTCGTATGTTGAAGCCTTGAAGAAGGCGCTTTACACCAATGCGGACGACGCACAACAGGCACAGGCCCCCGCGGAACCTGTTACCCAGGCCAGTAACCCGACACTTTCTGCGGCCGGTTTGGTCGCTGAGTGTCACGGGTCATTGTTCAAAGAAGTGCAGCAGGCGCGGCTCGCATCTTTGAATGAATACAAGCGTGTATTTCAGCAAAGCATGAAAGAGCAAATTGACCGGAAACCAGCCATCGAAAAGTTCCTGGCAGCGTCAAAGCAAGTCGTCAATGGCGTGGCTCAAGCCAATCAGGCAGCTACAGCTACAGCAAATTCTACCGCAACACAACAAACTTCCCAGCAAGCTCCTGCTGGTCAATTGACAGCAGATCAGTTCAAGAGAGTTCAAACAATGTTGCAGAGTGTCACGTCAGTCATGGGCAGATTGACACCGGAACAGAAGAAACGTTTCTCAGGACTCCTGGGCCAACTCAAGTCTGTGATTGGCTGAACAGGGATTTTTCGCTGTCAACTCCAAGCGCAGCAAGTTCTTTCTTGATCCTTGCTAGCTGCTTGAGTTTCTTTGCTTCAGCTTTCTTCTTCTCTGCTTCGGTGTATTTCTTCTCCCGTGCCAGCCTTGCTTCTTCTATCCTGTTCAGTTTGGCCGTGTAATCGGCAGTGATCTTAGCAAGATCAAATTTCTTTGGCGGAACAATCATGACAAGCGTCCGCGCAGACCCATTAGTCGTTCGCAAGAAGTCTGTCATTGCTTCTGCTTCAAATGCGGTTAGCTGCAAGACGTCTTTCTCAGGTACATTGATTTCACCATAGCCCTCATAGCCACATGATACCTCGTATTCTCGAACTACGATATAAGACAGCCGTTCTTCGGTTTCTTCTGACTCTGTGTTCTGTTCTATTGTCATTTTAGTTTGTTTTTCCATCTCAAATTCGTAAGCTTCTTCGCGCATCTTTGCCCTCTCTCGATTGATGTGTTTGCGGTTTTCCTCTGCTACGAGCAATGACTCCGCAGCCTCTTTGAGACGTTTGGCAATTCTTGCCTCGATTTCAAGCTCTACATCTGTCACCGCGATACAAAACCTTTACTAGACATGGAGCATCGGTCTGCAAGCTCTCTCATCTTCGCAACTTTTTTTGCGAATTTTTCATTCTTGCTGTCTGGTGACGATTTGACTTTTCCGTTTGCACCAGAGCACTGTTCTGCAAAAGCTTGTCTTTTTGCTTCTTTCTTTGCAGCCGCGGCAATCATCTTTGACTGCTTCTCGGCCAAACGTTTGCTCTCCGCGTCGATTTTGGAGCGTTCCTGGTCGATCAATTGCATGATCTCCTCCACACTGACCCAGTTGTCTGACAGACAGACAATCCTGTGCCGATTATCCCACCGGTCACGTACGCAGTTATGATACAGCGCATATTCTTCATCTGTGAGCTCGAATACCGGCGAGCATGGCGTGGCTAGCCTTTCGATATCTTCGGCGATGTAGTCGTATGAAATTGGACCGTCAAGTTTTGCAAACAACTGATATTGTTTCTTGACGGGTTGCTCTTGGGTTTTTTCGCTCATGCATGACACTTAGCACGAGTTCTGCTGGTTGTCAAGGCTTGATGTGCTCAGCTTGTTCTTTATTGAACATGGATCCTATCCAGCCAGATATTCATGCTGCCCTCATATTCTGGTGTGATACTGACAAAGAAAGCACATGCGCCGTGATGGGGCGTTCCTCTATATTCAAAGACCACATTCGGAGAACCTCCAAGCGCTGTCTTAAGCAAGACTTTGTCGCCCACGCTGAAGAATTCTTTGTTTTGTTTGAAGAAAACTGTGAGTGCTGCATGGTCGTCTAGCTCTACAACACAAGAAAATTTGGCTATGGAGTTTTCAACTTCCTTCAATGTCAGCTTTAGCTGTGTCCGAAGCGCAATGAGCTCTTGCAGCGTCTGGCTGGTTTTCATACTGCCACCTCCATCTTGATTCCAGGATGATGTTGATAGTTCTCTAGTTTGATATCATCGAATGTGAACGAATCGATATCTTTGATCTCTGGGTTTAGCCAAAGTTTTGGAGCTGGGAGTGGTTTTCGTTCAAGCTGTTGTTTGAGTTTATCGACGTGGTTCCTGTACACATGCACATCCCCAAAGGTATGAACAAACTCTCCAACTCCCAGATCACAGACTTGCGCGATCATATGTGTGAGAATAGCATATGAAGCAACGTTGAACGGCTGACCAAGCCCAAGGTCACAGCTTCTTTGATACAACTGACATGACAGTTTGCCTTTCGAAACGTAGAACTGAAACATGGTATGACAGGGCTGGAGTGCCATGTGCTCAAGTTCTCCAACATTCCATGCGGAAACGATCAGTCTTCGCGATGTCGGATTTGTTTTGATTTGATCAATGACTTGCTTTATCTGGTCAATTTTGGTTGTTATTAGAATGTCCGGGCTGTGTTGATGCCAGCTTCGCCATTGTGCCCCGTAGATTGGACCTAGATCCCCGCGCGTTTTCAGATGTCGCCCTGGAATTTGTTTCAACCTACCATCAACGAGTCGATATCTTGTAGCGTCCGTATCATCTTCATTTATTTTCGAAGCCCATTCGTCCCAAATGGTGATCCCATTGTCATTCAGCCATTTCACATTGGTATCGCCGCGAAGAAACCACAAAAGTTCTCCGACCACCGATTTGAAATGCACCTTCTTTGTTGTGAGGATTGGGAATCCTTCGTTCAGGTCATACCGGCACTGACGCCCGAAAACGGACAACGTGCCAACTCCTGTCCTGTCTTCTCTTTCTTCTCCATTGGCAAGGATATCCTCAACCAGTTCTTTATAGATTTTATCTGCGTGCATACTTTCTCTGAGTATCTAGGATTGTTTTGGATATGTCAAGCTTCGATGATCAGTCTGATTGATTTGGTTTCATGTTCAAGCAGACAGATCTCAAGTCTGGTTGCACAGTCTGATGCAGGATTGAACCTGATGGCTGTCAACAATTCTAGGACATTGATCTGGCCGATTGAATTGCCTTGAGGCTTAATCTGGTCGATCCTCTTCACGAACCCTCTGATGAATTTTATATCATCTGGTAGTCTTGAGGCCAAACCCTCTTCTGTTGTGAGATTGATTCCTCTGATGAGTTCCCTGTTCAGTTCAACTGAAACCAACTGTCCTGGCTGTAGGTCTTGAACCTTGATAGTTTTTGCCGCGAAACCTTTCTTGCCACCAAACAACTCGTTCCACCATTTCTTCATCGTAGTCATGAATTCTAGTTACATCAGGAGCAAATAGTAATGCGCCTGGATCCACAGCTAGCCAACAAACCATTAGATCTCAGCTCCTTCCCAGACAAGCTGATAATCATATCAGATTCTGGTATAACCAAGCTACCGCTCCAACTCTACACAGCAAACACTCCGGTTGCAAGAATGACAGGGTTCAGATGGCAGAAGAGAATGCCACCTCAAGGAACTGGAATATGGCTCAAAGACTCAAAATCCTCTTATTCTCTCTGGATGAAAGATGTGCCATTTGATCTAGACGCGATCGGTTTCGATGGAGACATGAACGTTGTTGAACTTAAAAGATTAACAGCACTCTCTACGGTGCCTGTGGCTTTTTCTAGTGACGTGAAATCGGTTGTTGAGGTTCCCGCTGGGTGGTGCCTGAGAAATGGCATCAGAAAAGGTTTTAGAGCCATTCCTGGAGATGTACAGTGAAAAATGTTTCTTTATCTGAGCTGATCTATCCTGTCGATGAAGCGGCAAAACGTCCTCCTGATGTTTCTGGTGGCGATTATCTGTTGTTCGAGCAATCATCCGGCGCCGGATCGACATTGTTGTTGTTCGATAGAATGCAGCTAGAGGTGGATCTGATCAACTGGTCTTCGTCAGATCCGGAGACTTACAAAATTTCGCGGCGATCACTTATTGGATATATTCAATATGGCAATCCAAGGAACGGCGTTTGCAGAGTTGAAGCTGTTCTGAGTTTGGTGCCAGGATATGGTCCTTTGATGTATGAGTTTGCGATGGCTAGCGTTCAGAGAAGACTTGGAGATGAACAATGGTTTGGTTCTGACATGTCAGTCGAAGAAAGAGCAAGGGGCGTGTGGGATAAGTTCCTTGAAGGAGTGAATCCGGACATAGAACATCAGTGGGCTGGGAATATTTCAAAGCAAGCAATCATAGCCGCTCTGCGTGCTTCTGGCTTCCGTTTGGCAAATTTCCCAAACCAGCTCTTAACGAACCCACGCGGCCCAATGACACAGGAACAGTTCATGGACGATCCACAACTTCTTGAGCTGTTCAAAGAAGCGAACCATCCTGGCTTGTTCTATCTGTACAAACTCCGTCCTGGTGCTTCTGCTGCCAGTGTCTATAGCGATCTTGTCGCAAAAACCAATAAATGGGCGATCAAGGAATTTGGAGATCCGCCAGACGAAACAATCGACACGCTTTCAAACCTTGCAGCTCAGATCTTTAGCTCAGTTTGGAATGGAGCACGATGACAACTCAACTCTATAAGCTCTTGTTCGAAGAACATGCAGTCGACATCGAAGAATCAGCCAAAACAGCGAATGATGCTGCTGCCATGGACTATGCCATTTTTTCTAGCCGACCTGATGGCCAGCATCTATATGTCCTGATTGACACAAAAGATGCTCGATCATCGCTGGCAAAGGCAGATCCTAGGATGAGCATGTTCGAATGGTTCACGGACGTGACTGATGCCATCAAAGGGGTTATTTATATTGAAGACAATGAAGACGGCAAAACTTTCAGAGTGACAAATTCCGCCGCAATTGACGATTTTGGGCCACTTCTATATGAACTAGCAATGTCAGAGATAGTACCAAAGTATCTCACATCAGACACCAAAACAAGCCCAGCGGCCATGTCATTGTGGGTAAAGTTTTATGAACGTTCCGACGTCAACAAAACTCCTATTGAATCACTTTATCGTTGGCCATGTGAGGAAATTGTACTTTCCAGACTTCATATGGCCGCAAATCATTTGGTGAAACAATACTCAGACAAACTAGATGCATTGGCGCTTGTTGAACAACGAATTGCTGATTGTCGTAATGGCAACACCAACGCAATTCTTTCAACAGACGATTTCTTCAAAAAGCTGTCTCAGCTCATTGAACTCAAACATCTGCCAATGCTGTTTGCTTACTCAATGCAGCATAGCAACCCAATGACAATAAAGGTGCTCAAGAACGAGGGTATGATCTTAGGCTCAGAACTCATGAGGAAATTCCAGTTGAAGAAAAGCGAGTTTGCCATGGAGCTAAGCTCGGCGGCGACAGATTTTTTCAGTCGAATGTATCATGCATAGTTACTGACATGTTTTCGCGCAAACTCCCCAGTATCCTAGGTGCAATACTTTTTGCAGAACAAGCTGTCGATAATCAGTTGACAACGCCTATCCAATCAATGCGGGGTGGGCTGGTTTTAGATCCGGAAAGTGTTGTGAAAGTGAATGCGGTCCTTGCCAAGATTGGGATTGGGCCAATTGGCGAAGAAGGATTCATCAAACACGCGAATGACGCTTCTCATTTGTCAAATGACAACACCTCTTTGCTGGAGATTGTGATCGATGATGACGAGACTCATCCGATAGATAGAATCAACACGGCCGGTGGAGGTGGTAAAACAACCAAGGATGTATCGATTAGTCCGGAGGCTCTAGAGCTGGCAAGAAAGTTTTACATCGCAGGTAAACGCGGCGAGAACTGGTATTACGATGCCGCAAAAACACTCCATGAAGGATTCGAGGATGAACAGGAACTAACTCTGTTCACACTGCTCCTAGCCGCAACCTCTGTGCAGAATGAAATCTATAGCAACTTGATCGAAGCAGGCGCAATGTTCAATGCGATCATGGCAGACATGCGAGAGAATGTCGATCTTCTTGAGAGATTCGTTTCTGACTCTAAAGCGATAGGCATGAACCTGAAGGGCATCAAACAGACCGAGTATGCATCACTTCACATCTATCAAACTGTTGTGAAGTCAAAAATCATCAACATCGCTGCAAAGATGGGCAACATTGCAAAAGCAATCTCTCTGATGTTCTCGAACAGGCTCGACAGGAACACTGTGATCGCTCTGATCTCAAACTCTATTGACCTGACAGTTCCAAACACGAACTTCGATGCAAGATCGCCGTTTTTCCGTAAGCTGAAGATTGCAAACTTTGCACTAAATCTACTCGACCCAGAGTATGCTAGCACTGATCAGAACCCATTCAATGTCGTCGTCGACACTTGGATGATCAGGGCATTCTATCCAGGCAAAACCAAGAAAGATGAGATCAGCCTTCTATCCAACGAAAGAGCATATGCAGAGATTGCTAAAGCAGTTGCGCAGATGGCTGATGAGGCGGGTATTTCTCCTCATGCAATGCAAGCAGCAATCTGGCTTGGAATCAGAGAGCAAACCGCATCAGAACTTGGCGGCGAACCAGACTATATCGCAGCACTGCGCAAACTGGTCGATGGCTATGCTGATCTCTGGGCTGGGATTGACAAAGAAACAATGACACTCAGAGATGTGATCAAACGTCTAGATTCAAGCGTTGCAGCAGCAGCGCTGCAAGACAAACGTGCCGACTGGATGAGGAACGTCGTGAAACAAAACCAAGAGAAGAAAAGAAAAGCCAAACTCCTGGCCGCTAGCTCAGCAGGCCAAGGAAATCTGCCGTTCTGAAGAAGAAAGCCAACCGTGATGAAACTCAGCAGAATCCTTAAATTGAACGAAAAACTTGAACTGGTGTCATGGGACGAATATGCAAAACTCGTTGCAAAGGCATACATGGAAGCGCCAGACTATGAGGAAGAAGCAGTTCCAAGCTTTGAAGCCATGAAAGCTGCTTGCGAACGGTATTTTAAGATCTTGCAATCGAAAGTCAAAGTTGAGTTCGTGAACGGTGATCCATACAGCGATGCAGACCAGATGCGCAAAGAGGTCGGATCTACAAAGACCCTGAAAATCATGAAAGATTTCAGTGATCATCCATTCTTTTCTGAGGAGGAGAATTGGAAATTCCGTACAGTTCATGACTGGTTCACCCATATCCTGGCCGGTCAGCCATTCACACTGGAGGGCGAATTGAGCGCGTACAACCAGCACCTTAAGATGTTTCCAAAGGCTGCATGGCCTGCGCTATTCACTGAAATCGTTGGCCAAGTTTGTAGTCAAACTGTTACTGGCGGATTTCAAACTCAGAAAGTCTGTTTATTGAAGGGTTTTGACTATCAGAAGATTGGACGTGTTGATGGGATGCTGATCAAGGACAAGAAGCTAGTCCCGGCCGATTGATAAGATCAGCCTTCGCAGGCTTTGCACTCAGTGCTTTCGCGGCGATATTCTCTTGAACCTGCATCGCCTCTGATCACAGAGCTAGTTCTGAGATAGTAAAGAGTCCTCAAGCCCTCTTCATGGGCCATCACATGCACATCATGAATATATTTTGGATCTGAGTTCTCTGGAAAGAACAGGTTCAATGATTGGCCCTGGTCGATCCAACGTTGTCTTTGGGCGGCTAGTTTAACCAAAGCGAACTGATTCATTTCCTTGGCCGTCAAGAACACTTCCTTCTCATGATCCGTGAGAAAATCCAGGTGCTGGACGCTTCCTTTCTCTTTCTCGATACTTTTCCATGTTGCTTCGTTGTTTTTGCCATATGACTCTAGAAGTTTTGTTAGAGTTTTGTTCTTCTGGATGATCGTACCTTTGGCGCTCTTCTGCACGAACACATTTGCAGCCCAAGGCTCAATGCTTGGTGAAAGGTTGCCAGAGATCAGAGAATTGCTCACGGTGGGCGCCAAAGCGATCAGGTGAGTGTTTCGTCTGTTCAGACCTTTGCACCAGTCTGGCTCTCCATACTCTGCGGCAAGATCTTGCGTGGCCTTCTCTGCTTTTCTTTTGATACCAGAAAACATCTGCGCATTGATTTGAAAGCACTCAAAACTATCAAGGACGATAGAATTCTCCTGGAGATATGTGTGAAACCCAAACACGCCAAGACCTAGAGCTCTCCCAGCAATAGCAGATCTCACAGAACGTTCCATGCCATGAATCTTGGATGCTTTGTCAATGAACTCTGAAAGCACACCATCCAGAAACCAGATTGAGAGCTCGACAGCATCAGTATCTTTCCATTCGTCCCACCTTGCAAGATTCAAAGAAGACAAACAACAAACAAATGAGTGTTCCTCATCTGTTGCCAAGAGTATCTCCGAGCACAAATTCGATCCATGCACTTCAAGGCCATTTTTCACATAAGACTCAGGACGTGAATTCCTCACTGTGTCTGTGAAGAAGACATAAGGTTCTCCAGTTTCCATTCTGGTTTTCAGCACCTCTTGCCATTTGAGTCTGTTCTCTTTGTTGCCGTCTTTGAGTGACTGCATGAACTCGTCAGACACATTGACGCCATGATGAATACTCTGGCATTGTCTGTTCTGATCTCCCTCTGGCCTGCGAATCTTGATAAACTCCCAGAAATCACCGTGTTCAATTGGCAAATAGCTAACACTAGCACCTCTGCGCACACCACCCTGGCTGACGCCGACAGTTGTGGAATCTTGAATCTTGATGAATGGAACAACGCCTTCAGAACGTCCATTCCCACGAATAACAGAGTTTCTTGGCCGCACTTTGTTCCAGTGAACACCAACACCTCCACCGTTCTTTGTCATTGTTGCTAGTTCATGCATCCTGTCCATGATCCCATCGATAGAGTCTGGGACGAAGGTACTGAAACATGAGATTGGCAATCCTCTGTCTGTTCCGCAATTGGCTGCAACCGGAGAAGCTAGCCCTAACCAGTTTCTCCATAGCAGATCGAAGAACTTTGCGCGCAGCTCTGGTTTTTTCAAATAGTTTGCAACGCTTGTCGATACCCGCATCCACATATCCCTAGGAGATTCGCCTGGGAGTAGATACGTTCCGCTCAGCGTCTTGAAGCCTTCATCAGTCATCCACTCAGGCGCTTCTCCTGCTTGTTTCAACTGCTGTAGTTTGTCTGTTTTTGTTGATGTTTTCTTCACTGTCTTGTTCTCTTTGTGCAATCTTTCCGCCGCCAACCAACCTATCAATCCCAGATCTTTGAGAAATCCATATGTCCTTTGGAATATGCAGTGACCTTCTGCGCAAAGAAGTCCGTGTGTTCAACACCTGACGTCATTGAATCAAACCACGCCATCCTCTCCAGTGCTTCCATGTCAATGTTCTTCCAGTTCATCTTCAACCCCAACTCACCAAGTTTGGTGTTTGCTCTGAACCTGATGAACTGTTTCACGTCATATGCAGTGATCCCCTCAATCTCACCACCAGAGAACACATTGTCAATGAAATCATCTTCCAAGGCAATTGTGTCTCTTGCAGCTTGATAAATCGATTTCTTGAGCTCATCTGTCCAGAGGTCCGGATTTTCTTTGATGAATTCTCTGAACAGCCAACATCCAGCTTGTGAATGTAAACTTTCATCTCTGACTGACCATGAAATGATCTGACCAACTCCTTTGAGTTTATTGAACCTTGAGAAGTTGAACAAGATAGCAAAGCTGGAGAACAGCGAGACTCCTTCAACAAATCCAGAGAACACGGCAAGCGATTTGGCGACGTCTTCACGGCTGGCTTCTTTGGCGTTGATATCAACCAATCTATCAATCTTCGCCTTGGCTGTCGGTTCGGCAAGGAATGCATCATAGTCCTTGAGTCCCAGGGTGTCATTCAAGAAAGCGTATCCAATTGTATGGATTCCTTCAAATGAACCAAAGGCGCCTGCCATCATCACGATCTCTGGGTGCGGGAACCATTTGGCAACATGGCCGGTCCAATAGTCGTTGACCACGAGTTCTGTTTGAATGAAGCCTTTCAGGACACCACCAACAACATTCTTCTCTATTTCAGTCAGAGTCCCAGACTCAGACCAATCTTGTATGTCGGAGCTCATCTGGACCTCGGAAGGTAACCAGTGTGCTTGCTGCTGCTTGAGCCAGAAGTCGTAGGCGGGGTCGTATGAGAACGGTTTATATGTTTGTCTTCCTTCGGTTAGCATGATGTTCTTTGAGTCTGAGTAAGTAAACTGATCGCTACTATAACTGACTGACAGGCAATGACTCTACCATGCTCAGAACGCTGGAGATTGCAGACCATAGCGCTTCTTGACTTCTTTCATCGAATCCTTGAAGGCATGCATGCTGTCGATCTTTGTTTTTTCCTTCACGACTTCTTGCTCAACTTGCTCGGCATCCAGCTCTTCATCGGTCATGACCTGGATGAAGGATCTTGCGGTGTTTAGTTTAACAAGCCAGTGGTGACCGTCCGTTCCTAGTCTGTTCTTTGCGATGTAGAGACTGCCCGTACCTCTCTGCTTTTGTTCTTTTGTTCTCTGGAGGCCAAGGATCACGTCGGCTTCACCGGCTTGCCCGTAGCTCTCGGATAGGTCAGTCATATCCACAAACTCTGCTTTGGCGCCGCTGCGGTTTGCCTGGAGCGCTGTCCAGAGTGGCACGTTGAGTTCTTTGGCCAATGCTCTGAGCTCTTGGATCACGAACTGCATCTCATGTCGCATGAGGTCTGATTTCTCTGTTGAGCGCAGCAAGCTGGCATAGTCAACAATGATCAGGTTTGGACGGATGCCCTTCATCAGCATCTTGTCAATGTGCATTCTGATGTCGTTAACAGTTTTTGACCGCGGCGGAAACTCTTTGATCACAAGCTGACCTAGATTGTCTTTGTTCTTCTCGACGAAGTCTTTGATTTCATCCAAGTGCTCGTGACATTCATTGCTATCAATGTCGACTAGGTTGCTGTCATAGCGCACACCAACGTAACGTTCTGAGAGCTCAAATGAATAGTGAAACACGTTAAGCCCTACACTGATCGCGGCAGAACCCAGGTGTGTCAAAACGTGCGACTTGCCAACAGAAGTAGGAGCAACGATGATACCGATCTCGCCACCACCAAGACCTCCTTGAAGAATCTCATTCAGTTTACCGATACCAGTTGTGACAATGTTTCTGTATGTCTTGCTGTAACGCATTTCTGGCTCTGAGTTGTAAAGGTGGCCAACTGTCGTGGTCATCCCAGAAGACAAAGCTTCTTTCATTCGTTTGACGACCAGATCGTATTTCTCACTCTGAATCAAGTCGAGCGACTCACTCAGAGCTTTCTTCATGAGTTGTTGGCGGCAGAAACTCATCGCCCTTTCTTTGACCCAAGGTAGATCGTTGAAAGAGGTTGCGCCGATCACGTGTTTGTCAATGAAGTTGATCGACTGTGCCTTGAGTACAACGTCGGCCGAGTGTTTCAAGTCATCGCCAATGATTGTTTTGAGCAAGTCGAGGCTTGGCCACTCACGGTATGTTTTGTAGTATTTGATCCACTGTTTTGAAACGTACTTCAGGTGTCTCATTTCAAGGCATTCATCAACGTTGAACACCTCGGCGAACCCCGTTGCCCAGTTCTGATCGGTCAGAAGAGCGACGCACACATTTTCCTGGAATGGTCGGCCGAACGATGCAAAACCGGGTTTCTCCGATGTTTCAACTTCTTGATTGGCCGGGTCGTTTTCTTGCTTGGTGGCTGTTGTCATTTGTTTTTCTTTGATCTTTGTGAGGCTTGATTCAAACATGTTCGTTGTTTGCGAAGAAGACTTCGCAGTTGCTTTTGCTGCGACAGCCGCAATCAACAGGTCAGTCTCATTCCCTTGGTTTTTTTGAAGAATCTTGCTTGAGGCGTCTGTGATATCTTGCATAGTTTGTTGTCTGGCAAGTGTATCCCGGCCATTAAACTTTGCCAAGTGACTATTCGTAAATGAATGTCTTTGTGTTCCTTGCCAGCGTCAGCATGGACTCCAGGCAGGTTTCTAAGCTGGAAGTGAATGGGATGTTTGCACGCAAAAGTTCTTGCATAAATAGCAGCTTGTCGTACCTCTGAGCGTTTGGATTCTGGTTCCATTCATCCAATTTCCCATCAATCTGAGAGATCTGTGATGCAGCTAACGCATTTGTACCGCCAAGATACATCAGCTTCCAGTTTCTCTTCACAACGTCAATGTTCTCAACGATGTCACCAAAACAGGCCGGTGCTTTCTTCTTCGGTTTTGCCGCGGCAATCTCATTCAGAGACTCTTTGCATTTCTCTTCAAGCCATTCAGCATCAAGGTCAACGCTGCGATCCATGAACTCTGGCATTCTCTTGCTGATAGTTTTGAAACCAATCCCATCAACACCATCTAGATTGTCTGACGGATCCCCAATCACAGATCTGGCCAGTGTTATATTCCTGGGAGTGACACCGAAGTTTGTTTCAACGTAGTCTTTGTCGATCAAGATCTTTCTGGCGGGGTCATAGATCCTTACATTGTCATCTTCCAACAACTGATAAAAGTCTTTGTCGCTAGACATGATGATCCTGCGAATCGGTTCTTCTCTGTTTCCAAACCTCTGCGTTGTCAGATAAGCAATGATGTCGTCTGCTTCGGTGTTCTCAACATATAACTGACACACTGGCAAACACTTCAGCAACTTGGTGCACAGTTGGATCTGGAACACCTTGTTTGTTTTATCCACAGCCGGTCTGAACTTACCATCGCCCCGGTAAGACATCTCAGCCATGGCTGGATTGTTGCCGCCTGCTGCCCTGTTTGCTTTGTATTGAGGGTAGATGGATTTCCGCCGCGAACTTGCACCACCCTTCTCCCAGACAACTACCACAGCATTAGGTTTCAATTGACCAATCACTGATCCAATGCTCCCAACAAACCCAAGAGCACCTCCAACCATCTCACCAACAGAGTTCATTGCCTCAGACACCATGAAGTGCCTGATGAAGACATTCAAGGAGTCGACGATTAACACAGTTTTCATTGCAACACCAGCCTTGAGGATCGAAACAGCTCGTAGACATTCATGTCAATCATCAGCTTTTCTGCTTCGGTTGTGTTTTGTTTTTCATGGTCGTATTTCCCAAACGCGTCAATCATTGTCATTTTTCTGAAGAAGTTAAAGGCATTCAGCCTCACGAACTCGACTTTGCCTTCAATGAGCATTTCAACAAACACACAGTCTCCAGCACAAAAATCCGAATGAATATCAGTCCCGTTTACGTGAAGGTATATTCTGTTCAATAACAAACCTAATGGTTCTGTGGGTGTTATCTGAGAATTCACGTTGTGGAACCCGGATTGTCTTTGTGAATTCTTCCGCTCCCACCATCCTGGGAAATATGCCTGGAATCTCTCCCTCCTGTGAAAGTTCAAGATAAGATCTAATGTTTCCTCAGAATATCCCCAGACTGGCTGTGAATGTGGTCCCGCAAGGCGCTCATCGAATGTGAGGCTTCCATCGCCAGTAGTATAAACCAATGTACCACCGGGCTGGTCGACCAACTGACCGAAAGATAATGTCATTGGATCCAACGTCATTTCCCAGATGATCCAAAGCCAGAATCACCGCGAACAGTCTCGACAACCTCATCAGTCAATTCAAACCTGAGATTGTCTGCCTCGATCTTGTGTACAACAAGCTGCGCGATCCGATCGCCGCGTGAAATATCAACATAACGTTTCTCAACACCATGGCCCTGTTCAGCCATTGTCAAGATAATTTTGATCTGGCCGCGATATCCTTTGTCTATTGTGCCAGTGATTGGATATATGCCGTTTTTTGCGGCCATGCCTGAGCGGCTGTTGACTTTGATATAATAGTCACTTCCATCCGGCAAGTAGTTTGGTGCGTCTGCAAGAATAAATGGTGTTGCAACCACATAAACACGACCTGGATGAATGCGCATATCCACAGCAGAAACAATATCAAACCCAGCATCTCCAGGTTTGGCTTGTGTCGGCGCTGCGAAATCTAGATTATTATATTCCGGAAGAACTTTGAGTTTTATGATGGTTGATGTGGTCTTCTTCATGACTAACATGAAGATACAAATATGAAAAAACCATGTCAAGGCAGAAACACAAAAGGCCAGGAAACGTTTTAGTTTCCTGGCCTTGGGCTGACTACCGACAGTCAGCTAGGGATCACTTCTTCTTTGGTTTGGAATCTGTGACAGTCATGACCTTGTCGCTCACGAGAGGGAACACCTTGGCGATGTTTGGCAGACTGATGCTGCCAGACTTGGAATCGCCCTTTGCCACCGTCAGAGCCGTCCAGAGCGAGGTAGAAACCTCGGCAGGAGCATCGTTGAAGAAGCCAGCGAAGTTCTTCGCCTCAGCATCGGTCAGCACGTGCTTCTTGATGTAAGCCTGAAGCTTCTGGGCCGAATCGATGTATCGACAGTGGACCTCATCACGAGAACCATTGTCCACTCGACCTTTTGCCGAAGGCCAATCGCTCAGGATTTCCTCGATTTTCACGTCCTTGAGCGCATCGGTAGCATAGCGCTGGAACTGTGACGCCGCCTCCTGTCCAACCATTGCACCCACGACATGCATGAACAGCGCAGTCTCTGGCGTCTTGTACAGGCCGGTACGCTCAAGTTCTTTGTGCAGGTTAAGCCATGCACGACGGTCTGGCGTCTTTTTCCACGATTCGGATCGATCCGACTCAAGCAAACCCGGGTTCGCTCCAATGAATCCTGCGATCACGCCCGCACCTTTCCGACGAGCATACGTCACGAACTCCGCAGTCGAAGGACGAAGCTCCACCGAGGCATAGCGAGAAAGCGCCGCGGGGTCCAGTGTGCTCACCTCGTAGTCGTTGCCGATGTTGCACGCAACAATCACCTGTGAACCATCGTGAAGGCGCACACCGTCGAACGCTTTCGAGTCAGCTAGCTGGAAGGTTGCCTGCTCGACACCTTTGATCGCACGGTTGAGCTCGTCGAGGAAGAGCACGACGGGGTATTCAACGGCAGCGGTCAGCCACTCAACTGCGCGGAACGTGGTGCCGCCGAACACGCCCTCGAAGGGAAGGCCGCAGATGTCGCCCTCGGTCATCTGCGAGAGGCGGCGCTCGACGACGGGCACACCCATCTCGTAGTACCAAACCCCGGCAGGATAACCATCGGGAAGCTCATTCTCCTCCAGCCAGTTCTTCATTCCGCGGATAAAGCCGGGATCGTTCTTGAGACGAACCGAAACGGCCTCGCAGACTGCGCGGTCCTTGTAGATGTCATTGCGGCGAAGTGCTGCCGCCTGATATACAGCCTCAGACTTGCCGATGCCGTGGCGACCAGCAAGCAGGATTGCGCGGTCGGTACCGAGGCAGGCGATGAGGTTGAGAGTAGCAGTCATGTTGAGAGAAATCATCGTGTTCTAATCCTTCTGTGTAGGGTTGTTCTGTCGAGGCACCGTGCCGTCGAACAGTCATGGTTCTAGCAGACCCTTCGAAGGTTGTCAAGAACTCCGGAGCACAGCATCGCGTGATTGTTTGGTTAATACTCGCGTACGCACGATCGATAAAGGAGTCTTCGCATGGCGTGACCGATCATGGACTTGACAACGTTCTAGATCCTTGCTAGGGTTTTTTGGAAGTCGTCAAACGGCTGTGTGTCACCCTACACCTCATCAAACATTCAACCAGAAAGCAAAAAAGTGGACAATCGTACAGTAAGTCAGATCATCGCAGACGGAAGGCTTTCCACCGAGAGCTTCCAAGACGTCATGGACAAAGTTATTGGCGCAATCAGCCTGAGTGAACCATTCCTTGCAATCCTTTCGATGCGCATTCCAAAGGTTTATACGGACGATGAGAAGAACATGCCAACTGCTGCTGTTGGCGCAACAAAGCACCGCGCGGATCGCATGCCACGTGTCACGATGTTCATCAACCGTCATTTCTTTCTGGGGATGACGCACAAGCAGCGCATTGGCGTGATGATGCACGAGCTGTTTCACGTAGCGCTTGCTCACATTGCCGACCGCAAAGCTGTCCGCGAGCAGGCCAAACTTTGGAACATTGCAACAGACCTTGCGATCAACAGCCTCATTGACCACGACCAGAGTGGCAAGCTCAAGGAAGTGGATGCTCTTCGTCTTCCAGGGTTCACACTTCTCCCGGGCCGTATGCTTGCGGAGAAGGAGGAAGAGGCCGATGAAGATGGCGAGAAGCGTAAGCCAACTGCGGCTGAGATTGAGCATGCAAAGAAGTTCCGCGACCTGATCGCAAGCTTCCCAGCATTGCAGTCAAGCGACTTCTACATGAAGAAGCTGCGTGAGTTGCAAGATCAATCTCCTGGTGCGCAGATGGGTTTTGGCTATGGATCCATGGATGATCACTCTAGCTGGGGTGTTGATCCAGACATGGAGGATGTGATCTCTGAGGAAATTCGCGGTATGATTCGCGAGGCCGCAACTCATGCGCGCAGCGCCAACCAGTGGGGCTCTGTCTCGGCTGATATGCAGAAAGCAATCGATGAGTATCTGCGCTCCGAGGTTGACTGGCGTGCGGTTCTCAAGATGTTTCATGCGAAAACCCGTGCGCTCGACCCGGTGAGCACAATGCGCCGTGTAAACAAGCGGGCTCCGTACAAGATGCCTGGAACACGTCGCGATGAGATTGCGCAAATTGTCTGGTTCATTGACCAGTCTGGCAGTATGGGAGATGATGACGTTGCCCGCGGTCTAGCAGAGGGGCTCAACTGTTCTCGCACTGGTCAGATTGACATCATGAACTTTGACACGTCAATTGATGAGGGCTCATTTCACACCGTGAAGCGTGGTTCTGGTTTCAAATGGCTTCGTACTCGCTGTGGTGGCACCGACTTTGATTGTGTTGCGGACTATCTCAATGATCTACAGAACAAGAACAAGTATTCCGGTGCCGTGGTTGTCACGGATGGTTATGCTCCAAAGATGAAGCACTGCAAGACCCCGATTCTTTGGCTCGTCACTCCGGGTGGCACCATGGAAACAGTCCGTCCAGGTGATCTTGTCATTCGAATGGGCAGCGGCGAGCAAGTTCGCCGCCATGTCGGCTGAGCTTCTAGAAATATCCAGAGATCAATTCCTTGGCCGTTAGTTAATCGTTGGCTGCCACCAAACAATGGCAGCTACGAGGTGATAGAAATGGCCAGTCAAGCTCTTAAAATTAATCCTAGCGTCACTGTGGATGCCTCAACAGGCATCCTGGTGCTCGATGACCAGAGATATCGTTCTTGCAACAGATTTCTCCAAGACCTGAAGACGTCTCAGGGCATTGAGTTGATTTTAAAGAACAAAGAGTCAAGCTGGCTAATGCGCTCAGTTGGCTGGTTCTTTATCAACACAAAGCTCAGCCCACGATTCATGACGCACTTCTTCACTATCATTGGAAACACGATCTATGCACCTGTTGCCGTAGTTGATCAGATGAGCGACGTGCAACTCTTGCAAATCTTGATGCATGAAACAATTCATGCGTTTGACAGGAAGAAGTTGGGGAATCTGATATTTTCAATGGCATATCTGTTCCCACAAGTTCTCGCGCTGTTGGCACCGGTTGGTGTTTTGACCGCAATAATCTTTCAGAATGCAAGCTGGCTCTGGCTTCTTCTCTCGCTCCTTTTCTTGGCGCCAATCCCAGCACCATTCAGAGCATGGTTTGAGCTCAGAGCCAATAGATCTGATGTATCTTTCGTGAAGAAGATTGTCTATGGCAACAGGACGGGGGAAGAAATTCCAGAGAACTATATTGAAGCGTTGGCTGTTCATTATAGCAACGGCGAATATTACTTTATGTGGCCTTTCAAAGAACAAATCGTCAGACTGCTGAAGATCAAACCAGACATCAATGACAAAGCATATTTATTTGTTGCCAAATGGGCCATAATCCATAAAGCAGCAACAGGTCTGGATGTCAGCGTTTCATTCTATCAATAAAAACAACACTGAAACTTCTTCTTCCACGGCCAACAAGCTAGGTGCCGGGGTTCTATTGTTTTGCGGCACGACAAAACGTTTCCTACTTTTACTCAGATCAGTCTGGGTCAATGAACCTCACACGTGGTGTATTCCTGGAGGAAAAGTTAATCCTTGCGAGACTATTATTGCAGCCGCAGCCAGAGAACTAGAAGAAGAAACCGGCGCTAGGATTGTGCCTCAGACAGACGCACACAAACTTCGACAACTGTACGTCGCGTATCCAGACAAGCTAGATGGCTTCACTTTCCACACATACCTAGGCGTTGTTCGCAGCGAATTTGCTCCTGTTCTGTCGGACAGGGAAGCGGACATGCACAAGTGGGTCAGCCTGGATGGTTTGATGAAACTTGGAGCTAAACATCCCGGTATTGTTAAGATGTTGAATGACCAGGATGCACGTGCACAGCTCGAACAGTTGGTTGCTATGGCCTGATGAAATGTATTTAATCACATGAAGAAACAAAGACAACACAAGAAACTAACCATGACACACGAAGCTTTGGTTAATCTGATACTTGAGCGTGTGGAAGCAATCTTGAAAGAACAAGGATTGACAACCGATCCTGGTTTGGGCGATGGGTTTGGAAACGAGCAAACACCATTTGATGGAATGGACAATCCTGGCGGCGAAGACCCGATGGGAACAGTACCTAACGATCCTGCCGAGCAAGATCCTTCGGCCGAGGCTGAGTCGTTGTTGACAATCGACGATTTGGAAAGTATGGCGCAACCAGACGCTAGAAAAACACTGATGGCTGGGTTGCAGGGTGGTGGCAAAGAACAACAAACAACATCTGATCTAGTTGCAGCAATCCTGGGCGATCCAACCAAGGCACAGCAAGACGGTCAAGCTCTAGATCCAAATGCGATCCCTGCATCACCAGAACTAAAACAAACGGCGGCAGATGTGGCAGCAATCACAGGTCTTTCTCTCCAGGAATATGCTAGCCTGAAAGACCTGTTCAAATCATATCTATCAGAAAAGAAAAAACAATCATGAAAAGATGTGTCATCAAACTTTCGCCGCAAAAACTTGCAAGGATCATTGCAGAATGTGCCTGTCAAGAGATGGGTTCAATATCTTCTTCTGGTGGCGGCGATATCAAACTCCCAGACGCTACAAGATACAGCGCTCCCAACCAAGATTCTGTTGATGCTGGGTTGTTTCCGGGAATGGGCGACACGCCCGCCCTCTCGGACAGTCCAAGCGGAGCCAATTGCGCTGATCGAAGTACTAGCTCGCCTTCGCAAACCGACAATGCATATGAGCCACCAATTGATCATGTAGATGATGCAGAAACTGTTGAACTTGTTATTGGAAGTATTTGAAAAGAGTATTGTAATGACAAAGAAAAAAACCAACATGGTCACACTGAGTGAAGCAAAACTTGAAGAGCTCATCACAAAGATCGTTGCAAAACGTCTTAATGAGGATGCAAACTTCAATGCGATTCGCACTCTGACTATCAAAGCTCAAGAAACTGCTTTGAAGTTTGAAGACGAGCTTGTTAAAATGTTGAACGTTATTGATCCAAACCAGATGAATGATGTGCAGCAAGATGTTTATGCGCATGTCATGGCCGATTTACACCAAGCGTTTGCAACCTCCGTGGCGAATGCAGCAAAGGCTGTTTCCAGGCTTCCAAAGAATCCTGTGGAAGAAAAACCAAGCAAAAAGACGTCAGCTCCTGGATCTTCTCAGCCTGCAACAGCGGTGAAAAAAGACCTGCCAACCCTAGGATGATTGTTCGTTCATATTGAACAAGGTCGATTTCCTAGCTTAGAAATCATTGTTGAACTAAGTTAGCAACAGATCTGATCACATATGAGCAAACAACAACTACCAAACACGCCACAGCAACGCAGCAACAATTCAATCTATGCCGCTCCTGGCGGCGGTGCCGAGGGTCTGATTCCTGGCACTGAGAGCAACGTTCCGCGGCAATCATTCCAAGAAGCTGCGCTTGAAAAAGCCAAAAAGCTTGGATTTGACATGCCCATCGCCAGCGTTCCTCTTCCCAGCGAAGGACTGATTTATTCAGATGAAGGTTTGAGAGGTCGCAAAGAGGTTGACATCAAGCCAATGACATCGCAAGAGGAGAACATCCTGATGAACCCAGTGTTCCTGAAGAAGAACACCGTGATTGATGAGCTGATCAAATCTTGTCTCATGGATAGACGACTTGACATCAACAGCTTGATCCTAGGTGATCGCGATGCGCTGCTGGTTGGCGTACGCATGACTGGGTATGGACACACAATGAGTGCTCATTTCAAATGTCCCGAATGTAAGAGCGAGCAAGATGATGAAGTTCCGTTCAATGACATGCCAATGACTGGTCTGGATCTCAAGAAACTAGATCAAGTTTCGCCATTCACCAATGCATTTCGATTCACACTGCCAATGAGCAAAAAGGTCGTTGTTTGGCGTTTCCTGACAGTTGGTGATGAGAAACGTCTGTCTGATGAACGTGAAGAAACGGCAAAGAGAACGGCAAAACTCAAGGTGGCCATCCAAGGTCCAGAGACTAGAGCAGTGACCGAACTTCTAGAAACGCAAATCATCAGCATTGACGGTTTTGATGACAGAAACCTAGTAAAACAATATTGTGCGTCTATGCCAGCCATGGATTCATCTTCTTTGCGCAAACACATCGAGAAGAACACTCCAAGCATCAAGTTCGTACACGATTTTAAATGTAAGAATCCGGATTGTGAACATGCCGAGGAGGTGCCCGTGACACTCGGGACTGACTTTCTTTGGCCTAATCTTACAAAGTAACTCTGGTGAAACGCCAGAGGATATTGCTGCGACCGAAAAGTTGAAACAACAAAAGGTCGCGCAAGAGCGAGAGAAATGGCTGGATGAGTTCTTTAACTTGGGATATTACTTCGGAATGGACTGGGCTACGTTCATCCAATTCCCAGTGACCTATAAAGGCTGGCTCATGGAACGCATCACGAAAGAGATTGCTAAAGCTTCAGAGACGGGCGGAGGGACAAAGGCTGCACATCACAACACGCCAGAGATTGCAGCCCTCCAGGGAAAATTTAGACAATTCGGCACCCAGTCCCCAAGATTACAACGCCCAACATGACATCATTCACAAATCCACCAACCAAACTCGTAGCAGGAATGCAACACATCGGCGACCTCTATGAGCTTGAACCATCAAGCTCAGGTTTTCAAGATCATCCAAACACCAGTGTCGCTTTTGGTCTTCCATTGGGCCGCGGATTGCTTGTACTTCGTGCGCCACTGATGAATGCCAGATCAAATCCGCTAGCAACCATCAGAAAGTCTGATAGGCTTGGCGAACTATACGTTGACAAGTATGTCGCACTCCCAGATGGCGGCTATAGCAGAGCGTGGCGTGTTTTGTTTGGCGACGTGTTCTTTGAGGATGTGAACGATGTGGGCGATATGAAGTTGCAGTTCAACTACAAATCACGTAGGATGGGCTGAGTCAGAGCCGATCACTCGGCTGATGGTTGTTTCTTTGTGGCAGGAGCTTTGGCTTTGGCAACTGTTTCAAGTTTCTTTGAAAGTTCTTCCACTTCCTTATCGTCCTTTGCGTCATCTGCCTTGAGTGCGGCAACTTGTGCCTCAAGCTCACGAACTTTCTCTACCAGCGAATCGACATGTGTGACAAGGCTTTGAACGGCCTCTGCCAAACAAGCAGATTTTTCGAGTGTTTCGGCAACGTTGATGCCTTTCACGAACATGTCAATAGTGACTCTGCACTCTGATTTGTCTGCGTTTCTTGTCTCGATACCTTTTGAACTTACTTCTGTGATCATGATTATTCCTGCTCGTAACTACGAAAGCCTGTTTAGTCTGTCCCGGAGCTCTGCTATTTCTCGCCGCAAACTCTCTACTGTCTCCTGTAGCGAGCTTATGGCATCGTTCACATTGACTTGGTTGGCATAGAACGGAACATCAACAGAAAAACTTGTAGCATGGGTTGGACCTATGGTTAGGTCAAGTGGCTGTGACTGGTCTGGCATGGCTTAGGATCGATTATAGAGGCCAATGAACGCCAAATCTAGATTGGAAGTTCCTGGCGTCCACATTTTTCAAATCCATGGATTTGATCACGGAATCGATTGTAGCGCCCGGTTTTCTGATCTCATCCTGGAAACGTTTTGATGACTGAATGGCTCTTGCTAGGATCTGAATGTCTTCATTCCTCCCAGAAACGCGAAATGGAGAGCTTTTCCCAGTTGTTAGCGTCACGATCAAACTGGCAAAGAAAAGTTTACCAATCGCAGAGAGTTTATATGCTCCGCTCAGTGGTGTTGGCATTCTTGGAATATGCAACCATTCAGTGATAATGGTGTCGGCCATCTCTTCGAGCGATGGTTCTTTGGTGTTACATGTATCTTTTTCGTTGGCAGACATGAATCTAAATATAGACTTTAGTTGTTGTTAGTTTAGCGATGGCTCCACCACCCAACAGACCACCAGGAGGTTCAGGCGATTCACCAAATGAGGACTCTCTAAGAATTGCGCGTTCCTTGCGTGCGACGATGTCTGGGATCGCAGACCAGATCGAAAGACAAAACAACAGCCTGCGCCAACAGCAAGCCCTGATGGAATCCATTAAGAAAGCTCAAGAAAACGCCGCTGGCGCCAACAACAGCATTTCCCAGCTAGGCAGCGAAGGCATGACGTCAGCAATCGAATCTGCGATTGAAGAGTCCGAAAGCCTTTCTAATAGCCTAGGCAAAGTTGGCGGTGCAGCTCTGAAGTCTGGCGGCATGATGGACAAGATGGGCGCACTGGCCAATGGTGCCATCGTCGCGACGACCAAGGTGCTGGGCGAGATGTACAACGGATTCAAATCCGGAATGAAACTCTCTACCTCATTCTTTGGCAACATCATCCGGATGGGCAGGACGGTTGTAGGCACCATCACAGACATTGCAAAAGTTATTATTGGGCTTCCAGGTACATTCCTTGACTTCATGCAAGGCGCAGCCACGGGTGGAACAGATGCCTACAGACAAGCACTGGAGGATTTGCGGAAAGAGTTTGGCGACCTGTCCGTCGGCACGTCTCGTTCAGTGATCACCATGACCGAATCAATGAGAAACTTCAGTGCCACTGGCGTTTCTTTTGGTAGGATCTTTGGATATGGTCGGGAAGGACTAGCAAAGCTTCTCCAGGAATTCATGAAGCTAGCCCAGGAGATGGGACCGCTCTTCACACGGTTCCAACAAGGAACACGTGGAATATCTCGGGAAGTTATTGTTCTGACAAAGAGCTCGAACATCACTGGTGAAGGTCTGAGGGCTATGCAGTTGGCTGCGGACAATGGTGGTGAGAGCGTACGAACTGCAACACTCGGAATGATCAGGTCTTTGGCACAGGCACAACGCACGTTCGGCATCAGCGTCAAGGAGATGGGCCGCGATGTCAACTACATGCTCAAAGAGTATGGAACCTTTGGCAATGTGACTCGCGAGACAATGATTCGTTCAAGCGTCTACGTCAGGCGCCTTGGTATGTCAATTGAAGCACTGAAGAAGGTCATGGATAAGTTCCTGAACTTCGATGATGCTGCACAGTCCGCTGCTGGGATGGCTGAGGCGTTCAACATGAACATTGATGCCATGCGAATGATGCGTGAGCAGGATCCAACAAAACGTTTGGACATGATGCGCGAAGCCTTCTTCAGAACCGGCCGAAACATTGATCAGATGTCTGTTGCAGAGAGACGTCACTTGTCGAACCTCACAGGTCTGTCTGAAGAAGAGACGAGAATGGCATTCTCCCAGCGGAACAGGGCAATGACAGGTGCTGCTCTCGACGCACAGATGAGAAGGTCGCAGAGAACTCAGGTCACTCAGGCACAGGCGCTGCAAACACTTGCAAGGTCCATTGAGAGGCTCGTTCAGGCTGGCCAGCCGCTCCATGGCAGCTTCTTCCAGATCTTCATTGACGGTTTCCGGCGGGGCATCATGATGTCTAGAGAGTTTCGTGGAGCTGTTAGAGCCATTCAACAGTCGATGCACGTTGTCCTACGAGCCGGTCGTGAGGTTGGCAGGATGTTTGCTCAAACATTTCCAGGGTTCAAGCAGTTCTTCGAGGGAGTGAAGGAGGCATTCAACCCAAGACGTTTCAGGGCCTTGATGAATCAAGTCAAGACGGAGTTCAGGACGTTCTTCGGAGATCTGGCAAACCCGGATCGCAGAGACAGTGCGTTGGGGCGGTTCATGACCAACATGCGTCAGAACTTCTTGAATCACTTCACAACAGGCTCTCCCGCGGCGAGAAGAACGATGCAGGGTTTCCGAACATTCTTCACAACTATTGGCAGGATTGCAATCCAAGGGGCAAGATACTTCATGGAGATGCTAGCAAAAGGTGTCAAGGATGCTCTAGAATTTGTCAAAAGAATCCTGCTTGATGAGCGCGGTATCAGCACCGCACTCAGAGAACTTCTATCCCCAGCACAAAACCAAGCGAGGGGTATGGGAGAGGGACTAGCTGGGACGTTCAGAGAGGTCATAGCATACGCTGGCGAGCAACTTGGCCCAGCAATGAGGAGCATTTGGGACAGTGTCAGTGAATTCATTAACGACAGGAAGGTCCAGGATGCTTTCGAGCAGAGAATCGGGCCTCCGCTCCGTAAAGCCGGTGAGATTGTTGGCAAGTATTTCTTGGCATCAATGTTCGGCCCAGCCGTGATTGGGGCCACGCTAAGAGGCGTTGGCTCATTGCTCACAACGGTCTTGGGGGCATTTATCACAAGAGCAGCAGTCAAGTCGGCAGGTACGGCCACAGCAGAAGCCGTGGGGCCAGTCTTGAGATCGTTGTTTACTTTGGCTGGTGCGGCCAAGGCTACCTTGGCCGCTGTTGTTGCGCTGACCGTTGGCTTTTCCCTGATCCCAGAAAGGACGGTGCAGTTCGTTCGCAAGGCAATGGAAATGTTCAATGGCCTAGGCGATAAAATTGGTTTTCTCCTTGGGCGACTCATCCTTGGAATTGGTATTCTTATCAAGACTGCGTGGAATGCTGTAATCATGGCACTCACCAATCCGGCGACAATGCTGACTTATGTTGCAAGATTTGGCGTTGCTGTCTTGCAGGCAGTTGCTTCCATTGGCGCTCTAATTGTTAGTGCAATGGCCGGATTGTTTGCTGGGGTGGCCGAAGGTCTAGGATTCAAAAAAAAGGCCGATGAGATGCGACGCGAGTTTGCTAAATGGAAAGCAGATTTCACCAACGAGATCGCCGCTCTCCCCGCGGCTGTTCGAATTGTAATAGATGATATCGGAACATATTTGCGCAATGCTTTCCCAAGAATCGCTGGGTTTTTTGACCGGATTGGCAGTTATGCAGCGCGCCTTAGAAACGCGCTTTCAATAGGCAGGAACGAGCCGCCGACGCTGGTTAGCAACATTGAAACAGCGTCGCGCCGCGCCGCGGCGAGCAGCAACACCACTACACAACAGGTTGTTGCCAATGCCCAGAGAGCCCAGCAGGCTTCGCAAAACGCACAACAGGCAGCACAAACGGCGCAGCGAGCTACTCAGACTGCGCAGAATGCAGCTCAAGGGGTTGCCAACGCCGCAACACCCAGCGCTCCTGGCGCCGAAGCAAGGATGATCAATCCGGATGACTTCAGACGCTCGATGACGCAGGTTCGCACAGTTGTGTCAGAGCTTGCAACCATGGCTGGAACAACCTTCAGAGAGTTCAGTGCCGATCAAGCCAGCAACGTCAGGCGCGGAGTTCAGATTGTCACACAGATCCTTGAGGCGATGAAGCTGATTCCAGAGGTGGCAAACTCGCTTGTTTCTTCTAGTCCAAACAGCAATGCCTATACGGCTGTCAGCAGCCTTGTTGGTTCTCATGGTCTGATGTCGTTCCTGTTTGACACTAGTGCGCACGCAGAAGCACAAAAACTCAAGAACATGATGAAATCTGGTGGCCACATTGAGCAGTTTGTCAATGCAATGCCGCGAGATATCGTTCGGAAGGTCACAAAGATCGAATCCGTGTTCACAGCACTGAAGTCGATCACTGACGTGATCAGCTCCTTGGGAAGCTCTGGCGGTGATGCAAACAATGGGAATGTCTACTCAAGGTTCATTGAACCACTAGTGGGCCAGAATGGTATTTTGCCGCTTTTGTTTGATTTCAACAACAGCCCAAGCGCTGTCAAATTCCAAGAGATGTTCATGCGCGACGGCAGTATCGAACAGTTTGCGAACTCTCTTCCCGACAACTATCGTAGTATCAACAGACGTTTGAACTCTGTTAGCAGTGTGATTGGCACAGTGAATCAGATAGTGACCAGAGTCGCCGAGAACACTGAGCGAGTGGCAACAACCTTCACAACAAACTCACTTGTACAGGCTAGCGCTACGTTCAGAGCAAACTATGTTGGTCAGATTGACAGCTTGGTGACTGATTTTAACAGAGCAACTGCTCAACTATCCCAGTTGAATGTTGGGAATGTCGATATGACTCTGGATCGGATAGGAGACACCCTATCTAGAGAAAGGACCGTAAGGTTGGAGAAAGCAGCAGCGAATGTCAGTGTCAACGTCAATATCAAACTTAATGCAGCAGATATTAGCCAAGCCCTGTACACGTATTCTGCATCACCTAGGGCAAGAAATGTTCCCGGCGCTATTCGCGAAGGAAGTTTTATCCCACGAACTGAACAAACTCCCTGATAACACAAAGGACACTACAAGACAATGATCAAGAAACTAGGAAATCAACATCACGGCACAACCAATGTGAGAGCGGCCATCACATCCTCAAAGCTGATGCAACAACTAGTTGCATCATTGCCAGAAAAAGACAAGGCTAGCACAGTTGAGTTTTTAGAAGCAGTGCTAACCGACATGGACGGAATCACGGAAAAGCTCAGAGCCGCTATTCAAGATGCGCCAATTGCATCTGATGTTTCATCAAAGAAAACAGAAGTCACTCAGCCTTAGTTTCCATCGCGTTCCTTGTTACTAGGCACGACTGCCAGATAGAACATGCTGAACCGACCCAACACAACTCCAAATCCGGATCTGATCCTCGATCCTGAGCCATTCTCTCGGGCGGCTGGGAAGCGTTTCACCATCTATTATCAAAAAGACAACATCGCTCCTGTGGCCCCTGATATTCTTTCTGTGGCAGACCCAGGAAATTCCGGGATTGATATCGCAGATCCTCTCAAAGCCACCCTGATCGATTATCTGGTGGCTTCAACAGAGGCTAACAACATCATCCCAATCGCGATTGATGAAACAGATCAAAGGCAACATGTCAGCTCAGATTCCAGGTTGAATGCTGGGATGTTTGATGCTGCTGCAATAAACTATCAGGACATGCCTCCGACGGCAATGTTCGTGGCGCAGTCGTTTGATGCCGCAAGCATTTCAAGCACCTCTGATATAAACTTCTCAAACCTGAGTAACACACCAGGAGTTGCTAGCCCTACACAGAATCAGAGAATCTTCCGGATCAAAAACTATGTTGACAGGATCTCTTCCGGGAATGCCTCGGACCACGGCAAACTCATTGACGCTGAGCAGTTCCGTGCGAATGGCTTGAATGATGCCAACAGATTTATCACCCCAGCCTTGAATGATATCAAGAACAACAAGGAGATTGGCAACAGTCTTCAAGTTGGCAACGTCTTCTACACTAAGCTTGGTGCGTACAAATCATCAAGTTATGCTGGCCAGCCTATTCTAAACGGCGGCAATGTCACTTCTGTTCCGCTCTCGATGGCAAGGATGCAAGATATTGCTATCAACCAATCTATCGATGCTGTGCTTGGCGATGCTAACCCTAGCTTCAAGTATGATTCGACAGACTTAAGCTCGGACATTCAAGCTGAACTTGCAATGGCGATCCCATCTCCCCAACGGCTTGGAAAGAAAGTCAAACTCAACAAGTTCTCAACGTCTAGAGAGATTGAGAAAGTTCTTGGCATCTCGAAACCAGAGAACGGGACAGGTATTCTTCTAGACAATAGTGACTACCTTGAGAGTTATGGTTCTTTCTACAACCAATTCTCAAAGTTTAACGGTCTGATCGTTGCTGGCCAAGTCACTGTCTGTGTTGGTATGGTGCTGGCATTCTCTGCTCTTCTGAGTTCTATCGGCGCAATCATCCCGAGAAACTCTAACATCAACGACCCTACAAACACAAACATATCATTCGTTTCTTTAACCGCAAACGAGAAACGAAGCCTGCTTGGCAAACTGTATGTTGATGGGAACGCAAAGTTTCCAAGCAATGCTGTAGGAGGTTTGGATTTTCTGACACAGACTCTGGATGTACAGTCTCTGTTCACGCCAACACAGAACAGTCCGGACGATTGTTTGCTCCTAGGAATTCAAGAGTTCTTTGGCTTCAGCTTTGGAACCGGTCTTGGTGGCTTGGCGACTCCAGCATCGGCTCAGGCTGCGACTGCTAGCCTGCGAATCTTGAAAGAAAGTGGGCGCCTCACGGTGATCATGCGTGAGATTCTTCGAAGCGGTCTTGATATCATCGATCTAACAATCTCAGATTTCTCTGATGGATTTAGCATAGGCAGCCTGACAAACCTCCTGGAGAGAATCAGAGACACAAAGATCATCAAGTTTGTCAATGTGTTGATGCAGATCGGTGATGCTGTAAAAAATGAAGACAACTTGAAGATTGACGCCGTCTTGAATGGCAACCCAGAGTTCAACGTTTCAGCTAGCTCGAACGTTTCATATGTCGACAGCCTGCCAGATCGATTGGTGCATTCGAAAGGAAGATTGAGCGATGGCAGAACAGCCTGGAGCACCAGCACTGCGCAGAATGCAATCATGCCATTTGATCGTCTGTTCGTGAATTCAATCAATGATGCTCTTGGAAATGGCGCTGTCAGAAACTCAAGCACTCCACCGACACTACTCAACAGAACTGAGTTTGCATCGAAAGCAGAAAGAAATGCAGCGATCTCAGAAGGCAGACTTCCTGTAGAAGTTGTGAAACGAGTTGAACAGCAGCTTGAGATGGATTACATGCCTTTCTACTTCCAAGATCTCCGGACGAACGAGATCATGTCATTTCATGCTTTCTTGGATGAGGTTGGTGAAAATTTCAACGTTGATTATGCTTCTACAGATGCATATGGCCGTCAAGATTCAGTCAACATCTACAAATCAACGAAGCGAAGCATCAACGTTTCATTCAAGATGGTTGCGACCAGTGAACAAGACATGTCTCTGGTTTGGTTCAAGCTGAACAGGTTGGCAATGATGATCTATCCGCAATGGACAAATGGCCGCGAGATCAACCTTGGGAATAATCTCAAATTCACTCAGCCGTTCTCCCAGATTCCCGGTGCTACTCCTGTGGTGCGTCTCAGGCTTGGTGACCTGTTCAAGTCAAACTATAGCAAACTGTCTGTGCTCAGGCTTTTTGGTGCTAGCACAAGACAAGACTATAACATCAACGGCGCCACGCAGCAACAGAAAGGCAATGCTAGCAACGGAACAACTTCGCCGCGAGAACAAACGCCAGATCTCGCGGCGCCATCCCAGACAAACCCTGGATCAACAAACCTGCAAGCACGTCAAAGATTTCTTGAAGATATTTCCATAACATTGACCGATGGCAACTCCGACGAGCGCGCAAGCCCACAGAGAATAAACCCTGATCAAATCTTCAGCAGAGACTCTACAATTGTTGTTCTGAAAGTCGGACCAATGGCATCTAGCATTAGAAACCTAAGAGCTAACGGCAGAAGAATCAACGCAAACCACAGCAGAGGTAGACTCTATGCGACTTATGGTGGCGTGGTTTCAGGCACCCAGAGAGTTTCACTGACCATCCTCAGCTATAAACGCGACGCAGCAACAGACAATGCCACAGAAACAGTCACTTCGACTGGTGGCTCAACAACAACTATCAGTGTGCCAATAAACCCGGTTTTCCAGAATGCGCTAGACAGGAGCACTACAGCCAGTGAAATGCAACGTACTGCCAATTCAGATGCCGCAGCCGAACAACGCCAGACACAACCGCCAAGCGGGCCTATCTCCAGAAACGGCTTAGATAGCATCACAACAGAGAATTTCTATGATGAAACCAAGAACCCGATCATGCGTTCTTACCAATCGACATATGGAAAAGGTTTGGCTGGGGTGATCAAGAACTTCTCTGTTGCTTATGAGAAGGATCTGTGGTCCGTTGAAGGTGCTGATAACCTCAGAGCTCCCAAGATCATCACAGTCACAATTGATATGGACGTCATTCATGATTCTCCAATCGGATTGGATGCAAATGGTACGATGATGGCCCCAATCTGGCCTGTTGGTAATTATTCTACGGTATTTGCTCCGGAAGACTCAGGCGCCAGTATGACTCCAGTTGGCGATAGAACATCACGTGATGGCCAGTTGACGTCACGTTTCGATCCATCAGTCAACAGTACATTCAATAGAAAACGTTGAAAGATATATGAGTCATGCCTGAATCACAAACACCATACACTAGCCGTTACAGTTTGACGCCCAAGCTTGGATTTGGTTTCCAGTATGGAACGTCAAACACGATTGCTTCTATCCGCAACGCAATTAAAAACAATCAGATCCAATACATCACGATCATCTTGCAGGAAGGCATGACTCTGGATCGATTGGCTGGGCAGTATTATGGTGATTCTAGGTATTACTGGGTTATTGCCGCGGCAAGCAACATCGGATTTGCTCCACAATGTCCTCCAAACACAGTTGTGAACATACCAACGAACTTGCAGCAAGCTCTATCTTTCGTTGCATGAACTTGTTAGGGACTAGCAATGCTTTCTCTAGACGTCAGATCACCTGTTAATCAAACTATTCTCACAAGAGAACAGAAGAACGCAAGGCTTGGCAGAATCAAAGCTGAGCTTTCAAGATACTTTGGGTTTACAACTGATGAGAATATCGCAGAAGCTCTGTCATATGCTCAGAACTTTCAAACAACAGATGCCACAAACAGACCTCTGACTCCGATCGCCGCAGATGCACGTGATACTGTCAGGTCACGTCTAGACATTCACACAGATCCGGAACTTGCAGACATCTTCAGAGTCATGCTAGATTCTGGTTCCGGCGCAGAACATGCCCTAGGCGCTTCTCTGCTGCGATCACAGAACAGGGATGTGCGCACGATTGGTTCTTATCTCTCCAGCAGGGTGAGAGAAGCGGCAAACTCCCCAGAACAGCTTCGTAAGATTGCCAGATGTGTTAAAATGCACTATTGCAGTGAGGCCAACACTGCTGGCTTGGCTACATCTTCCGGAACATCCGGCATTCAGATCCTCTATCCAAACCTTGGGTCGATTGGCTGCTTTGATGGAACCGAAGAAGATACCATTCTGAAACAACGAATTGTAGCTTTCAGAGTCGAACATCCGATGCTTGTGCCTGGAAACAAGAACGCCGAACTGTTGTCTCTGTTCTTCAACGCATACCCAACGATTGAATTCACTCGTGCAACCCCTGTGTTGAATATACGGGTCTATTCTGATCGCGCAGCTATCCAGAATGGTCGACTCGGTGCAATGTCACTACAAAAATTCCTAGAGGGTGCTGTGGAGGTGTTTAGCAACCCTACAATCGAGGCACAGGCTAGAGCCAATGAAGTGCCTTCGGCGCCGTTGGCAATTGGTCAGTACAGAGCCGGTTCAGAAAGCCCGATCCCAGACAATTTTAGCACAGTAGGAATGGAGATATTCACTGCACCACAGATTTTGGTTAACCCAAACACAAGCAGGAACAACTCTAACTTCCTAGCTCCAGTGATAGATCCATTCAGACCATTAGCAAGCATCAAGAGCTTTGATGTCGAGGTTCGTTCTGCTGTTGGTTTGATCTCTACAAAAACTGCCAAGCTGGAGATTGTTCTTCATGACAGGAGCAGGCTTGGTGAGTTTGCTGATCTAGTGAAACCAGACAGATACGGAAGCTTATTCCTGGAGATTGAATATGGCTGGTCGCATCCGGATGGTTTGGCGGCGAACAATCCATTTGCTGACGTGCTGAACCTCACCAGGAACAAAGACCATTTCAACATCATCAACTCTTCATTCTCTTTTGATGAAGTCGGCCAAGTGACAATTTCTTTAAACCTTTGCACACGTGGCTCATCAGAACTGACAGAGGTTTCCATTGCTGGGAACCAGACAAGACTGAGAGAACAACTCACAGCAATGGAAGGACTGTCTAGAGAGATCAACAGACTTTCTGACGTGTTTGGCCAAAGGCCAACCCCAACAGGTGATGGCAGCGAAACAACGTCTCGTTCAGGTGGTCGACGCCAAGAGATTCGCGGCCAACAGATGTTGACTGCCGCAGGAGATTCGACCAGCTTCCTCCTTCTCACCCCAGAACTTTTCACTTCTCTCAGGCAACTCAGAGAAACTCTGAGCAGACGATCCGGGGCAACGGAAGCTACAAGAAATGCCGCAATAGAGCTTAGAAGACATATCGACGCACTGGTCGGCACAGGCAACAATCAAGTTGGCGGTGCTCTAGGCGTACTACAAACAACAATCAATCAAGACATCACCACGCGGCTTTCTAATTTGAACCATTCTGAGAACTCAGGCGGCACAGTGTCGGATCCTTTTGGCAATGATATCTTTCTAGCAGAGATGCCACCAAACCCCAAGAACGAACTCCTGCATAATGGCCATATTCTTGCAAGATTCGCCGGTACCGCCGCTGATGCAACCACTTCCAATGGCCAAGTAAGCGCAAGAACCGCGTCTGGTCGACAGGTTGGTAGGAGTATTGTTTCATCAGACACTGTGGTTTTGTCTCTAGGTACCTTGTTTATGTCTTTTGTCGCCAAACCACTTGCAAAAGTGAAAGGTGCTGACGGCAACCTGAAGTTTGATGAGGTGCAAGTATACTTTCACAACTTCAACAACAAAGCAGGGCCGATGAGCCATTGCAACATCAGCCAGTATCCAATCTATACCGACTTTTTTGCGCGGGAATATGCGAGGTTGCGTCTTGAGAACGCTAGCAGGGCTGTCAACATGACATCTGCTGAGTTCGTTGCATTTCTTGCTAACAGGATGGTGGATGACCCAATGAATCCGGCATATGGAATAAGTGATCTGTACAAACGGTCGACCACAAGAGAAACGCTTGAGGCTAAATATAGCGGCGATGAGTTCAACAGGCGCATGCAAACAATCATGCGCCGAACAAACATCGGAAGATCTCAAGACTTTGTGATGCCCCAGCTCACAATGGAGATAGAGGCACTCCCAGCAGTGCAGGATGAATCTAGAACCATTCTTCGTTTGCATCTGTACGACAAAGCTTGCTCACCAAACAGCTCTTTGCGCGAACTGCTAAGCCTTTCAACGGATAATTTGATGTCTACACTCTCTGCATACCCAGGAGATCCTGCATCCGTTTCAGCAAACAGAAGCCTTGCAAGAAATGCCGGATCAGATGCTCCAAGTGACAGTGACCTTCTGAGAAACTGGAGATCTATCCACAGAACAATTATAGATGCCGCTTCTAGGCCACCCTATAATCTGATTACTGAGATCCCTGGCCAAAACGGTGCAGAACCCAGCTATAGGTTTACTGGCGGTCCAAAACAGCTTAAAGAGCTTATGATGCAATACACTCCACACATAATCTATGGTTGCATGGGTACGGCCGTCAAGAACGCATCACTATCATCAAACCAGAACTCACTATTGAGCACGATCAACATGCAGAGAAGTCTGAACTCAAACCCAGTCGAACCAAACGGCGAGCAAACCGGTGGTGTCCCATTGAGTATCTATCCAGTTGAACTTTCGATGACAACATTTGGTTGCAACCTTGCGAGATATAGCCAGGAGTTGTTCATTGATTTCAACACCAACACTACGGCTGACAATATCTACTACATCACTGGCTTGTCCCACAAGATTGAATCCGGAGTGTTTGAGACTACTCTAAAACTAACTCCCAATGATGCATTTGGCCAATACAGAAACTTGATTGGTCAGTTGAACTCTGCTGGTGACGCGCTCAGATCTGCGATTGCAAACAGCGGGAATGGCACACAGACCAGTGATACTTCAAGTCCTCAACAACGTCAGCGTGGCAGACACTAACTGGTTGTCTTGACTCGGTTTCTGGTCTGTGCTAGATGCGTGTGTGAGTGATATTCCTGTGTCACCTCCGTACTGTAGCCTTCAACCATAAACAAGTGTTAATTTGATGTCAAGACGCGTATCAACATGACAAACATCCCAGACGATATCATCGCCAAACTGTTCCTCCTGGAACACCCGTCGGTCCATGTCCCAGAGATGTTCAAACAAATCTATGGCACCATTGCGTCGCATGCAAAAACATCCGATGTGCCATGGGGCATGGTTCTGCCTGAACGACTTGCAGAAAAGTTTAACAAAGATCTTGAGATATTCAACAACACGATCAGAAATCTCCGCAATACTTCTCCGTATCTTCTAGATGTTTTTGCGCCAACCGAAGAATATCTCTTCAAGCCTGAATCTCTGTTTCAGCCTGCAAAGATAGATCCTGTTCTGTTCGAACAATACTCACACGAAGACACGACCAAGATTGTTTCTGGTTTTGAACCTGACTCCGATGGTTTCGCTCTAGTGCCTAGGTATTCAAGGGTTTCTAGCGCAACTGGAAGGCTTGTTGTAGAGCATGGCCCAAACATTCTTAACTTGAAAAAACAGCACAGGAACATGATTGTTTCTCGTTGGGGCGACCATGGTGCTATTATAGGTCTAGATTACCAAGCACTAGAACCTTCGATGCTTGTCTGTCTCAACAAATCATCACTGTTCTCCCATCCTCACGTGTCCCCTACACTATCCGAGCAAGAGAAGGAGAAGAAGAGTATGGGGTATACTAGTAAGATACTAAGAGAAGGAATACACAGTAATAGCACTGATCCTTACATAGAAATATTGAGAAGAACAGGACTAGCTCAGAGCGGTTCTTCAATTCCTGAACTCAGGGATGTAATGAAATCAATAACAGTCTCCAGGATGAACGGGATGCAGACGTCTGGTTTGATTTCAAAGATCAATGAGACGTTTAGACTGGGGCATGGAATTACGGCCGCAAAACTAGTAGAGATTGTAGATGATGTTCTTTGTCTGGACGATATTCAGAGGAAGCTTTACGAGGAATGGACCGGCAAGAACTCATGTTCCTTCATTGAGAACTATTACGGCAGACCAATTCTTTGCGACAGCGACAACCTCCTGATCAATCGATATTTTCAATCTAGCGCTGTAGATCTGGCGATGTCCGGGTTCAAGAACATTGTTTCATATATTCAGGATGATATCCCAGACACAGAAGAGTTCCTTAGTAATATTGCGGTTCCACTGTACTTGCTGCACGACATGATTGTTTTCGATGTGAACATAGGGCCAGAATCTAATGGCTTGACAACGATTAATTCCTTGGCCAAGATTGGATCACGCGATTTGCCGGGATTTGAGGATGGCAGCTTCAAACTTCGGCAAACACCCTTCATTCACATTCCAAAACAGTAACGCAAAGAAAAAATGTCAACAAAGTCATCAAAGAAAACCAACACAGTCGAAGTCTCTCAGGTGCAGAAGGAATTGCTGGCAAAAAACTTTGAGAGTTTCATGAAAATGGTCGAAGCCAAGCTAGCTAATCGCACCGGATATGAAAACCTGTTCAAGTTTCTTGAAAAGAACGTCGGAGAGATTGCTAGCGCGCCTGCTGCAACTCACATTCACTATGGCGGCGCCTATGATGGTGGCTTGGTGGAGATGGCGCTTCAGACACTGAAATTCGCCGCAAAACTCAACGTTGCCTACGAATCAAGCATCCCAGCAGACTCATTGGTTGTTTGCACTCTCTTTTCCCTCCTAGGAGCCCATGGAACAGACCAAGCACCATTCTTTCTCTGGAATGATTCAGAATGGCATCGCAAGAACCAAGGTGCGATCTACACAATCAATCCAAAGCTAGCAAATTACAGCATTCCAAATCTCAGCATCTGGCGACTATCCCAGCTTGGGTTCAACCTTTCACCAGAAGAACTCCAAGTGATCCAGACAATGGGCTATGATAAAACCAGATACCTCACAGGCAAAGAGAACCAATCTTCAACCGGCTCTCAAGACAGCCAAGTGTCATGGCTCACACTAGTGATCAACCAAGCATACGCAGCAGCCTGCGCAACACTCAAGAACAGGACCGAAGCCCAGGGTTTCGAATCAAAGAAAACCGCTGCAAAATAAGTCTTTTCCTCAAGTCTTGACACGGTTTTATCCACCGGTTAGCATAGTTAAAGAACGAGTTCAGGTGGTTCAGTTGTGCCCCTGACTTAGACAACAGATCTCTCGTAATACCTCTAGAGCTGTTTCTAAAAATACATTACACAACTCAAGTACATCAAAGCAAAACACACATGGCATCACCAGCATATCTCAACGGAATCTCAAGCTTTCTCACTCCAAAGAACAACAGATCCAACAACGACTCAGGCAGCAATGGCCCAAAGATCTCTTACTGGAGTCCCGGTCTTGGCGTCTATAATGTCCGTCTCTTGAAGATGAAGACAGAAGACAACACTCCAATTCTTCCACTCTTGCGTTACGGCAAACCACTCGTGCAAAAAAGCATCAATGCTCCGATTGGTTGGGGCATGGAAGACCCAATCAATGAGCAGTTTGAAGCTCTCCGCAAGACAAAGGAAGGCTGGGAGATCGCTAAGAATCTCAAACCACAGCGCTGTTTCTTCGCGGCAGTCCTTGTCCGCGGTGAAGAAGACAAAGGCGTTCGCATCTGGGAAGTGAAGGAAGCGTTTGTCAAGTCATTGTACGGTCTGATGCTTTCAGATCAAAACAAGGACGAGGATCTCCTGGACTACAATGTCGGTTATGATATGGAGATCAACATTGTTCCTCTCGTGAAGGATGGCAAGGTCAAGCTCTATGAAGGCAAACCCTGCAAGCAAGTCAATGCACCAATCCTTCACCGTCGTCCAAGTCCTTTGCACTCGAACAAGGCAGAGATGCAAAAGTTGATCGATAGCATTCCTGACTTCTTTGAGCAACAGAAGCGTTGGGTCAAATCACCAGAGGATCTCATTCAGATTCTTGAGGAATACATGGTCAGACTGCAAGAGACTCAGCCTGTGGTTGCGACATCTTCTGACACAAAAGCCCCCGCAGCAGCTAAGCGCGGGAAAGGCAAGGCTTCAGCAGAGGAAACAACCAAGGTTGAGTCGACCGAAGGTGAGGTTGATGCAGACACCGAAGCTGCTCTTGGTGAGGCATTCGATCAGTTCTGATAGTTCTTAGCTAAGAGCATACCAACCGACCAGAACAACAAAACAAACAAAGCCCAGGCCGCAACTCCAACCTCATTCATTGAAGAGGGAATGTCAGGAGCGGTTTCTAGGCTTTGTTGTTTCTTGTGACCTATATCCAAAACAACTGGTGGTATTTCGAGCTCGCTGTTTGTTGTTCTAGTTTGCTTTTTGCTTTGTTTTGAGTCACAAACACGTGTTTGACTCCCATAATATCTCATGGTAGGATCTATACACAATATAGGTCATAAAAGAGAAAATGATAGCCAAAGCCAAAAAGAAGCAACAACTAGAACAAGCAAAGAAGACTGCGACAGCACCAACACCAACGCCACCTCCTGCCAAGAAACAAACAACAGCGGCGACCACTGCACCATCTGCATCATCTGAAGATTTTCAGTTCGTCAAAGACCTGATTCGTGACACAAACAAAGAAGCTGGGGAGAAGATTGCATTCAACCTAGCAGAAGACAGTGCTCCAACAAATGTTAAACGTTGGATCCCTACCGGCTCTCGGCAGCTTGACTATATCATTGCAAACAAGAAAGGTGGCGGCTATCCCGAGGGAAGAATCATTGAGATTCAAGGACCACAAGCCAACGGTAAATCCCACCTTGCTATTGAAGCCTCCAGAGCAACTCAGAGAATGGGTGGCATCGTTGTTTATATTGATGCCGAGAACGCAACCTCTCTCGACAACCTGAATAGTCTAGGACTTGATGTTGGTAAACGTTTTGTGTATGTCCAAGAGACTTGCATGGAGAAGATTTTCTCTATCATTGAGAACGTGATCATCAAGGCAAGAAACATGAAGAGCGACCTTCCAATCCTTGTGATCTGGGATTCTGTTGCGGCAAGTTCACCAAAAGCCGAACTCGAAGGCGATTATGAACAGAACACTATCGGCCTTGCCGCAAGAGTTCTCAGCAAAGGCTTCAGAAAGATCACTCACCTGATCGGCGACAAGAACGTCTGTCTTCTCCTGATCAATCAACAACGCATGAAGATCGGTGTTATGTACGGAGATCCAACATGCGTCAGTCCAAAAACAACAGTAAAAATCAGAAGAACACATATTTAGTCGGATGGACCCAACCACCACACCACCTCAGAAATTCTTCAACTTCAACTTCTGTATACAGAACGGAGTGCCTAAGTTTTCTGCGACGTTGAAGCAAGAGTTCAAAACAAAACAAGCTCTAAAACGATCCGATGGTCGTCCCATATCGGCCAGTGTTGAGGGTTACTTCACGTATTATCTCGGCGAGTCTGATGGCGCATCTGCTTATGCATTCTACAAGGAGTTTTTCAATAAACGACGCGCAATTGACTATGGCATAGCGAATGGCATCATCGATTCAAGTCTATTGCCAGCCATTCAACGTTATTTCGAGGAAGTTGATGTAAAAACGAAAGCCAACCATGCTGCCGTAGTTGCCACCGAGGAGTATCGTGCGAAGTTGCGCAAGTCTTCCAACAGAAAAGCCAATGCCGAATCTAGGGCTGCTTGGTGGGCCTTAGATGGAAACAAAGCAAAGATGAAGAAGGTGCTAAATAACCCAATTGTCGCCGAAAAGAAAAAGGCTGGTTTTCAGAAGTGGTTAGAGTCTGGAGGCAGGGAGACGTTGATTGATGCATGTAACAAACCAGACAGGGTGGAGAAGATCTCTCGCGCCTCCAAACAGATGTGGGCCGAAGCTCGTTCAACTAACAATTTGGCCAAATTAGATAAGTGGTTCAAAGGCAGGTATGCCAAAAAACATGTTTTCAACGATATACGCATGAACAAGCCAGAAAGTGAGTTGGCCAAAATTCTCGCGAGAAACAGGCTAGAGTTCGCATACGAGCCGCCCGTTAAAGTTGATGATGTGATTTTTTACCCCGATTTCGTTGTTGACGGAATGATTTTTGAGTGTTATGGTGATTACTGGCATGCTAACCCGAAGAACCATTCAGCTAGCGACCTAGTTTATGGCGAAGTCACCGCTGCGATGATATGGGAGCGAGATCGAATCAGAGCTGATTTGCTAGAAACTGCTGGGTATAAAGTCGTTGTTTTTTGGGAAACCGAGCTACTTTGCGAGCAAGAAAAAGTAAATTCAAAGATTGAAAAAGAGATAAATGAAAAAAGAAAATCAACCAGAAGCCATTGAATTGTCGGCATTGTTTCGCGAGTGTGGAGTAACAGATTTTTCAACTCCACGCGTCATCGATATAAGTGCCCGAGGCATTGAAATTGAAAGTTATGATACGAATACTTGCGAAACAGTGTTCAAGCCGCTAACACACTTGGTGGTGAAGCCATCAGTCCAGCAACATTACCAATTAGGAACACTTTGTGGCACCTCCGTTCACCGTGTACTGCACGATGGTGAGTGGGTAGAGCTCAAGGATCACCCAGAGGCTGTCTTGATCGATCAGTCGATGGAAGTAGTTGATGTCACTGTTGAAGATACGCAGACATATCTGGCCGAGGGCCAGATCAACCATAACACTACTCCCGGGGGTAATGCAATTCCTTATCACGCTAGTTTGCGTTTGAAACTTTCTGGTGGCCAACAGATCAAGAAGACAATTAACGGTAGAGAACAGGTTGTTGGTATTGCTGTTGACGTCAAAGTGATCAAGAACAAGGTTGCACGTCCATGGCGGCAAACATCTTTCGAGATTCACTTTGGCAAAGGTATCGTTGAGACAGAGCAGTTGTTCGATGAGCTCCGACAGTTCTGTGAGAAAGCTGGAAAAGCTCTTGTTGACGGCAAACATATCAGTGTCAGTGGAACCGGCGCATGGAAAACTTTTGAAGTATCAGACGCGGATTCAGGTGAGGTGCTTCATGAGATCAAATTCCAGAAGAGTTCCTTCCAGGAAAATGTGATTGATAATCCTGCCGTGAAGAAATATTTCGACGATCTCGTGGACGCAGCTTTCATCATCGGAAACACTGCCGAAGACCACTTCTCCATTGCATCAATTGACTTGGATTCTCACGAAGAAGTCACCGCGGCAAAACAAGCCGTTGATTCCGGCGACAAAGTCACCACGCTCCTCCTGAACGACTGAAAACATCCCCCAGCCTATATTAGCCTATATTGTCAGTAGTTATTCCATGAGCAATCGGAATCAACTACATGCCAGTTACAAAACCCATCAAACTATCAGAGCTGTTATACCTTTCAGAGAATGATGGCTGGGATGACTTTGATATCGACAAAACCACTGGCGCCTTGGTTCGCAAAACGCCAATCACTAAACTGCAACCTGAAAAACCAGATGATGAGCTCGGCGGTCCACTCGGAAAATATATATTTGGAGATCTACGAAGAGAAATCCTGATGCAGAACATTGATCCAGAACCTGATACAGAACTGGAAAAAGCTTTGCTCTCATCTCTTTTCAGCTACATAAGTTCAAACGACAAGTCCGGACTAGACAAGATCGCACCTGAGCTTCTGAAGCTTCACAAAGCTGGAAAATATAAATCACATTTCTCCGTCACAGCGCCGAGAGTTTGGCGTATCTTGATCGGGCTGTCGAAGGAAAAACTTGAAAACCTCATCAGCAGCCCAGTCGGTGACAAGAAGACGGGAGTTTTGACAGAATCTGTCACAGTGCACCCGGCATCCGGCACGACGATATCCGGCTGGACAACTGACGCATCAGTTTTATCAAGAATATATGCGCAATCCACTGTTATCGAATCCACAAGCAACCAAGCCGGTTCTTATGTCGCTGTCATAGCGTGCAACCCAGCTATGAATGACTTCTTTTTCAGTTTAGATTCTGTCAAGAAATATTTGGCAGTTACGGGGAATCCATATTCCTATCAGAAAGAAGTGCTGGCTTACGGTCCAGTGAAAGCTGAGATGTTAACGTGGAAATTGGTCGCAAATGCAACTCTCAATCCGGTGAGCGGCATGGTCCGGTACATGGAAACGCACTTGACAACCTGATCGCGACGAGCTAGGATCCACTCATCAGCCAACAGAGTTCCGCGGCAAACAACCTCTAGTTACCGACAACTACAAGGAAACCAAAAGAAATAATGAGTAACTCATCATCAGCGCCCAACACAGCCATTCGTACCAAGATCGACGAGATGGTGAAGCGGGCTATTGTGAATACACTGTTCAGCGAGGCACCGGTCGGGATCCGTAACGATCCTAAGAACATCTACGCCTCTGAGGACTATACCTCAATCTGGGATGCTCTGCCGGAAGGTGGGCCGAGCGATGAGCCATCCGTTTCAGCTACCCAGGCTGACTTCAAGCGCTGGTTCATCCGGAACTATCTTGAGTCAAACACCTCACCTCTTCGCCTTGAGCCAGAGGAGCGCGATCAACTGCTAGCGCAGTTTGAAGCAATGGATCCAAACCAGATGGTTGAGTGGATCAATGCCAACCCAAACGAGCTATTTTCATTCTCTCCATATGAGAATGATTCTATGGCTCTGGTAAAGATTCTTGCCGGGTATACCAACAGCAAGGGTGTTCGTCAGAGGATTGCTGCGCAGGCTGGATCAATTGATCAGATGGCCAATGGAACTGCCGAAGACATGAAGGCGCCAGAGAAGAAGAGCACGTCTGGCCGCATGACCCAGGATGATTCTGAGATCACGCTCGACACTGTTCGCAGGATCGTTGCTGGTGATGCGTCGGAGAAGCTTGGTAGCCGTCAGGCGATTGATTCTCGCATCAAGCTTGCGATGGATAAGATGGAGAATTCTCCAGAAGTGAAGCAGATCATCCGGTTTCTTCTGAACAAGAACCGCGACGAGTCTCAGGGGGAGTTTGTGATGAGCTCTATCGACGAGCTCGTGGACAAGGTTCTAGAAGCTACTGCTGGGTATACTGACCTGTTTGTGGATTCAATGTTTGAGGCGTTCAGCAAGGTTGGTTTCCCAGAAGAGGGTGAGTCTGACAGCGAAGCTGCGTTTAATCAACAAGCAGCATTCAATGCTGCAATTGCCGACTTGGTTCCTAATGCTTCTGCACACGACATTGCTATCTTCAAGCGTGCATTGAATGCCGATCTTGGGAATGGTATGACTGTTCACGAGGCGATCTTGAATCAGTCTGCGAGTGATCCGGGCGTGCGTGGTGCTATTGTCAAGGCTGTGATGGAAGTGTTTGAAACAAACACTCTTGAACTTGAGGCTAGTTTCTACGCAGAAGGTGCTGATGGCGATGCTCGTTTCGAACAGTTTGTTGGTGAGTTTGTTGATGTAATGTTTGACGCCTTCACCGAGGAAGGTCCGGAGATGCAGCAAGCATTTGCTGAGGGTGTTGCAGATTTTGCCGCGAAACTTCAAGCGTCTGGCGTGAAGAAGCCAATTGGCTCTCAGGAGATTGGCGTCTTTGAATCGATCCTTCTCTCCGACGTTGATGGGCAGCGCAGGATCGTTGATATTTTCCTGAACAGCGACGCAGAGGATGCTGCTGCTTATGACGAGGTTTGGCAGGCATCGTTTGAGAAGTTCAAGTCAGAGTTGGACAAGCAAACCCTGTTCAACTCTCTCGGCGACTACATTGATTCCCAGCCTGACGTCATTGCGCTTCGCCGCGAAGTTCTTCGTGCTGCTAAGCCTACTGCCTGATTGAGATTTCATCAACGAATCCATCCTTCCTCCAATGCCATCTCAAATCCAGTCTGAGGATGAAGAAGAGTCAGATTTACCTTCATCCTTTTCATCACCTGTTTGCAGGGTACACATAACTCCAGAGAACAATGTTGACCGTTTCTCATTGATGCAAGATCTCTTGTCGATCTCTCATGAAGATGACACGGTCACACTTTCTGTCAAGCTCAAGAAATCAACCGCATATCTTGAAGTGGATGTATACATGAGATCTCATTCCCATGATGCTATCGATGCTTTGGTTGAATGCCAAAACAAAATGGCTTCTGCCGCAAAACGGCATCATGCCCAGATAGTCAAGCTACCTGACTAGTTGTATTTAATATACAAGAAGATGAACAAGAAGACGAACACCAAATCGGCAAGTGCTAGAGACTTGAAATCCACAATGCGCGCCCTAGCATTGTTTCGCGGCCTTTCTGTGATCAATGAGCAGCTAGACGCACCGCCATCCCCAACCGGAGATACTGGTGGAATAGGTGCACCTCCTCCTGCCGTTCCTGCACCAACTGGCGATGCTGGTGCTATGCCTCCAGCGGGTGCAGGAGCTCCTGCACAGATCACAGCCGAATCATTGGTTGAGATTTTCAACAAGATCAGGGCTGGGAGAAGTTTTGACGATCCAGCAGTGTATGCTGCATTTAACACATATTTCAGCGCCACCCCCGAAGCTACGCGAAAGATGTTGGATACAGAACTGAGAAAGATCGCCGAGGTGGTTAAACCAGCAAATGCTGCACAGCCTGAAGCAAACCAGCCACCAGCTCCTCCAGTGTCGCCAGCAGCTCCACCGGCAGCTCCACCCGCAGCTCCACCCGCAGCGCCTCCAACTCCTGCGCAACCCGCACCAGGAGCTCCTCCTGTTCCAACTCTCTGATCGTAGAACTCAGTAGTATTTATCAATACCTGAGTATGTCTGCCGCAAACAACAACATCAATGACGAGAACAAAGCTGAAGCTGTTTTGCTTGAGCAGTTGATCTTTGGCGGCAAGAAACGTGCATCTTCCTCGCCTTCACAGTTTCGCCGCGACTATTTCGAGAAACAAGTCCAACCAAAACCTTTAACCCCAGACGAGCAGTTCCTTGCTGACTTTGATCCAAGCAAGTTCAATCAAGAACCAAAGACGCAGAAGGTCATGGTAAATTCCCGTCAGCACATATCCCAACTGAAGAAAACAATTGCTCACCTTGAACAGCTAAAGACGGTGTTCAAGGCAGGATCAGCGAATAGAATGGTTGTTTCACAGACTTGCAGCAAACTGAAGCATCTTTTGCGCAGATTAGAACAACAATCAACAAAAGACCAAGCAGTCACGACTTGACAGTTGCATGGCAGTAGAGTAGACTGGTTCACATCATGAAGAAACTACAAGATCTATTCAATCAGGCCAAACAAGCAGTTCGTGACTTCACCTCTTCACGCACTCGCGTTGCAATTCTTTTTGCTGTCGTTGCAGCATTGGTTGGCGCAATCCTTCTTCTGCCTCCTCCATCGACAGCAAATCTGGAAACTGGTGCTGTGCAGACAATTGTTTCAGATGCTGGATCGAGTGTGTCATCCGACATGGATGCTAGCGTTGTGATCGATCTTCCTGCCCCGGATGGATCAGCAACACTTGATGCCACAACGGCTTTGGACGTTGCTGATGCAGCAGATGAGCGGCCTCTGCCCGAAGAGACTTGCTCTCAGTGACAGATTGGTTTCTGGCCTTTCGCTCTTGACAACGTTGCATGATGACGCTAAGATCCGTCCATCATGACGAACACATCAACAAACACTAAGGTCAGGGTTGTCGTTGGCATGTCTGGCGGCGTTGACAGCTTTGCTGCGGCCAAGCTCCTTGTCGATGCTGGATATGATGTGGTTGGTTTGACAATCAAGCTGCATCAATATGCTGACGACGAGGCCGGTGGGTGTTGCACTTTCAACGACATTCGCGATGCCTCGATTTGCTGCGAACGTCTAGGGATTGAGCACCACGTGATTCCGATGCTCAAGCCATTCAAGCAGAATGTTGTTGATAAGTTCCTGGATGCTGAACGTGCCGGGGTGCACATCAACCCATGTGTTGGTTGCAATTCGGACATCAAGTTCCCGTTCTTCTATCAAGCTGCGAAGGCACTCAAGGCTGACTATATTGCAACAGGTCACTATGTGAAGAATGTCAGGCTACCTGATGGGACTGTGGCGCCTGGGATTGGAAGCACAAAGGATCAGAGCTATTTCCTCTGGGATGTTAGCCGTGATATTCTCGCAAACACACTTTTCCCACTCGGAGACATTCCCAGCAAGGATCAGACGCGTGAGCTTGTTGGCGATGTGTTTGCACGTGTTGCAAAGAAGAAGGACTCAACGGATCTTTGCTTCTTGAATGGCAAGTCACGCAAGGAGTATCTCGCCGAGAACGGGATCGAGACAAAGCCTTCTGTTGGCCAGAAGATCAATGGGAAGTATTATCTTGGCGTCATTGGTGGAAATGATAGTTTCGCTGCGGACTCCTCAGATCCACAGCTTTACTCAGACAAGATCACATGTGACACTATCAAGGTTCATTGCACAAAAGAACTGTTCGATCAGCTCCTCAGCGAAGGTGACCTGTACGTCGTTACACGTTCAAATGCGCATGAGCGCACGGGACTTTCTAGCGTCGACCACTTGACAAGCACCTTCGTTCTTGCTACACCATCCAAGAGAACTTCGCCGGGTCAGGCAGCGGTGGTATACAGCCACAAATATGCTGCGGTTGTTGCTGGTGGTGTTATCACAAACTAAACATAATGAAAAACAACAGCAACCCACCTCGCGGCAAGAAATCAAACAACAAACGCCTCAAGTTTCAGCCTGGAACTCACTATCTCATCATCAAGGTAGCGTCAAAACCAAACTCGGCTTTTGGTTCACATGTGCTCACACAGGAAAGGATGATCTTCGTTCCAAAAGATGCTGAAGAGGCTGTTAAATTCTTCCAAGGTGTAATTGTCAGCACTCAAGAGAACGAAGAAGTAAAAGACAGGATGAACGCACTCTCAACCGATTCATTCATGAAAGAGTTCTCAGATAGTTTCAACGGATCATTTATACCATTCCACTCACCCAACTCATTCGTCGAGAAGATGATTGAGCTAGAAATCTTCAGAAAGGCAGAACTACAGTGACTACAGTGACAGACAGCACGGATCCAACTTCAACAAAGAAAACCGTAAAGTTCCACCGCGGGCAACATTCGCGGCAGAAGTTTTATGGTTCAGGTCTGACAGCAGATCACGTGATGGCATACACTCAGGCAATGCTAGATGATACTGCAACTGTTTTCACCGATTCAAAGAATGAAGAACTGGCATCGTTCTTCTCGTCACTCCGGCCTGGAGACGTTGTTGGTCTGATTGGCGATCTCCTGGTTGTGCCAGAGAACTATTCATTCTCGACAGAGGTTGACTGGGTTTTTCTCAATGAATTTACTGGCGGCACAATCAAGAAGCCTGTGATCGCCAAACAGCCAACTGAGATCGTCTGGAACAACAACACCGAGCTTGGAATCTATTTCCGTGCAGGTTTTGTCGAGCATCTCTATCGGAACGGCGAAGCAACTGACGGCGGCGAAATCATGGAAATCGATGAGGAAACACTCAAGGAGCAGTTGGCACGTCAGATCGAACAGATCAAAGCCCAACAGCAAGCAGCCGCCCAACAACAGCCAATTCCCGCCGCGACCAATACGTGAGAGAGATATGACAACCAGAGGTACACAGGTTAGAATATCTCTGCGATGTCACTATCACTACCAAAAGAATACTCAATACCGCGCCTAGCTGAATTTGTGTGGGTCGAAGACTTCTTCGTCGAGGAAATACTCGGTGGAGCTGAACTGACCTCTGATGCGATTATACGGGGCTGCAATCCACAACGTATAAAACATTTACACTCCCAGTCGCTGACTGAAACACTAGTGAAGACAAACCAGCACAAGACATGGATCTTTGGCAACCAAACACAGGTGCCATTCTATCTCTTGCACATGTTCATGACATATAATATCAGGTACTATTTCTTTGAGTATGACTACAAGCCATGCATCTATCGCTCTATCAAGAAGCACGAGATGGAGTCAGGCAAGCCATGCGACTGTCATCTGAAAGAGTATGGAATGTTCATGGCACAGTGGATGGCTGGAGCTCAGAAGATCTTCTGGTGTTCAACCGGGCAGAAGGATCAATTCTATAGAATCTATCCTGAGCTCCTAGAAGGCAGGGATCCAAGCAGAGACGTCATCCAGTGGAGCACGTTCTACCCAGAATCAATCATGAAGATGAGAGAGCTCAGAGAAGCACGTCAGCGTGGAGAGATCGAAGTTCTAGATCGATGGATTGTCCTTGATTCTGCTAGCTGGATCAAGGGAACAGAAGACTCTGTCAGATATTGCCGCGAAAACAACATGAATTTCCAACTCGTCAAAGGTGTTTCCAATGATGAGTTCCTCAGACTCCTAAGCTCAAGCAAAGGAATGGTGTTCCTGCCTTTGGACATCGACGTTGGATCAAGAACGAAAATCGAGTCTTTGTTGGTAGGCACTGAATCTATCACGAACAATAATGTGCTGCCATCGTTTGAGCCGTTGATTTTGGCTGGAAAAATAGATGATATTGAGTCGTGGCTGTTAGACGGGCCAATGAGATTTTGGAGAAATGTTGAAGGCTGAATTTAAGATCGATATCATCCGCGATATACACGCCAAATCACATCCGGATTGCCGTCAATGGGGTGTTTTGCCAAGCTTGAATCAAACGGTTTACGCATGTATTCTACGAAACCGTTCTTCTCATAGAACCCGCTCAGGTATCCGTCAAAATGTGACAATCTACGGCCGCCCTGTTTGACTGCGGCCAATATTAGTATATCGCCAATTCCCCTCACAGTTGGCTCGTTGTTGTGCACTGCCACGATTTCATCGCCATCTAATGCAAATCCAATATTATAGTTTGGCAACTTGAAAACCTTTAGGTTTTTCAAATCATCCTCGGTGTAGTTTGTCAGATATTCAGAATACCTAGTCTTAGACAAAGAATCTAGAAAACGCTGTGGGTTAGTGTCCCATATGCCAGTTTTGATTTCTTCGACCGCCGTTTGTTTTGTTTCGAAAAGCACACTGAATAATTTCATGAAAGATCCGAATATATTTCCCGATGTTTACGGCCATAGAAGCGCACAAGACGGCCTGACATGAGGTTGGCCATGTCCTCAAATTCCTGCAAACCCTCGTCATCTTCCGGAAACACAATCCCATCTTCCATCTGTTTGCAATGTGTCAGTTCGTGTGCTAGTGTTCTAAGTGTATCAGCAATAGCTCTGTTCTTTGCACAGACAAAGATCCGATTGTTTGATATGTCATAGTACCCGGCCGTCGGCATGTCGCTGAAAGCCTTTGTGCTGATAACGACCTTTGCGGGGTTTCGTATCCCCAGCTCTTGAACGCAATGTTGCGCAAAAGCTTTCACTATCTCCACAACTTTTTGGTCGCTCAGGTTCATGTTAGAATGTTTCTAACTATCGGTGTTTGACAACTAGCAAGAGATGTGGTTGAATCAGAGCCATATGAATTCTGAACTTCTTCAGAGGTATTTCCCCAAACGCGTCAAATACCTCGATTACAGTCAAGTAGCAATCATTCCTGGGCATAGCCGGATCACGACAAGGTCATCTGTGAAAACAGATGGCAGTTTTCGACAATTTTACACACGTACGCCGATGATGTCCTGGGATGTTCCAATCATTCCTGCGAACATGGACTCAATTGTTGGTGTTGAGCTTGTGAAAAACACAATCAATGCTGGAGGCGTTGCTTCACTTCACAGATTCTCGACTCTGGAACAGTTAGAGACAGATCTGTTGGCTTTGAGCACTGTTTCAAAACAGCGATTGTTCGGGTCTGTTGGTTTACTGACACGAGATATTGAACAGCGCCGAGCAATGACTCTTTACAAGCATGGAATTCGTTGTTTCATGATTGACATTGCCCATGGTCATACCGAAGATATGGCAAAATCAATCAAGTGGTTGCGGCAAAAGTTCGGCAACGTGCTGGTCGCTGCCGGAAACGTTGGAACTGCGGTAGCGGTTGAGTTCTTGCATCAAGCTGGTGCTGACATGGTAAAAGTTGGAATTGCTGGCGGCAAGGTTTGTCGTACTAGGAATGTTACTGGCGTTTATACTCCAATGCTTTCAACAGTTCTAGAATGTTGCAACCTTGACTGTGTACGCGATGGAAAAGTTCAGATCATTGCTGATGGTGGAATCAGAGAATATGGTGATGTTGCTAAAGCAATCGGTGCTGGTGCTAGTCTTGTGATGGCTGGATATCTGTTCGCAGGATGCACTGACGCAAACATGCCAACAATCTATCGCGGCATGGCTTCGAATGAAGTGGCTTATAACGCATATGAGCTCGGGCTGCGCGATGACAAACCAACAGCCGCTGCCGAAGGTGTGCAGATCACTGTTGCTGACGCAAAGAAAAGTTCTGCTGATGTCGTGCAAGAACTCGGTGCTGCTTTACGTAGCGCATATTCGTATGTTGGAGCAAACAACACAAGAGAGTTCCAAGAACTTGTCAGCTTCATCGAGATCGATTCAAACCAACGCTAGAAACAACTACCAATGCTAACACTCAAACAAAAGAAAAAACACAACACAACCG